CCATAGAATATTTATTGAAACATCCAAAAATAATTGTAGATAGTAATATTGTTAATGAATTAATTGCAAGTCGTAATACAGATATATTAGCACTTTATAAAAAACATAAAAAAATACCCAAGCACTTAAAAAACCTTCTATAAGTGATAAATATAAAAACCTCAAATTTTTATAAAAGTATTTAGATAACTGTTGATAATAATATACAATGGATTATTATCAGCAAACAATTGAACCTTTATATGGTAAAAGACGTAACAGTGTATTAGATACAACATTATTGGAAAATAACGAAATACCCCATAGGTATAATGTACAAGATCGTGTAGATATGACAAACCATACAATATATAGTATTGATCCAGATGGTTGTGAAGATGCAGACGATGCATTTAGTATATATACCGAAGATGACAAATTATACTTAGCAATACATATAGCCGACCCGACTGAACATATCAATCCCGATTCATTATTATGGACAGACATAGAAAATAGAATAGTGACCCGATATCCGTCTAATCAAAAACCGATTCATATGATTCCAGAAGAAATCATGGAAAAGGCAAGTTTAATGGTGAATAAATACGGAAACGAAAAATTAGCAATTACAATCTTGACTGAGATTCAAAAAGAAACATACAAACCGATAGGTAATGTGAAATTATTATTTACAAAAATCAAAGTAGACAAAAATAATGCACTAAGCTATGCAAAAGCAGGAGAATTATATGACACAAATGAGGTGTTAACATATGGTATTAATATAAGTAAAGCACTCACCCAAATAAGGGGGCTAAAAACCAAAGGAGTCGTTTTAAACGAAGTATCAAATTCTTATGTAAAATATGACAAGGAATCAATGTATTTATATCATGATACCCCAACAGAGATTTTAATGAAACAAATGATAGCAGAGTTTGCAATATTTGCAAATTCTTTTGTAGGAGAATATTTAAAAATCAACTTTGAAGGCGTAGGTATATTTCGTATATGTTCTGCAAGTGAATGGTTAAATACGGTATATAGTGGAATAACAGGTCAAGAATTATTAAATGAAATTATTGTGAATGGTATACAAGCAGATTACATTTCAACGGTAAAGCCACATGACTTGGTAGGTTCTCCAGAGTATTGTCATTTTACATCTCCGATTCGTCGTTTATCAGATTGTGTATGTCATTATCTATTAAAATATATCCATTTAAAACCAAACAATCCTGCTATGCCGATTCCATTTACCAATCAACAATTAGAAATATATTCAAATAAATGTATGCAAATATCAAAATCAATCAAAAATATTCAATATAAGGATACAAAATATCGTTTACTACAAACAATGAATGGAATGTTATTAACAAGACCTTCACTAACAATACAATATTATGTAACTGGTTACGTGAAATGCTTTTTTAATATAATAATCTGTAGTATAAATGAACACAGAGTATATTTGTCTTATACGTTACGAATACCTAATTTAGAAAAGGAATGTGTAATTAAGCAAGTAAAAACTCTGGATGTTACCGAAGTGAATTATACAAATAAATTTGATGAAGGAAGCATTCCAGAATTGGATAGGATGTATATCACATAACAATTTATCAATACTTACTCAGACAGAACATATTACCATAACCCTGAATTATATTAACGTATTGTGTATTTTAACATATCAATATTTTCGTATAATCTTCTTGACAAATAGGGTATCATTTCATTATATGGACCATATGGTATATAAACATAAACATTACTTGTGTTACAAATATTATTATAGTAACATTCTTTCATACCTTGTAGATGAGCAAATTCAAATAAATCTTTATTTAATAATCGTGCTATATATATTGATTTCTCATTATGTGTTGCCAATACTATATTTGGTTGTGTATTAAATTCAAATTTATTTATATTTAATATAGCTTGATTATAAGATTCATCAGTATCCTCTTTTTTAATAAATAAATGACCATCATTTTTTTCCGTATTCCAATATGCTCCTCTTACTAATTTTCCAGAAAATGGAATATTTGTTTTATTGCATTTAATTATATCACTCATTAATACGTTTAAAGAATCTTTTCTATACATTTGATAAGTTTTATAAACATTTTGATGTTTTAATAATAAATCTGTAGATATATCCTGATATATTTCATTATCTTTATCACTTTCTGCATCAATAAATACTTTAATATTTTTGTTGGTTGCGTTATTTATAATATCACTAATAGTCAATGAATCAAAATTAAATGAAGATAGTTTTAATGCTATGGAATAATTTTCAGGTAATAAAGATATTATTTTATTATACTCTCTATACGTTTTCCTATAATTATTTTTTCCTTCTACTACATAATTAATTATAGGTTTTTTATTTTTATTTAGATATTTTTTACCTACAGCTAAAGCATGATTAATATTACTTCCAGCAATATATCTCAACATATAATTTTAAAATATGATAATATAGTAATGACAAGACAAAATAATCCAAAAATTCAAACGGGTAATGGAACATCATGTTCTAAAACAAAAAAAATACCAAAAGCAACTGAATGTACTGACAAACGAAAAACAAAAGCTTTTCCGTATGATGAACGTTATAATATATATAAATCTCTTACGCCAGTTGCTATTGCTGATGCTACACCTGTAGATCGTTTAGAAATGGGTGTAAGAATCGGTACCGATGGAATGCCTTTTAAAGGTGGAAAAAGAAGAAAGACTCGCAAAAATAAATCCAAAAAAACATTTAGAAAAACACATTCAAAACGACAGAAAGGCGGATCTGAAGACGAAGATATTGCACTTATTATAGCAAGTCGTGATGGAGACATAGAAATAGTGAGAATATTACTAGAGAAGGGAGCTGATGTAAATGCGAAGACTGATACTGGCACTACGGCTCTCTTTAATGCAATTTTATATAGACACACAGAAGTCGTGAGAATATTACTGGAGAATGGAGCTGATGTGCATGTGAAGACTATGTATGGCTCTACGACTCTGGATATGGCAATTTGGTATGGAGACATAGAAATAGTGTCAATGCTACTGGAGAATGGAGCTGATGTAAATGCGAAGGGTAAATATGGCTCTACGGCTCTCATAAAGGCAAGTGAAAATGGACACACAGAAGTCGTGCGAATGCTACTGGAGAAGGGAGCTGATGTAAATGTGAAGGATGATAATGGATCTACGGCTCTCATGAAGGCAAGTAAGGAAGGACGAACAGAAATCGTGGAATTATTAGAAAAGGTAATAAAAACCGAAAAAGAAACAAGAAGTAAAAAACAAAAAGCCATGGAACTAGTAAAAGATAGGGTTGAAAACCCTGCTTCCTTAGTTACGCAGATACATAGAGGGATGGATACCTATGCAACAAACGATTATAACAACGCAGTTAGGGATGGTATTGTTCGACCCCCAGGTAGCGGTAGAAATAGCAAACTTGGTGGAAAATCGATATCAGATTTTTTTAGAAAACAAAAAGGTAGTGGAGTCAACTGTTCAAGCCACCGACCATGTATCACTGACAATATTGAGGAAGAATACCCAAATACTATTGACGAATATCTTCAAGTTGCAATTGAAGAAGAAAATGCATCAAGTGTGAAAACATATTTAGAAGAAGGGGCAGATCCAAATAATGTAATGATTACATATCAACACCAATATATACAAGGGCAAGGGACTGAAACAGTTCCAGCTATTATATATGCAGCAAGACAGATTCAGCCTTCTACAACAATATTAAAACATTTAATTGAACATGGGGCAAGTGTAGAAAGAGATGTTCATACTGGTTCAACACCATTAATTGAAGCTGCTGAATGGTTTAATTTACCTGCAGTAAGACTATTATTAAATAAAGGCGTTGATATAAATGCTACACACGTAAATGGTGATATTGCTATTGCATATGCTGTGCTAAATGAAGACATCGACATGATTAAACTTATGCTTAAAAAACGTAAGGGTGAAATAGATTTTAATTATACTGCTTATGGTGATAATAATAATGTGATAGATGATGCAGTTGAAAATGCTAAAAATCCAGAGGTAGCAAAAATATTAAAAGAGTATGCAATTAAACAAAAGCTTCCAAAAATTCGTAAAAGACAAGGATTGAGAGTAAAATTAGGTGAATATTTGCAAGGGGTTCGTGGAACATCTAATAGAGGACCTGACGGGAAACTACCTGATGATATAATACGAATGATAGACCGTAAAAACTACCTTGGCGGAAGAAGCAAGACTCGTAAGAATCATAAGAAAAAGTAAATTATATTCAAGTAATAGAGAACCTGAATATAATTATGAAACTCAATCTAAAAACATATGAAAACAGGTATAAATATAAAAATATATAATAAAATATCACAAGGTTCTCCAATGCCTCCAAAAAATTATAAGAAATATACAAATAAAAAAGGTTCACAAACAATTACTTCAGTGAATCTCACCCAAGCCAAGTATTTGTTTATTGTAGAGTCACCATCTAAGTGTGCAAAGATAGAGCATTTTCTGGGTGCAGAATATTGTTGTATAGCTTCCAAAGGGCATATTCGTACAATAGAAGGGTTGAAATCCATAGACACCAAAGAAAGTTTTGTACCAAGGTTCTCGTTAATTGATGAAAAGAAGGCACATGTGGAGGAAATGGAAAAGATAATTAAAAAGTTCTCCAAATCTAATATTTTTATAGCAACAGATGATGATAGAGAAGGAGAAGCCATCGGTTGGCATATCTGTATGCAATTCGGGTTACCGATAGAAACAACAAAACGAGTATTATTTCACGAAGTAACGAAGGATGCGATACAATTATGTGTAAAAAATCCAGTATTAATCAATATGAATGTGGTTCATGCCCAACATGCTCGTCAGGTTCTTGATATATTGGTAGGATACAAGATTTCACCCTATTTATGGAAGTATTTATATAACAATAAAACGAATTCATTATCTGCAGGTCGTTGTCAAAGTCCAGCATTGCGATTGGTGTATGAGAACCACAATGAAAAAACTGATACACTGGATGAAAAATACAAAATAAGTTCATCATTTTTACCCAAAAAATTACAATTCCAATTAAATATAGATATGTTCTCCAAAACTGATATTTTAGAGTTCTTAGAAATGTCAAAAACACATAAACATATGTTATCTGTTGGTGGATACAAGAAGTCAACAAGAGAGGCTCCCAAACCGTTCCATACATCAAGATTATTACAGGTAGCAAGTAATGTTCTCCATATGTCACCAAAAGATACAATGTCAATATGTCAAAAATTATATCAAGGTGGTTTTATAACCTATATGCGTACAGAGAGTACAAAATATTCCAAAGCATATTTGGAGAAGGCAAGTAGTTATATAAAATCACAATTCAATGAAAAATATGTAGGAAATCTGGATAAAATAGAGAACACGGATACAAATAATCCCCATGAGGCGATTCGTGTAACACAAATAGACGTCCGTACATTAGGAACGTGTGAAGATACACGAATGAACACGATGTATAAATTAATCTGGAATAATTCAGTAGAAAGCTGCATGTCAGCAGCAGTATATAATGTATCTCAAATAAAAATAACAGCACCAAAGAAAAGTCATTATACATATACAATAGAGATTCCTTCTTTTCTTGGATGGAAGAAAATTAGTGAAAAGGGAGAACCTACAGATACAGAAAATAATTTGACTGCATTACGAATGTATTTGGAGAACATAGAAGCAAAAAAAGAGGAAGTAAAATATAATACAATAAAAAGTGAGTTACACGTAACAAATAAGCATCGTCATTATACAGAAGCAAGTTTGATAAACAAGTTAGAAGAATTAGGAATAGGAAGACCTTCAACATTTGCAACAATAGTAGATACAATCCAAGAAAGAGAGTATGTAAAGAGAACCGACATAGAAGGAATAACAAAGATGTGTGAAGAATACGAATTAACAGGTGAAACGATAACAACAACGAATACCGAAAAAGTATTTGGTGCAGAGAAACAGAAGTTAGTCATCCAATCAGTAGGAATATTAACAATAGAGTTTTTATTGAAGTATTATCAAGAGATGTTCTCATATGAGTATACAAAAAACATGGAATATGAGTTAGATAAAGTGTGCAGTGGTGAAGTAACAGATTGGGCAGAGATATGTCGCGAGTGTGTAGCGGAAATAAAGAGTCATTCCAAGCCACTGCGTGAAGTGACAAAACAAACATATCCAATAGAAGAAGGTTACGAGTATATATTTGAAAAATATGGTCCAGCAATAAAACATACATTAGAAGATGGAACTGTAGAATATATTCAAGCCCGAGAGGATGTAGATTTAGAAAAACTAAAGGCGGGTGAATATACATTAAAAGAATTAATAGAAATAACAGAGCGTAAAATTGGTGAGATGGAGAACCTGGATGTATTTATAAAGAAGGGTAGATATGGGTTGTATATAGAGTATGGAGAAACACGTATAAGTGTAAAAAATACGGATGCAAAATTAGAAACGTTTACAATGGAAGATATGAAAGAATGTATAAAACCAACAAAAGAAAAATCGGTATTGCGAGAACTGAATGAACATATGGATGTACGAAGGGGTCAATATGGTGCATATGTGTATTATAAGACACCAGAAATGAAAAAGCCTAAGTTTTTGAATATAAAAAAGTGTCCTCATGGTTTTTTAAATTGTACTGTAGAAACATTAGTAGAATGGTTATGTACAACATATAATTTACCGACTCCGCCATAATATATAAAGGAATATTATAATAAGAAATGGAATCATCTAATACCAATAAACCAGGAATAATAGAATTAATAAAGCCAATAGTAAATAAAATCGGCGATAAATTCACAACACTGTCTATTACAGTAAGTGATTTTTTCAATAAATATATATTAGTAACAATGATGGTATTATATTCATATATTGTGGATCCAAGAGGAAACCAAGACATGGATAAGATCATAAAATACGTAGTATTTTTGTGTAGTTTTCTTGTATTAATATCAATATTTACAATTAGTATTCCATATTATATCTACAAAATGGAAACATCAGGTAAAGAAGCGAAACTATCAGGAAAATATAAAGAATATTTGGATACGTATATCACAACGCTAATATGGGTAGGAATAATATTGTTAATAATGTTGTTGTCATACTTTGTTCAGGTAATGGGATATGTATCTAATGAAACTGTAAAAAATATTTTGACAAGATTAATAGGTGTTTCTGGTTTGGGTTTAACTGGTGCATCATTAATATCAATAATTCAAGCACTTCCATTTATAAACATAAAGCGATGTATGATAATATAAAAATAATGCGTATAAAAGCATAATAATATATATTCATAATATTAAATGAAATATTATGAAACCAGTTTTGTAGAATATGTTCAAGCGGTAGAACAGTATAATATTCATCCAGAATTATGTAAAACATTTTTAAAATTTCCAACAGATATAAATAAAATAGAGAACATGATATTATACGGACCATCGGGTGTTGGTAAATATTCACAGTTATTATCGTTATTAAAAAGATATAGTCCAAGTGATTTAAAATATGAAAAGCGTATAACAGTAACAACAGATAAACAAGAGTATATATATCGTATAAGTGATATACATTATGAAATAGATATGGCATTATTGGGTTGTAATTCAAAGACATTATGGCATGAAGTATTTTTTCAAATAATAGATATAGTTTCAGTGAAACAAGAAAAGATAGGTATAATCGTTTGTAAGAACTTCCATCAAATCCATACAGAATTATTGGATATATTTTATAGTTATATGCAGCAATATAATCATTCTCACACCAATATTTTTATAAAATTTATTTTAATAACTGAACAAGTAAGTTTTTTACCAATAACCATACAAAATATTTGTCATTTAATACATGTAGGTCGTGCAAAGAAAGATATATATAAAGAAATAAATCCATTAGATATAGAAAAAACGTCTGTAAATAATTTTATACAACGTATATCAAAAAATACTATAACCCCGGAATCAAAAAAGTTGATAACAAATCAATTAAAGAATATTGACAGTGAGAGTATTTTAAACCTGAAAGAGATAAAACAATTTGATTTATTCACAGGGTACGAAAAAAATAATCCAATTCCTGAAGATATATTTGATATTGTATGTAATCAAATAATTCATGAAATTTCAACGATTGATAAGAATAGATTTATAGAAATACGTGAGGCATTATATAATATATTAACGTATAATTTGGATGTACCAGAATGTATTTGGTATATAATAAGTCATTTTATAAATACAGGTGAATTAACAGATACTGCATTAACAGATACAATAGAACGTATGTATGTCTTTTTGAAGTATTATAATAATAATTATCGTCCAATATACCACTTAGAGAGTATTACCTTTTATATAATAACTAAAATTTATAATTTGGATGAACAAAATACAAGCGTATAAATATTTAGATTTAGACATAAATAACACGGATATAACGTTAGATGATATAAAACGCCAATATAGGTTAAAAGCATTAACATACCATCCTGATAAGAATTCAAGTCCAGATGCAACAACAAGGTTTCAAGAAATAAATGAAGCATATGAATATGTATTAAAGCATGAAGGTCATGTAGATTATACAGATAATGATATATTTGGTGATGATTTATATCCGCCCAGAAATGGTTCTTACAAAAGTATATTTATGTTATTTATGAAGAAAATATTGGAGAACGAATCGAACCAAACTGCATTTTATAGTATAATAAATCGTATAACAAATTTATGCGAAAATAAAGCAATAGAATTATTGAAACAGTTGGATAAAACTGTATTAATAAAAACACATGCATTATTAGAAAAATATAAGACAGCATTTCACATAACAGAATCATTAATAGATAAAATATCGTTGCTAATAAAAAATAAAAATGAAAATGATGAGTGTATTTTATTGAATCCAACTCTTGGTGATTTGTATGAAAATAATTTGTATAAATTAAACATAAATAGTGAAACATATATAATACCGTTGTGGCACCATGAGTTGGTATATGAGTGTGGCGAAAAAGATTTATATGTAAATTGCATACCAGATTTACCGAGTAATATAGATATAGATGAAAATAATAACATCCACATATATATTGATTATAACATCCATGATATATGGAATCTGCCGTTAGTTAATGTAAATTGTCACACTGAATGTCTTCCAATCCAAGTAAGTTCATTAAAACTGGTAGAGAACCAAACAATTATGTTTGCAAAAAAGGGAATAACAAAAATAAATACGAAAGATATATATGATATAACAAAGAAAGGAGATGTATATATTCATATCAAGTTATCATTACGGTAGATCTCGTGGAATAATTTTATCAGCATAATAATGTCGTAAGACTTCTATATTATTATTTGTATCCATAACTGGTGCATATACCGGATTATTTTCATTTAATTCTTGCAGTAGCATTTTATTTGTATTAGTATTATCTTCATCATTATCTTGTTCATAAAAAATAAAGAGGTTTCTACAAAATAGATGAAATGATTTAATAACAACTTCATTAGGTGTATTGTAGATATTAATTAATGCTTTTTGAATAATAGGGTTACGTGGAGTGCAGCCAATAAATCCTTGAAAAATGGTACCGACAAAATGGCTTGAATTAACGGAAAAAAATGTATAATCTTTTACAATGGTATCAATATTCACTAATAACATGGCATCTGTGTCCATATATACACCTCCATGAATATATAAAAAATAGTATCTAAATAAGTCGGCTCTGTGTTCACCGTAATTAAATGAATAAAATTTTTCGGCCATATTAGGTAATTCAATTATGGGATTTTCCTTAAAAAACTGAATAATTTCAGCATCATTATAATGTAGATATTTCCATTCGGGTATTTTGGTTTGTATCATATCAACAACATATTGTTCTGGTTTAGCTCTGGAAGTTTGAACAAATATTCTTGGAATTTGCATTATTATAATTATATCTATTATAATTATATTATTTGAACGTTAAAATTAACATTTAAGCATACACATTATATAATTCACAATAGCTACACAAGTAGATTATAATGAGACACAATCAATTACATATTGTACTGTGTCCAGTAGATTTAAAATCTAATGAATAAATATAGTAACTATGACAGAAGAATTGATAACCAATACCTTTTACATAACTTATGTATTTTTTATGACAACGGCAACTATAACATTTATAGAAGCTATGAGAACACCTGATCAAAAAATTAGAAATATTTTAAATTTAGAAACTTGTATTTCAGTAGTTGCGGCATTCTTTTATTCCAAATTTGTATCGAAAGCCGAAGGTGGTAATTTAGACCACGAAAGTATAAACAAAACAAGATATTTAGATTGGGCAATAACAACACCAATAATGTTGTTAGTTTTAGTATTGGCATTTTTATACAATACAAACGGAGGACCTTTAAAATTTTCCAAATTTTTGACAATGTTGGGATTAAATTATGGTATGTTAGGAATGGGTTACTTAGGAATGATGGGAATAATAGATAAAACCATGGCAAACGTTGCAGGTTTTGGTTTCTTTTTCACTCTATACGGATATATTTACAAAAATTTCTTGACTAAGTATAATTTTGATAATATGATGTTATTTTATTCATTTGTAATTTTATGGGCATTTTATGGAGTATTTTATCAAATGGATGATATAACAAAAAATGTAGGATATAATGTTTTAGACTTATTTTCCAAATGTTTTGTTGGTATTTTCTTTGTTGCTTATTTTACAAAAATGTTCAAATTATAATTATATTGAAAAAGTTTAAATTGTAATTATATTAAAAAATGTTATAATATAATTAATGTTTGCTTTCTTTGATGATAAATTATTTCCAAAAATATTCATAACATTTGATCATAATATAACAAATGAATCATGGAAACAATTTACGAATAAATGGGTTTCTTATGATATGCGAGAAAGACCATACACATTTATATTTGATACACAAGGATTAGGTATGTCGTTAATGAAGTATGCTTGGAAAATGACTGTATTTATAAATAAATTAAAAAAAAGGAAAAAGTTACAAAATAATGTCTACTTATCAAAAAGTATAATTATTTGTAATAATTCATATAAACGGTATTTATTAGAATGGATATTTTATATGCAAAGTCCAGTAGCACCTGTATATATAGTTAAAAATAATGACATGGCAACACAATTGTATGATAGTTTGTCTGTTAATAAACATTTTTATCCTTCATCCGTAACAGCTTATTTTCCAAAAGATAGTTAAAGATAAATAAATAATAATAGTATAAATGAAAGAACTAATATTATTAAGCAGTATAGTGCCAACAGTAATAATGGCATCAACGGGAGGAAATTGCGAAAATGTGTGCAATTTCCAAATAGATAATTATTGGACACCATGTCTTGAAGATAATTGTCCTCAAATAAATGATATGTGTCCTACGAGAAATGCAACTACATGTATATGTAGTAAGGATTGCCAGATGTGCGTAGATGATTTATATAATGAATGTGGTGGTTGTACAAATAAATATGGATTTGATTTTGATAAAGAATTGGGTCCAAAATATAAAAGTCTTGCAGAGGATATGGGTTGTAATAGTGGTGTAGTAAATAATCAAATGAATAGATTAATAATAATAAGTATGTTGGCATGTGGAATATCGTTATATGTATTGTAAAATAGTGCAATACAGTTGGTTTGAAATAAAAACTATGTTTTAAAAAGTTTGAATATACCAGGTCGGGGATATATCTGTGCCACTGGTTTATTACCGTTTATAAGTTCTTCTTTATCATAATCATTACTATTATCATTATCACTATCACTATCATTACCTTCTATAATATATATTTTTCGGTTAAATTTTAACCATTTACAAATAGAGTTATTTTTAAATTTTCCTCTAAATTTCGGTTTATCATTTATTTTATCTTCATTTATCCTACCAACCATAGCAATCATAACATAGTTATCTATAATATATTTTACTAATAACACTTAAATATAGATTCGTATTTATATAAAATGGAAGAATATAATGAACAGTGCAAAATAGTTAGACGTAAAGTAGAGAAGGCTATTGAAAAAGGAGTTAGTATTGTAATTTGTGGTCCTGAGTTTAGTGGAAAAACACACATAAGAAATATATTAGATATTTCATTGCGTCAGAATGATTACACTGTATATTATGGAGTAGACCACTACAAACAATTTAATAAGTTTCATGGGAAAACATATACAGATGACAAATTTTGGATTGAAGAGATTAACAATAATGCGTTAAGTGATATATTGAATCATTACGAATATATAGAAACGACCTTGCAGTATCCGGACATGTGTAAATAAATGATATAGATATTTAATATAAGTAATATTATATATCTATGAATAATTGTAGCAAAATAAATTTAGAAATTTTCTCTAAAGAGCATTACACCTATATAAATCAAATATTTGGAGATGAAACAATTCGTGAAATCATTAAAGAAATGTATACACCCAGGGATTGGTATTTTGTAGTAGAAGATGCAACTGAAGAATTTGAATATTCAAATCATCACGTATTAGAAAAAAAAGGAAAAAATGGAGAAATCATAAAATGGTGCAGTGTAGACGAAGGATATCAAAATACAAATATTAACAAAAATGACACATTATGTCAAAGTTATACTTTATTAAAGTATTTGAATAAACCTATTGAAAAAAATATGAAAAAACGACAAATGGAAATGATAAAGATGTATAAAAATATAATAAAGCGAGATTATTTTAAAGATGAACTTCGCGGAATGGTAGAAATAATGAAACGAAAAATAAAAAGAACAAAAAAAAAGAATAATCCTGCATTATGGAAAGATTATACATATGATAAGCCCGAACCATATTTGAACAAGGATTTTAATGCATTGTATGGTGAAATACAGAGTGTGTTGGAAAAATGGGAAAAATACGGGTATTTATATTTCATCAAAGATGGAACATGTCCAAAGAAAAAATAATATAGTTTATTTTAGGTCTTAATATGATATTATTTTTGATATCATATTATTTATATATTCCAATAAAAAACATTGAAGTTTTTTGTTTTTATGCTTAGGGTGTTTGAGTAATTAATGTGCTTTTTCTATTATTTCATTATTTTTTATTTGTGATTAGTATTGTGCTATTTTTATTTTCATTATTTTGTGCTATTTTTATTAGTATTATATAAATTTTATGCTGGTGCTGCCTTCTTCTTGACAACCTTCTTCTTAGGAGCTGTTGCTGCCTCCTCTTCAACAGGTGCTGCCTTCTTGACAACCTTCTTCTTAGAAGCTGGTGCTGGTGCTGGTGCTACTTCCTCTTCCTCTTCCTCCTCATCACTATCTTCAACATTAGTATCAACAGTTGCTGGAGTTGTGGCTGGTAGAAGAGTACCTTCCTCATCATCATCTGCATTTGCCTGAACAGGTGTGTCCATTTGCTTAATTTCATCAGCAGATAGCTGAATATGGCATTTACCAAACACACTAACTACCTCACGGGGCTTAACTACGCATTGGTTTACCTTCCAAGTAACTCCCCATCCCTTACCTCCAAACCATAGACCACCACATTGTAGAACCGCTGCAACTTGGCTTTGCTTAGGAACAAAATCCATTGGTGTCATATTCTCATTATCGCAAGGAAATAGCAAATTATTCTGGGTATCATATACCTCAACTCCCCACTTGCTATTGTAGTTTGGTACACGTGCGCGAATAGAAGGTGACTTAGAGAGGTCAATCTTCTTAGTAAGCTTATCCTTAGAATACTTTAGGAATGGGAAGAAATTGTGCTTAACAACTTCTCTTGACAAGTCCTCGCCAAACCAAGCATCACTGTACTTAACTGCATCATCAAGGATTTGATTCTCAAACGCCTTCAACTTTGTAAGAAAGGTATCAGTAGCAGCTGTAGTATAATCGCCATTAGGAAATACCAAAGACATACTAAACTTACCATCAGACTCTCCAGTCTTTTCATCAACAAAATCACTAATTCCCCATGTCATCATGAGAGGAGTAGAAATATGAAGTGAACGATTAGACTGTGTGCTAATAATATTAATTGACTTTCCCCCTCGGTCATTAAGCTTAGGTTGCATATAGCGAATAGCGGAAGTATTCCAATCACTGTTGCTCAAAACGATAGGTGCTGAAGACTTAGACATTGTAAATATAACGAGTGTATACAAGTATACAATATATTAGACAAGTAGCTTTAAATCAATTTTTTACAATATATAAGCATTAAGTATTTGAAGAGAACATATTTGCTGCATTTATGGTGTATTTTATTATACAAAAATATATATGAATATTGTAAAAAAATACTAATAAATAATGTATATAGATAGTATAATACAAGAAATATATAAATGTCAACTACCGACCATGCAAATATATTATTAAATACAATAACATTAGATGAAAACATAATAGATGTAGTACCAAAAAAGAAGAAAGAGATAAAAATAAAAGTAAAAAAAAAATTAGAAGTATTTACTTACGATGATTACATTAATAATGAGGTTATGATGAAATCTTATACAATACCTATCTTAAAACAAGTATGTAAAAAACATAAGTTACATATTTCTGGTAAAAAGGCTGTATTAATAGAACGAATAACAACATTATTTGAACAAATAAAAAACACGATTATTATACAAAAATATACTCGAAGACAATTTGTAAAAAAAGTAATAAACAAAACTAAAGAATTCAACGAACAGCGTGATAAGTGTACAAATACCACAGATTTTTCAACAATGGAACCATTAGATGAAATTAGTAATGAATATTTTTATTGTTATACAGATATTGACAATTTTGTCTACGGATTTGATATTACATCATTAATAACAATGTTACGAAGCACACGTAAAATATTTAATCCATATACACGAACTCCATTCACACGAAAGCATAAAAATGAAATAATACACATATATAACTTATCATTATTAGTTTACCAAAGAATGAGAGAGATAAACGAACCTTATAAGAATATTGTACAAAATAATACTGCACGATACATAAGTCGTTATAGAAATTTAATAAATAGAATAAATAATGAATTTACTAATGATACGGAAGTTAGTTCGTATTTAAATTATAATCCAATTAGAAATATTGAAACAATTCCAGAACAATATCGGCAACAATATCAACAATTAGTGAATACGCGTCAAGAACCAATAAATGAGCGTATAAATTCATTATTTATAGAAATAGACCAATTGGGTAATTATACAGACCAGACATGGTTTACTAATTTATCTCATATACAGTATGCCCAATTATATAGGTGTTTTTATGATATATGGAATTTCCGTGGACAAATTTCATATGAAATAAAAAATGATATATGTCCTGTACATGGTCCATTTGATGGTATATTTCCAAATTCAGTAAGACATATGGATTTATCAACAACTACATTAAAAACAGTATGCCTAATTGTATTTGAAAACTTAGTATATAGCGGAATAAACATTGAAACCCGTAAAATAGGTACATTAATTGCATTAACAGCATTAACTGTTATTTCGCGACCTGCGCGTGATGTAATGCCATGGTTGTATGAATCAATTGTTTATTAAAAATAGTTGTACCAACTTTTATAAATTTTATACTAAATATATATATAATTTATATTGTACGCGTTTTCCAAACGGTATTCAGACTGTAATAAATTTATAATTATTCAATTTATATATATTCATGTAAACATACTTAAAACAATGGTTAGTATGTAGTATATAAACCCAGAATGGTTAGAGCATCTAAGACTACTGAATCCGCTACCCCTGCCCCCAAGGCAAAGACTTCCAAGAAGGCCGCTGCTGCCGCCGCCCCACCCGCTGCCCCTGTTAATGAGGTCAAGCTAACCCCTGCACCTGCTGCTGAGCCTGCTGCTGTTGTTGAGACTCCATCCATCGTTGTAAAGATGGCTGAGTTCAGTGCTAAGTTGCAACAACTTGCAAGTGTATTTGTAACAGTTAAGAGTGATTACAAGACTCTTGAGAAGGCAATGGCCCGTGAGATGAAGGCTGCTGCCAAGGCTTCCAGCAAGAAGCGTCGTAACACTGGTGATAGAAAGCCTTCTGGTTTCGTCAAGCCTACTGCTATTAGTAACGAGTTGGCTCACTTCCTTGGTAAGTCCATTGGAACTGAGATGGCTCGTACTGAAGTAAGTAAGGAGATTAACTCTTACATCCGTTCCCATAACCTTCAAGATAAGGATAATGGTCGTATTATCCATCCCGACGCTAAGCTAACCAAGTTGCTTAATGTTGCCAAGGGTGATGAGCTTACTTACTTTAACCTCCAGCGTTACATGAAGCACCACTTCCAAAAGGCTACACCTACTGTAGCTGCATAAATAAAGTAATATATTCCTATAAAAATTATAAAATAATAGAAACATTATAAAAAGTAAAAACACGGTCAAACAAACAAATAAACACCTTAATCACATAGTAAAATATAATAAAAATGAATATCTTATAATATTACCGCACTATAAAAAATAAATATTACTTACAATAATATTTATTTCAACGATAAAAAACTATATACATTTATCATATTATTTTTATCATTTTTATTTATTTATTCCATTTTTGCAGCTTTCTTTGCAGCCTTTTCCCTTTTCTTTAAAGCTTCCTCATTCGCCTTTCTAATCCTTTCAGCCTCCTCCAATTTCTTTGCCTCGCGATAATGACGTGATTTATTATCAATATCAACTTGATGATTATATGTCATAGCTTCTCTTGTTTTAGAACATATTGTGCGAGGGTGTCCCTCTCCAAATACTTGACATTGAATCATAACGATTTGTTTATATGTTTCTGATGCCTGTTTAAATCGGCCAACCTTTTGTAACTTATTAGCAAGTTGATTCAACATTCTAATCCGTGTATTCGGTGCAACAGATGGCTTATCTAATTCTTTGTTGATTGTAATCAATCGTTTAACTTCAGTTTGACGAGTCATTATATAAAAGATATAATAAAATATACAATCTAATACTCAGTCCGTAGAAATCAATTTTTTACAGGTGTAGATAGTTACTAATGTAATTGAGAACATCAAATACATCAAATACATTAATGTGTATCAAAAATAAAGTATATAAAGTACTATTTTCAAATACTTATATAATGGATAGTGATTTTGAGAACATAAACATATACGAAATATTAGATGAATATACTAATAAAATTAGCCCTGTTATCTATATTTTAACACCATGCTTTGGTAGTGTATGTTTTGTAAATTATATAGAATGTTTAATGAAAACAAAAGAATTATGTAGAGAACTTGGTATTCGGTTGGAGGTATTATTTTGTAAAAGCGATAGTTTAGTTACACGTGCACGAAATAATTTAATTGCAAAAGCAATGAGTGACCCTGAAATGACACATATACTTTTTATTGATAATGATATAACATGGGTTCCAACTGATATATTGAAGTTATTAATTGCAGATAAATCAATAATAGGTGGTATATATCCACTCAAAAAATACAATTTGGATAAGTTGATACCAACTGAAGAACACCCTAATCAAGTACAAGATATGATTAATGTAAAAAACAATTCACATCTGCACGAAATAAATGATAAAGATGCTATAGAAATGAATCTATTAACATACAATGTGAATTATAATACAAAAGAAGTCAAAATTAAAAATAATCTAACTCAAGTAAAGCATGTTGCTACAGGATTTATGATGATGCAACGAAATGTAATAGAAAAAATGATAAAATCATATTCTTCAACCAAGTACACCGATGATATTAACTTTCTAATACCAGAAGAAAATAAATATGCTTATGCATTATTTGATTGTGGTGTGGTAGATGACCATTATCTTTCGGAAGATTGGATGTTTTGTAATCGTTGGACATTATTAGAAGGTGAAATATGGATAGATGTAAGTATAAATTTAACACATACTGGTATTCATGACTTTAAAGGTTGTTATATTTCATCCCTACTTAGGTAAATATAAATCCTTCTTTTTCCATAATATTATGTAGATCTCTATCAGTACGTTTATTTAATATAATTTCAAATTTATCTAATGAAGAATCTTGTTCTAATGTAAACAATTTACATATACTACGTAAATCATCAATATTGGTAATATAATCACTATTAACTAATAACCAATCATAAAATGATGGTATTTTTTCCTTAATATTACTTAAAGCTGATTTATATTTACTATACCAAGATATAGTAACATCCAATGATGTAGTTGCGTCTATATTATAATCAGTACCAGATAATACCATTATTTCTTTAAAATCTATATCAGTCATACACAATTCTTTCAAAATATTTGAAGTTTCATATAAAATAACAGTTTTATTTATTAAACTAATATTTCGTAAAACTCTTGTACATCCATATACAAACATGTCCATATCATCACTTAAACATCCCCATGCTTTTCCCGACTTTACCATATATGCACAAACTTCATCGGCTTCATTAGTTGATTCATAATACATAATACCAAACGCGGTTAATAATTCTTTTACACGTTCCTTATCTTTATTTGTTACACGAACAAATTTATTTTTTAATTCAACCATCTCTTTCATCATATTTTGTTTTTCATTTTTATCATCTGTATTTTCATATTTAAGTAATAATTCACTATATTTATCTTCAGCAATCTTTTTTACCTCTTTTCGTTTTGTTATTAAATCATACTTTTCCGGAGGAGGTTTTCCATCAAATACAAAAAGAGGTATAATATTATTTAATAAGAGTATTGATATTAATTGATACATATTTTCAATTAATGCATCATCTGCCATATATTTGTACATATAAATACTTGCATCAATTACAAGTCGTTTCCCTTGTAATTGTTGTATTTCTATTTTTCGTATTGAATTTTTACTACAATTTTCTTTTAAAAATCGGTTTAAATGTTTAATTCCCATTTTTATTGTATTTTGGAGGTTTCTGTTAACCTATATAGTATTTAGTATGAATCAATTTTATATAAATAATTTCTAAACATACTTTAATTATGCTAACAGATACAACGGATACTATTTTATCATATATTAAAAATAGTGTAGAACCCATATATAACATAAAAACTACGGAGTTTTCACCAAGTTCAACAAAAATATTATCATTATTATTTAATCGCATTGCCTATGCGTATGAAAAATGGAAGCAGATTTGTAATACTATTAGAATTAATAATATAAATAATATTGATTTTGATACTTCCTATTATCCAGATGAAATACAAAAATCTGTACAGGATAATATTCATCATTATTATAATTGTAGTTTTAAAATTGATGACCGTAATATTTCTATACATATTGGTACTCCTATTAATTATAATAAACAAAAATTAAATAGTATCATTCGTCGTATATATATGTGGTTAATTATTGCAGATTTTTTTGCAGAAGATAAATGTTCTCAAACACTGAATATATTTTTGTCATTAATACCAGAAAAAAAACAATTGCCACAAATAGATAGTGATAATTTGGACCGTGTACATGTTAATACTGCATACACATTCGCGTGTAAACAAAATAATGTCATTCATATATTTCGTGACGAAGAATGGTTTAAGGTGTTTATCCATGAAACATTTCATAGTTTTGGACTTGATTTTGCTGAGTTCAATCATAATAGTACAAATAAACAAATATTATCCATATTCAATGTTGTAGCAGATGTACGTATATTTGAAACATATTGTGAAATATGGGCAGAAATTTGTAATAATATGTTTATTATCTTTTTTTCCACAAAATGGAATGACAACCAAGAAAAATGGCTTGAACAATGTATGAAAAAACTATCAATTATGATACATAATGAAAAGATGTTCTCTATATTTCAAAGTTCAAAAATTCTTTCTCACTTTCATATGAAATATGACGACTTGTTAAGTAGTGAACATGACAATTTACCCAATCCAAACTACAAAGATAAAACTCATGTATTGTCGTATTATATTATTAAAAGCATTTTTATGTATAATATAGATTTGTATATAAGAGAATGTATTAATATTAATGGCTTTACTATTAACTTTAACAAGGAACAATCTAAGATAAACAATAATATGAAAAGATATTGCAATCTTGTAAAAAAATTACACAATGATTCTACATTTATGGAAAATATGAACAAATTAATAGAGAATGTTCCAGACTCTATACACAACACTCTTAGAATGTCTGTTTATGAGATGAAATAAAAAAGACTCCCCATAGCCTCTTTTTATTTTTTTATTTTTTATCAAATTTACTATTTTTATTATGTATGATATATTTTCTTATACATATTGAGATGTTTGTGACCGTGTCAGTGTGGGTTTGCATAGTGTATTTCGGTTCATCCACTCGGGTTGTTCATATGGAATTTCAGGGGGTGGAGGATTAGCAACACCTATGTTTGGTTGTGGTGTATCATTAGAATACATAGAGCGATAATAATCTAATTCCGTTTGCATATTGCTGTTAAGCATCATGTAATGCGTGGTATCCTCCATAATTCTCTGGTTTTCATCTTGAAGAGCAGACATCTCTTTTTCAAGACGCTGATTCTCGGCATACAGTTGATGAATATTCCAATCACATTCTGTTTCCTCAATTGGCTTATGGTTGATACGAATATCAAAATAGCCAGGGCGGGCTGGGTCAGTAATATCCCCACTATGTTGGTAGAAATTACATCTCTTTCCCTTATACATATATCCCTTCTGTCTAAACTGTCCATATGTATTCAACTTATCACGCAAATTACGAGCAGTTTGAGTATCATACCAATACTCAAAATGAACAAATGCCGCCTTAACCGGTGTAGATGAGTTTGGAATATCTCGGTCAACGTAATCAATTCTACGAACCTTTCCAATACGAAGAACCTTTTCAAGAAAATCTCTCAAAAATTTTGGTTGAAATTTATTAATCATATCATTATGATTCTTAAGTACCAGTTTATCTGATAAAACTGGAATATAAATACTTGTCCATGCATCAACCTCTAACTCCATACGAGTAAATTCAGTTGGTCGGTCAAACAGCAATTCTTCTGCAGGAGCAGGAGAAGGTACTCGCTGTGGTTGTTCTTCCTGAGCAACCATAGTCTGTTCAGCATTCATTGAGCAATCACATGGATTTCCAGTAAGTTCCTCAATGGTCATTGGGTCAGTAGCAGTATTAATCATTGTTCTTATAAAAGACTTGTTAAAATATGCAATCAAATACAATATAACATATAAATCAATTTTTTACAAAATACATTAATATTTTGTAAAACGAGAACATTATTACAATTATAGTGATATTTTTTTCCTTAATTGCATCAATTGTGTGTCTGGTTCAGGGTCATTTCTACGAATAAACTTAACTAATTTTGCCCGTTTAGTTTCCATTAACACCCGTTGTAAATCCAAATTTTGAGTAAATTTCGCTTCTAATGCAGTATATCTCTCTTGGTCTTTTCGTGATTCTACACCAATTGTATAATAATCAGCATCAACCGTAACATTTTCTGGTCGCACTTGTTTATTTTCCAATTTTCCACTTTTACTTGTAGCCGCCTTTGCCAATTCTAAACTCGTAGATAACTCACTTTCACTATCTAATGCAAATTCTTTATAAAAATCAGGGAAGCCTTTCTTATATTGACTTGCTAAAACATAATGAGTAACTGTATTCCAACGTAATCCGTCAATAGTAAATGGTGACCCCCATGAGTCATCCAATTTCTTTCGCCAATCATAAATAACAGAGGTTTTTGTTTTTTCATTTAAACTACTATATTCAATAACATTATCTGTTGGAATTACTTCTCCCGTACCAAACCCTGCTTTTGGTGCACTACTTGACTTAGAATGGAACATGAATACTATATTACTGTCATATATATCCTTATCTACAATATCATTATCATCTATTTTTTTTACACCTTGTTCAGGTGATAATCCTAATTTCGTTTTATAATTACGAAACTCATCAATCAAATAATATAATCCAGAATTACATTCCAAACATTTATTTATTACCATTGTTTTTATATTAAATGGTATTTCACGAAATTTCAATATATTTTTATCTTTATAAGAAATTAATTCATAATGATTACCATTATAACTCGTCATAATATAATAATCAGGCGAAAACACCTTCTCATCAATATTATTATGAATAGGTCCACAATTCATAATTGCATCAACATCACCATTATTATATGCACTCTCATCCAAAATAATTAATTTCATATTTAATATTCTTTCTAATTTTGATATTGCCCAATTATCTGCCCAAAATTTAGATGTCATTATAAATTCACCAAGGTCTTCTACGGAATTTATATCTTGCATATACAAAAACTCGTCTAACAACTCTTTTGTATTAAGACGATCAACTTTTAATTTATTATAGCGTGTTGTTAATTCTGTCGCTTCTTTTAAAATTGTATCTCTTTCTCCTTTGTCTGTTATATTTTTTATTCGTCTTTTCAACTCATTATTCATCTTACGTAATGCAATCATTTCTGCATTAATTGATTGATATTCTGTAAAAAATCCCGTATATAACTCTTTGTATTCAATATACATTTCTTGTGTTAATTCTTTTGCAATCAACCCCCGTAACTTTTTTACAGTCGTTTGTTTGCCTATTTGTCTATAAGCATCTCGTATTACTGCAAATAAACAATCCCCTGAACCCTCATTTGCATGAACGGTATAATTATTATTACGTGTAAATGTTTCTATCCAGCTATTTTTTGATGATTCTTTATAATCCGCGATTATTTCATCCATATCTAAATCATTCTCATCAGGTAACATGTCTGGTACATCGTATTTATCAACATCAGTAAATGGATTTTCCATACCTTCATCTTTTATCTTTGATGCAACTGTTGAAAGTTGTTTATCCTCAATAACTAACTTCATTACGTCAGTCTTTTCTACTTCAGGTTGTATATCATCCATAGCTTTTTCTACCTTCGCGTCTTGGATTATTTTTTCTTCGGGTATTTGTTTTTCTAACATACGGTTAATATAACGGCTTGATGCAAACAATATAATATTTCCTTTTTCTAATTCTAATTCATCATCAACCATACTATTAAGTATTTCACTTTCACGTATTTCAAATATACCAATACGCGAATTGGGTGTATCATTTATAACCAAATAAATAGAACAAAATAATATACCCTTACCCGAAAATGTATATTTGATTTTACCTAATGCTATTTCTAATATAGTACCATTCATATCATAATTATATACACTTGTGTCATAATCAATATCATCATTGTCTATTCCATAATGTGTTTTATACTCAACCAATTCAGGTTCAAACTTAGACTTCAACATATTGTATACATAATAGTATTATTTTTATCTCTGTTACAATAAAAATAATAATTATTTATTTATAATAGCATAATCTAAATTATTTACTTGAATAAATCCATCATATCCATATATTTAAACTTTACTCGGTTTGATATACCAAGATATTCCTTTATATTACAGCTTGAATATGTACGAATATTATCTAATATAAATGTAAAATCATTATCTGTTTTGATTTGGTCAACCATATTCGTAACAAATATATTAATATCTTCTGTTAGTTCATTAATAACTTCATTATGTATCTTATCAGTTTTTTTTTCATTTATCATTTGGTCCAGTTCATTTATAATTCTTAATAAATCAGTATTCTCATAACCTTTTTCTTTATATAAATGAATAATAAATAACAATCGTCCTCTACGCTTTTCATTCATCTTATTTGATTCACAAAATTTATCATAATCTACAGTTGGATCGACAATAGATATTTGTTTTAATTCTTCCAAATAATCATTAATGATATCAGTTTTACATAGTGTAAAGCATTCATGTTTATCAATCATATTCATATAAATTTTTGCATATAAATTTGAATAGTATTTATTATTACACGATACAGACACTAATATATCTATTAGTTTATTTATACACTCATTTCCCGTATCAATTAATGTATCAGTTAATTCTATAATTTGATTTAAATTATCGTCATAATTTTTTGCTGTTAATTTATTCATATGTTTCTTTATATCTCCAATTATTTGGTCCATTCCTTCTAATTTTGTAACTACAGTTGCTTTAAACAACTCTTTTTTCTTCCAATTATCCATATTATCTCGTTGATGTTTACGTGGTGCATTATCTATTATATTATTTACACCAAGCAATTTATGTAATAAATCAATATTTGATATAATATTATTAGGTAATGTATAAGACGAATCTTCCTTATTCATGGATTTAAATACATCAATATCATACATCATTTTAGTATCTACTATAATAAAATAGATATATCTATATAAGTTCTACTATAATATATATTATTGTTATTATTAGCTTATTAATATATATAATTATAAAGGCTTAAACATTTATAATGATTATATAATAGAAATTATGAGTGAAATAATTGACGAAACTACTGGTAATAAACCAGTAATTCAAAATTGGGATGATCTAAATTTAAAAAACGATTTGCTTAGGGGTATTTATTCATGTGGATTTGAAAATCCAAGTGAAATACAGAAGTTAGCTATAATGCCAATTATTTCTGGTAATGATACTATTGCACAAGCACAATCTGGTACTGGTAAAACAGGAGCTTTTACCATAAGTACTCTACAAACTCTTGATACTACACATAACCATTTACAGGCTGTTATTATTGCACCAACCCAAGAACTTGCTAAACAAATACATGGTGTTATTACAACATTTGCTGAATTTATGGATGACGTAAGAATCCAACTATTAATCGGCGGTACATCTGTACAGAATGATATTGATAGTCTTCGTAAAGAACCACCCCATGTAGTGGTTGGTTGTTCTGGACGTATTTTTGATATGATAAAACGTCGCCATTTACAAATGCATACGGTTAAATTGTTTGTATTGGATGAAGCAGATGAAATGTTATCACAAGGGTTTAAGGAACAAATACATACTATTTTTAATTATTTTAATGAAAATATACAAGTTGCTATTTTCAGTGCTACTTTACCGCGAGATGTACTGCAACTAACTGATAAATTTATGAAAGAACCAGTAAATATTACTATGAAACGAGAAGAACTTACGCTTGAAGGTATTGAACAATATTATGTCGCGATGTATAGTGATAATGATAAATTTGAAATGTTAAAAAGTATTTTTGAAAAACTAACAGTGTCACAATCTATTATTTACACTAATAATGTAAAACGAGTGATTGATTTATATGATGCAATGGTTCGCGAAGGATTTCCTGTTTGCTGTATTCATAGTTCTATGGAAAAAGGACAACGAAATAAGGCACTTGACGAATTTCGGGCTGGTAAATTTCGTGTATTAATCTCGTCTAATATTACTGCGAGAGGCATTGATATACAACAAGTTGGAACTGTTATTAATTTTGACATACCCAAATGTGTTCATACCTATTTACATCGTATCGGCCGTGGTGGACGTTGGGGAAGAAAGGGATTAGCTATTAACTTTATAACTGAACATGATTTGCATATCATGAAACGTATTGAGTCACATTACAATATCACGATAAATGAGTTTTCTATAAATGTTTCTTCTGCATAATATAACTGCGTTAAATAAATTTACTTTTTATTAGTATACATATTATAGTAATAAAAATGTTTTCATTTATACCGAATTATATCAATAATACTGATTCAAATAATACATCTGAACCAGAACCAGAGGTTTTATTATTTGATATTGATACTACATTTAAATTACCTATTCAATATTTAGACAAAGATAACTTATTCTCCTTAAGTGATACAATATCTTATGATTTAGAATTAAAAATACCGTCTAACTATGAATCTACACAGACAATGTATGATTATTTGTTCAATCCAACTCATACATTCGCGAAAAATATGATTCCTTTATGGCAACAACATATTACGAATGATATTCTCTACTTAAATGATACAAAACATATATTAACGAATATACAAGATTATCAACAACAAATCAACCAATACAAATATGAATTTAATTGTGATACTGTTAAAAATATTTGGAAATCTATCAAGATGGACGAATACTTTTTAGAAAAATACAATTTCATTGAATGGGAGATGTTAAAACATTTAAATGATTCACCCACATTTTTACAAGCTCTATCCGTTGCACACGTATTATCACCTATTGTTAGTTTCGCTCTACCTATTTTATTTCTTATATTTCCATTTATTCTATTAAAAATCCAAGGAGTGCCTATTACCATTGATGTTTACGTTAAAACATTACAAAATGTTGCCAAAAATCATTTCATTGGAAAAGCTATTAGCAGCTTTCAATCGCTCAGTTGGGATAAAGTTGTATATGTTTTGTTTATGTTCGGTATGTATGTCTTTCAAATTTACCAAAATGTGATATTATGCAAACGATTTTATAGTAACATTATCAATATAAACAAAGACTTGTTGGACTTACGAGATTATATTGATTATACCATTTTTTCTATGGAATCTTTTTCTACTATTTCTAACAATTGCAAAACATACAAAGACTTCAATCGGGTCAATGACGAAAACATATCTGTATTATATGATATGAAACAGGAACTCAGTGATATCTATATTTTTGAAAAAAACTTGAAAAAATTTAATACCACTGGATATATGCTACAATGCTATTATAAATTATATTCGAATCCTGTTTATGAAAATTCTATTCGTTATTCCGTTGGATTTCATGGGTATATTGATAATCTATTAGGAATTCATAAAAATATACAATCTAAAATTATTTCTTATGCTACTTTTGATGATAAACAAACGTGTTCCTTTAAAAAACAATATTATCCAGGTTTAACCAACGAAAATCCTGTTAAAAATGATTGTAATTTTGAGAAAAATATGATTATATCGGCTCCAAATAAAGGTGGTAAAACTACTATATTAAAATCCACTGCATTAAATATTATTTTTTCACAACAAGTTGGTTGTGGTTTCTATACTTCTGCTACACTCACTCCATTTACTCATATACATTCCTATTTGAATATTCCTGATACATCTGGTCGTGACAGTTTATTTCAAGCCGAATCCAGACGTTGTAAAGATATTATTGATACCATTAATCAGTTTAGTGACTCCAAATTTCGCCATTTCTGCTTATTTGATGAATTGTACTCAGGTACAAATCCTGCTGAAGCTTCCAAGGCTGGTTATGCATTTTTAGAGTATTTACAACAACATCCAAATGTTAAATTTATATTAACAACGCATTACTTAACTATATGCAAAAAGTTCAAACAATCTAATATCATACAAAATTACAAAATGGTTGTTAATGTGAATCCTGATGGTTCATTTGATTATACCTATAAGATCAAAAAAGGAATATCTAAAATGAAAGGAGGGGTTAGAGTTTTAAAAGACTTGAATTATCCAGACCATATTATTAAAACTATTGAAAATATTGATTAATATAAAAGTAATTTGTATTATATATAAATGAATATAATACAAACTTGGAAAACACATGATGTACCACCTCTGTATGCACTATTAGTAAAAAAGGTTCGTGATTTAAATCCTGATTGGAACTATATGTTTTTTGATGATAATGAAATCGTTACCTTTATCAAAACAAAAATGCCTGAACACTACAATACCTTTGTTCATTTAAAGCATAAAATACAACAGCTTGATTTCTTCCGTTATCTGGTTATCTACTATTATGGTGGTGTGTATCTTGATTTAGATGTTGAACTTGTACTTCCTCTTGATAAATTATATTATGATTGTGATAATGAATGTGTTTTTCCTATTGAATTATTTAATATAACTGATTCTATTATTACTTGTCAAGGTTACACTAATCTTATTGGTAATTATGCTTTTTATTCACCTCCACGACACCCTTTTATAAAACAAATTATTGACAATATTGTATGTCAACGAATATCACCTGAAAATATTAGAATTGCACAATCTCAAAATGGTGACCCACCATCTCAAGTTTATGTATATTGTACTACTGGACCGTTATTAGTTACACAATCTTATATTGATTATGGTGGTAAGTCCGTTTTATTATTAGCAACCGATGACCAACAACATAACCGATTTGGTCATATCGGTATTCATCATTGTTTAGGCTCTTGGAAAGTAAATAATTATCCAAAAACATTGGTATAATTTTCTCTTTATATTTTATTACATATGTTTGGATTCAACCCAATTCCTAATTCTCTCAATACAGATGATAATAAAGATGATCCAGAACTTAAAAGTGTATTTAATATGAGTAGACAATCGAACTCATCAAAAAGAACATCATCACCCAGACCGAATCTTGTAACTCCAATAGCTATAACTGAAAACGAAAAACCAACAGAAGAAGACTTTATAAATTTTTATTTTAAAGATAAAGATAAAAACGAAAACATCAAACGCATATACGAAAAATATATGGAAGTCAAAGAGAATTTTGAAAAAGAAAAAACACCTAACGCATACATAGATACTAATACTGAACCAGATAAACAACAATCATCAGCAGGTTGGCAAGTTATTTATAAAGATAATCAAACTTATGCATATACGGTTGATAGTCAAAAGGTAACTCTGGATATTGAGGGTAAAACATATAAAGATTTTATAGTGTATAAAGAAGAATATGCAACAATCTTTATGATTACATTAGAAATAACAATGCAAAAAATGGCATATGACATAATATTAGAAAGTGAAACTGATATCATAATACCAAAGATAACAAATCATTATCTTCTTGATTTAAAAAATGAAAACTATAGAATAATCATTGAAATGGATTATATTGAACATAAAGACTTAGAAGAAGGGAAAGTTGAGAAAGCAATGGAAGCGTTAGGCATATTACGTGACCATAATATTTATCATTTTGATACCCATAAGGAAAATATTGTTCAAAGCGTAGAAGGTGATAAAGTTGTAATATTAGACTTTGGAAAATCACAAATTAACGATAACGAAACCCGCGATATTAGTTCTACGAGTGGTTTATTTAAAATTAAAGACCAGGTAAATTTTGATTATAAAAAATGGATAGACAAAACTATGCCGAAAGACCATATGATTAGAACTTGTGTAGATTTCTATGGTGGTAAGAAAACAAAAAGTAAACGTAAAACAAGAAAGGGTAAGAAAAAAAATAAATCTAAAAAGACAAAAAAGAGAACATACCGAAAACGAAAATAATTATTAAAATATAACTGATAATGAATCATATAAATGATTGATTATCACCGTTTTGTAAAAATCATAATTTGTTCTCCAGTTTCACGATGAGATGTTACATAAACATTCTTATTATACATGGGTTGTATGTTAGGAATACCAAAATATTTCTTGGTAATAGAGTTCATATCTTTTAATAAATCAAAATGTCTCTTTGTTGTATTAGACCCATAACCTGATAATATATAACATAACTTTCCTGACTTTTCAAGTACATGATGACATAATTTAATTGTTTCTTCCCAATATTCACTGAGCCATTCTTCGTATGTTTTATATCTATCGGTGCTTTGTTCTTTACTATTATACAACTCTAATTCATAATAAGGTGGACTAAAAAATACCAAATCAAAATGTTCTCGGTATTTGGACATAAATTGTTTATCCTTATGTAAATCCTCAGAAGGTTTACAATAAATATCAACTTGTTTCGGGTGAAGGTATATATCTGCAATCTCCTCCGTTTTTTTACATACACTTGGTATTACATCTGTACCAACATATTCAGTTGTATAAGATGATTCTAAAAATCCATAACAATATGATGACCAGCCAAGGGTTGGACTAAATACTCGTTTCGCTTGAAACACTGTTTGGTTTAATGAATATACTAAATAAGGATTCATGATAGAAGCTCTAAAATAATAAGAAGAGAACACACTACCAATACGCCCCTTCTTAATATAATGGCTGGCACTTGGTGTGAGTAACTTATAATCAATAATATCGTTCAAATATAAATCATACAACATATCAAAAAATGTGGGAATGTTATCTATGCCTGATTTTGTATGTTGCAATATATCAAACATATGCAAATTACGAATTATATTTTTAAACACAATTTGTTGATTATTATTCATCTCACGATTCCGCATAGGATTAATACCTGTATCACTTATACTTAATTTATCAGGGTGTATTTGTAATGATAAATTATAAAACCGCGTTAAATACTCATCACGATTATTTATATTGTCGCACAATATCTTAATTGTATCTTTTGAAATATGTTTATCTTCCGTATATTCCCTTAGTTTACGTCGCTTTGTTCCAACTTGCACGTGTGCATTCATCATTAAATGATTCACTGTACATGGTTTTTCATCTTTCACATGAAATAATTTTAAAAATGATTTCAATGATATTACTTCCATACTTAAAATATACAAAGATAAATAGTTGGAATAATAACCCTCGTTCTTTAAGTCCTTCTTTCAATTTATATAGTTGTCAGAAAAAACACAAAATAAAAAAGTGTTTCGTATATCCCAAAAATGGACATTCTGAAAATGTCCAATTCTTGAAAAGTGCAACCACTTTTTTTTTCAGAAAAACACAAAATTTCACTTCAGAGCATAATGCAGCAAATCCCGATTTTATAAAAATATTTTGTGACTGAAAAAAAATTTAATACTTTTCTGAAAATGATTTAGGCATTTTTTATGTTAGCATATATAAAGGAAATCGGCTAACTAATGCTAACTTCAAAAATGCCAAAAAATGCCAAAATATATACATGTGAAACATGCAACTTTAAATGCAGTAAATTAAGTAACTATGAAACGCATATATTGACTGCAAAACATAAAATGCTAACTAATGCTAACGAAAAAATGCCAAAAAATGCCAAAGCATTTATGTGTTCATGTGGTAAAGTATATAAACAAGCCCCGTCATTGACCCGTCATAAAAAGAAATGTACATATATAGAAGAAGATGATACAGATAGTAATGATGATACAATATGTGAGCATGATACAGTTGTAAATGAAATAGACATTATACCTGCATTACCTAATAATACACATATAAGTGATTCGGCTGCATTAATTAATATAATAAAAGAAAATCAAGAATTTAAAAGTCTTATGGTAGAACAATTTACACATCTGCAAGAACATATCAAAGACCAACAAGAACATATCAAAGAAAGTCATAAAGATAATATGGAAATGAAGAAACAGATGGTAGATGCTGTAAAAAATACAAATAACATCACAAATAATACAACAAATAACACTCAGTTCAATCTTAACTTTTTCTTGAATGACACATGTAAGGATGCAATGAACATAACCGACTTCCTTGGTAATATGAATGTAAATATAGATGAGATAGAGTATATAGGGAATCATGGGTATGTAAATGGTATGACAAAGATGATCATGGACCGTTTAAAAGATATGGATATCACAAAAAGACCAATCCATTGTACAGATATAAAACGAGAAACCATGTATATAAAAGACCAGAATGAATGGAGTAAAGATACAGAGGAGTTATCAAAGTTACGTAAGATATTAAGTCGTATAACAATGAATAATTACAGAACTGTTCCTCAATGGAAAACCGCTCATCCAAAGTGTGAAGAAATGGATACGCGTGATTATAATTTCTGTTATAAGATGATGCGAGTAATCTTAGGCGATGTAGAAGATGAACAAGTGAGGTTGGATAACAAAATAATAAAAACAATGGCGAAAGGATTATTTTGCAAGTGAGTATAAGCAATGGATGAGCCGAATAGTAGTTATAAATATCATAATAATATGATATTTATCGGGTATAACAAGTTAAATCTTTATATTTTTATGAGTGTATTTTTTGTAGTGTAATTACTTATCATTTGTAGATTCATCAGCAGATGCGGATTTTTGAGCAGATGGTCTGGTCTTATACTTACGTCCAGAAGATTGCTTATCATCCTGCATGTTCATCTTGCGTGTTTCACACATAAGTCCTCCACACTTGATTCCAGTAACATCAGAAGATTGATATTCGTGATTTCCTTGAGATGATTTTACAACCATAAATTCAACATATTCACCTTGAATCAAATACTTGTACTGACTATCAGTAACGCGTAGTGAGGAGTAATGTGTGAAAATATCCTTATCCTTATGGTCACCATCAAGTGCAGTAATAAATCCATATCCAGTTTTAGTGTTAAACCACTTAACTTGTCCAGTAATTCTTGTAGAGGTGTCGGTATTGCTCATCTTATATAGAGTATACTACATATGGCCTTGATTTTTTATATTGTTTTATAATGTTATTAAATTAGGAAAATAAACTGTACAAGGAAGCATAGTTAGGTGTATCATAATATTCATAATTATTACAAAAGGTAAAGAAACACTGTATATATTGATTAATTTCGCTACAGGTGTTAGTAAGGTTCTCAATCCCCTTCAAATTCTTTCGTAAAATATTAGTAGGGTGTAGTATAAACAATTCACTTGGGTATTGAGTGTCATTAGTAGAAGGTAATGAATCCCATGGTAATTGTTGTGAATGTAAATATATGTACATATATCCAAGTGAAATTAAATCGTCACGTCTGGAAGGAGTATACCCGTCATGTATAAAATGACTAACATATTTTGGTGTACCAGTAATATGTTCTCCAATAATGTTAGGAATATGATGTTTATCTTCATTAAGATAGAATGTTGCAAGTCCAAAATCAATTAAAAAGAGTTCTCCATCTTTAACCATAAAATTTTGTGGTTTAATGTCACGATGAATAACCATATTATTATGGATAGATTCTAATATAGAAATACATTTAATCATAATAGAATGTAATTTAGATTCTGAAATAGATTTCATTTCGCGATATTGAAGAAGAGAACATTCGTAAAAAGGTATAACAAGTCCCATGTAATTATTAACAGAACCGAACCAATAAATAGATGGAATGTTTCGGCACTGGTGTTCGTATAAATATTTCATAATAGATGTTTCTCGTTTCAATAATTTGTAAGAGGTTCTCTTATCTTCCAATTTAATGGCAACTGTATTGTTGTTTTTAATATGAGTACCTTTATAAACACACCCGAAAGTACCATTGCCTATACATTCTGTAATTTTATACTTATTTGCAATAATAAAGTTGGAATTGGCATCCATGTAGTAATCTATAATAGATAGTAAATATACCTTTGAATATATATCACATATAATATTATATGAAACTTTTAGGAGATTTTTTTAGATACATAGAGAACCTGGTATCTCGCGGTGATGGATATTATGGTAAAATCATCAAATTTTCACATATAATTAATTTTATTTATATAATGATATTTTCAGCGTTTGGAATTCATATATTAAAAAATCAAATATTACATAATTTTAATAGTACAATCCAATTACTGGTATGTGGGTTATTAATATTTAAATTTCACCCGTTTAGAGAACATACATTAAAACAAAGTGATTCAACATTGATATTTAGCAGTGCAATGTTTTTATTGTTTAATTTAAGTATTATTGAAGTATTAAATAGATATACAAGCAAGGTAGGAGTAGACATAGTAAAAAATAAGGAATTGATTCATGTATCAACAGAAGTAGCTGTAGATGCCGAAGAAGAAGAATAAAGTAGATAAAAGAATTAAATAGTATCTATATCTTAATATAAGTAAGATATGGAGAACCCGAGTGAATTAACTGCAGATACTATAGAACAAGTCTATAGAGATGCAATAAATGATCCATCATTATTATCTGGTTTGGATGTAGACGAATTGTTAGATACATTAGAAAATGAAACAAATGATTATTTGGAGAACAAGACGTTGGATGGAATAACCGACGAAATATATGAAGGAGTTTGTGAAATATGTGACGAAAAAGAAATACAAGAAAAAATATGTTTAAAGTTGATAGGATATCGTATGATAGATGAGTTGCATGAGTTACATAAGGGTAAACATGTACGGTGGATACGTCGTGGTACAAATAAGTTAACGAATGGTGGTATAGTAGTAGATATAAAATTTTTAGATACAGGAACTCATGTATTGTGTATGAACTCAATGAACCGTTTTATACAATACAAATATGATGAATGTGTAACATTTCAAAAGATGTCATCAACCGAAATGTTAATATTGATGGCATATGAGCATACAAATACACTTATTTAAAATTACGTTTACGTGTAAATGAAAAAGAACTTTTGCGATTTTTACATGTTTTCGCCCGCTTATTAATAATATAGAAAAACTCTTTTAAATGAAACATAATCTTTTGTGCAACTAAAATATCATTTTTAAAAGCAGTATTTGAGTAATTAGAATATATTTTGAAATTCCCAATCATCATATTTTTTTTAATAAAATTAGTTTTGAAATTATTTCTGGTACTGTCAGTTGATAATAAATCAGTACCGACTTTAGAATAAATAAACCGCGAAATAATGTCATATGTAGATAAACGATTTTTATATGGTTTGGGTTTGATATAATAAAGGCGTTCGGTTTTCATATCTTTATAGAAAACATCATCAATAAAACAAATAGCAGTAGTTTTGGGTAAAAGAGTACAATTTATAAAATCATCATATGTTTTTTTCTGTGTAGTGCGTTTGAGTTCGGTATGTATATTATTGATTTTGAATGCATGTATAATTTGGTCAAATAAAGGTATAGTGCGAGAAATTTTATGATTAAAATAGTTAATAATCATTTGTACCCATGGTTTTTCAGCTTTATTATTTGTATACACATATACTTTATAGCATTCACCAGAGGCTTTCTTAGAAAATAAGTATTCTAATATAGGCATTATACCATATCGTATAAATTCTTGTTGATATATATCTAAGACATCGTTAAAATTAATAGTATGCTTATATCGGTTTATCATGGACCATAATATTTCTAAATCAACGAAGGAACCAAGTGTTTCATCAAAGTCAAATACAACAACTTTTTTTGCACGGCTTTTCTTATGTTTAGAAAAATAATCACCTTTATATATTTCAACTAACTCAGTATTGTTAATAATATTATCAACTTTTGTCATATAATATAATTTGATTTTATATGACAAGAAAAATATTATTTGGTAGACCCGAATCCTCCATCACCACGTACGCTACTTGATAAATCATTAGCATTGACAATAGTGATATATATAGGGCATAATGTAGGATGACAGATTTGTAACAATCGCGTATTGGCAATGACTGTATAATTAGTGGCAAGGTCATTTTTAAAATATGGTAAACATCTAAATGCACCAATAAGTGAGCCTCTATAGCCAGAATCAATAATACCAGTATGATTAGCTAACATTAATGGGGTTTTAGATATACTGGAACGTGGATGTACATTAAAAGCACATGGTTTTATTGAATTTGTATTAACATCACAGAAAAACATTTCCGTTTTTATTTTCATATCAATAAATTTTGAATCAAATAGTTTTTCAAATACAATAGTTTGGGGAACTAATACATCAAACCCGGAATCTGCTAAAATATTCGTCATAAATTGTGAGTTATGTTTTTCAATTCGGTCAGTATAATTGGCAATTAGTGTTTCATCTTCAATTGCTAATTTTAAAATAGCAAAATTTTTACAACCGTTTGTTGCATTTGTTTTTAAGTTAGAATAAAGTTTTTGTATATCATTAGAGCTATTTTCAAATTCCATATTAGTATATCTTACATACCTTTTGTTTTTTTATATTCTTTCCAAGAAATTGGTTTTGTTTCAATTGGTGGTTCAGCTACAGGATTTTGTTCATCTAAATGTTCTGATGTTTTCAATGCACTATCGACATATAGTTCTTTTAATACTTTTCCAACCATAACAGAACCTTCATTTTGGTCAACTTTACCATCTTCAACGAGTTTTAGTACAATTAACAATTTAGTCATAAGTTCGAGGTCAAGCTCATCTTTGACAAGACGATTAAAAATATCAGTATAATTATTGTATAAAAACGGGGTAGTCTTTCTACACATTTCTGTGTATTTTTCTGGGTCATTGAGTTTCAACTCAACATTGGCGAGTTTAAATGTATCTAATTTACGAATTTCATCGCGTAATACTATACTATGTTTTACTTTACGAATATGAGCAGTATTGTCTTCACTGTCCATTTCACTAAGCAACTTTTTTAAATTCAATCGTTCATCTGGAGATAAAGTAGACATATATGAATCTATTAATAATATTAATAAACAAAAGTGTTTATGTGTTTTTGAATATAATAACTTTATTATTACATATTTAGTAAATAGTCGGGCCAATAATTATTATCTGTGAAATATGTATATCATACATAGAAAAATGTCAATGCTTACTTTGTTTTTAGGAATAATTTTTATTTTAGTGATTTGTTCGTCATTATTTGTGTCGTGTAATGCTGTATCTCCAATTTATATGGACACAGTGTTTAAGAAACACTCTGAATTTGAGAATTTTGAGAATAATTCAATGAATGAATACGCAAAACACTTGATTGTATCCCAAGAAGCTGGATGCAAAAAAGTTCACGGTATGAATGGATTATTTTGTTCACCATTAAGCAATGATGTAGATAATTTAGACAAATTTGCTGATGCAGAAGGTAGATTAAGTTGCACTGATAATTCTGGATTAAGTAACTCAAAGGGAGGATTATGTTTGACAGACGACCATAGACGTTTATTATCAACACGTGGTGGTAACAGTACATGTTGCAATGCTCCCGAAGGAGGTGATAAGACAGAAGAAGTATAAATTAATCTGTAAATGTCTTCATACAAATATCACAATATCTAATATTATGACCATAATCCGGGGTAATATCTATATAATCAGTAACAATATTATGTATACAGTTTGATTCAATATAATTTACAACAAGTTCATGTATTTGTTGTATATCACTATCACTATCATAATTTACAATATCATCTAACATAGATTTTACGTTAGACAATATACGAATATTTTTTCTTGTAGTTGTAACCATAAAAAAAGTTATATAATTAGTTATATAAATTACAGATCTTTTTTCTATTTCGTTTTATTTAAATATACATAGCAAGAACACTTTGGCTAACTGAATCTTCCTTTTTAATGAATTTATCTACATTTTCAGGTGTAACTGTGAACGGGAAAGTAACTTTAAGGTCCATATCTTTATCAAATAGATTCTCATCTGGCTTCGTCAATCTAAACAGATTTAGTTTTGTATAAATGATTTCCAGACAGCGTTTTAGATTACGAACACCATCTTCACCCTTTGTATGTTCTTTTGATGATGCTAAGTATTGAATGGTTTCGTCGGGTACAATGATATCTTCTTCTGTAAAGTTAACTTGTTCACGAATCTTCGGTAACAAATGATTTCTTGCAATTACAATCTTTTCCTTAGACTCATACCCTTTTGTTTGAATACGGTACATTCTGTCGCGTAGAATTGGATTGACTTTACTCTCATCATTATAACTGAATATAAACAAACATTTGCTCAAATCAAAATCAACCTCTGTAAAATACTTATCATGAAACTGACTATTTTGAGATGTATCTGTCAAATGAGTTAAGATGCCAATAATTTCTTCACCCCTTGGTGTATCACTCACTTTATCTAATTCATCAAAATAGATGATAGGATTCATACATTTACTATCAATCAAAATTTGTACGATTTTACCCCAAGTACTACCTTCGTATGTATATGAGTGACCTTCAAGAAAGCTACTATCACCAGTTCCACCAAGAGCAATAAATGAAAATTCTCTACCCAAAATTTTACTAATACCCTCTTTCACCAATGTGGTCTTACCTGTACCCATTGGTCCTTTAATTGCAATAGCAGTACCTAATGCAGACGGGTTAGAAATCCATTGTCCCATCATCTGCATAATTTGTATCTTTGCATCATTTAAGCCATATGCACAATCATCTAAAGTTTGTTTTGCATTAGCCATAAAATTATGACATACATCAACACCATCGCTCATTTGAACATTTAAACTCTTATACATTCCAAATGGGATACGCATGAAGGTATCAATCCAATTCTTGATTTTGTAATACTCATTATCACCTGGTTCCATGGTTCGCAAAACATTGAGTTTTTGCATTGCCGCTGCCTTAAACTTTGCTGGCATCTTTGAATCCAATAAGGCTAATCTATATGGCTTATCAATATTAATATGGGCATTAATAACCTTTAAATCTTTCATAACACGCAACTGTTCTCTATTTGATAAGTTTTTTCTAAAATAATCAATTTCATTAGTGCGTTTCTTATCGCCATGAATTAGTTTATGATAATTCTTAGCATTCTTCGTGCGTGACTTTTTAATAAGCTTATTAATAGACTCCTTACACTCGTTAATGGCATTCTTTAGAATCTTACTATTTGGCTTATTGCTGAGTTGTTCAACCAGTTGTTTCTTTGTTTCAACCAATTCCAAATATTCTTGTTCTGCATCTGTTAAAACAACCTCTTCATCAGTATTCTTTCTTTTCTTTTTCTTCATCTTTTTAGATGTTTGTTCTTCAGTTTCAATTGTTGTTGTACGTTGATACGTCTCTTTCATAAACGCTTCTTCGTCGTCACTGTCACAATCCGCGTTATCTTCAATGTAGTCATCATCTGCCTCTTCATCCATACCATCTAACGCTAAGACAATATTATAAACTCCATCCTCATCATCCTCGTCCTCATCCTCGTCCTCATCCTCATCCTCGTCCTCATCCTCGTCCTCATCCTCGTCCTCATCCTCATCCTCATCCTCATCCTCATCATAATCCTCATCATCGCTATCTTCTTCTCCAATATCTTCTTCGTCTTCATCATCGTCGTCTACTACATTTCTGTGTTTCTTATTACTCTTTTTCTTATTTGAAATAGACGTTTTAGACTTTTTCGCGGTGTGTTCTTTTGTTTTCTTATTCTTTTTGTTTGCTTTTGTAATGGTTTTAGCTCGTTCATTGATATATTTAGATGGAAAGATTTTTGTTAACAAATTACGAATGTTATCCATATCTTCTTCGTCAACATCAACTTCATCATCACTTGCTGTAGATGTTGCATGTTTCCTTTTATTTTTAGAATTTTTTTTTTTGCTTGGAGGGACATAAGAAGAATCACTGGTATCAGTTTCATACTCAGTATTTTCTTCATTATCACTGCTGTCACTATCCGCATTATTTTTGCGAAGCTGACGACGGGTGGTCACAAAGGGTGCAGGTGTTTTAATAGATGGCATTGTTTCAACAATTGTTGTAATAGATGCAATACATAAGTACTATGTATTTAAATCAATTTTTTACATTTTTATCTATAAATTTATATATAATGTACGATTTAATAATAGTAGGTGGTGGTATATCAGGATTATTTTTGTATTATAAATTATTAAATACTGGTAAAAAAATATTGTTGTTGGAGAAAAATGAATTATTCGGTGGTCGTATACTTCAATGTGAAGAAGTTATAAATGGACATGAGTATTCATTTCCAAAAGGTGGAGCCAGATTTAATTTAAATCATACAGAAGTAATAAAATTATTAAAAGAATTAAAATTATTGGATTTTCGTAAAGATAAAGGGCAGAATGCTTATGTTGATTTTGTAGATAGTAAAAATGAATTTTCTAAGAAGTTTAATGATAAATCAGGTTTTGATTATATAACAAAAATATTGGATAAAGCGAAACACGACGATACGATATATTTAAAGAGTTGTACTTTTCAAGAATATGCAAAAAAACATTTGAAAAACGACGAGTTAGAATACATGCTTGTAGCATCGGGATACAGTGGTCAATTAAAAAATATGAATATGTATGATGCTTATCATTTATTTTCAAAAGGAATTAGACCAGACCTAACATATTATAGCGGTTATTACCATAAAATGATAGACAAATTAGTAAACGTAATAAAAGAAAGCAATGGTATATTAAAGAATAAGAGTAATGTAAAATCAATAGAATATGATAATACAAATGATATATATTCGGTGAACGTTAATGACAAAGAAATAAAAAGTAAAAAAATAGCATTATGTTTACCAAAAAATGCATTATTAAAAATCCCGTTATTAAAACCAATACATTCTGTGTTAGAAAAATCAATAAGTTGCAAGCCATTATGTCGTGTTTATGCATTATTTAAGAAAGAAGATATATGGTTTAATGATTTAACAACAAAGGTTATAACAAATAATCCATTACGATTCATAATACCAATGGATAGAGAAAACGGACTAATAATGATATCATATACAGATGACGAATACACGAAATATTGGAATAGTATGAAAACTAAAAAAGAAGTAAAAGATGCAATAGTGAAAAACGTAAAATTAACATTTAAAAAGGAAATAAATGCACCGGAAAAGGTATGGGTATTTAATTGGGATTGTGGGGTAGGATATTGGAATAAAGGAATAGATAGTAATAAGGTAGCAAATCAAATAACAAATCCTTGTAAAAATCTATATATTTGTGGTGAAAATTATAGTTTAACTCAAAGTTGGGTAGAAGGTTCTCTTGAATCGTGTAATAGATGTTTAAAACATTTGGTATCAAAGATATAAAGTAAATAATAATTTATAATAATAAGTTATATTATTATGAAAAAAGGAGTTTGTGCGAGTTGTTTAGATTTTGATGTAGAAAATGTAGTAAAATCAAAAGAGTCATTAAAGCCCGAATGGTTAGAAGAGAAAGATTTTGTTCGTGAATTTATAAACAGTCATAGTATGACTTTAAAAAATCCAGATTTTAGTAATGTTGAAATGAAATTAGAGTTAGGTGAGAAGTTGAGTAATAAAAAAATATTATACTGGGCAGCCGATGAGAAAACCGACAGTAGTCCAATAATAAAAGATGCAAAGACCGCCTATAATAAGTTTGAGAATAGTGGTGTAATAAAATCAAACGACAAAGGAGTAGTAAAAATAAGATTGGCTTGTCCTCAGTTATATAAAGCAAAACAAAAGAGTGATAAAAAAGATAATACATTTTTTAGACATTTACATTTTGTAGTAGAGAACAATGGAAAATGGAATGACCAAATTTACACAAAAATAGTAATATGTAAATATAGTTTGGAAAAATTTATGAAAGAAAAGAAAGAAGATTTAACAGTAATAATAAATGCATTACCAAGTGAATATTATGGAAAAGACCATATACCAAAAACATTTAATTTATTTAATAAAGATGTATCAAAAATGTCAATAATAGAATTAGAAAAATGGTTTGGAGAAGTAGTGAGAATCCATTATCCAAACCTAAATACATATGTAAAAAATAAAAAGGTGAAAATAAATGAAGTACCAATAATAGTATATTGTGCTCATGAAAAATGTAATGCAGCAGAATTAACAATAAAAGAGTTAATGAAAAAAGGTTTTGTTAATATAAATGAATATAGTGGAGGAATGAAAGAATATAGAAAAAAATATCAATATGACAATTAATATAGATACTATTAAAAAATTGATTATAACTACTTTGAAAATTATATAAACATATTAATATATAGGTTATATAATTTAATGCATACCAAAGATACAACTATGGATAACTTTAAACCATCTTCAAAGATTATTGGGGTACAATTTAGTATACTATCTCCAGAAGAAATCCGTAAAAATTCGGTGGTAGAAGTGACATCTCGTGATACTTATATTAACAATAAACCTGTTGTTGGTGGATTATTTGACCCCCGAATGGGTGTTCTTGAACCAGGGTTAATATGTCCAACTGATGGATACACTTATATTGACACGCCTGGTTATTTTGGTCATATAGAATTAGCTCGTCCTGTATTATTTATTCAACATTTAAAAGAAATAATGAAAATCTGTAAATGCGTATGCTTTAAATGCAGTAAGTTAAAAATCAATAAAAATCTACATAAGCATGTATTGAATATGTCTCAGTCAGAAAGGTGGCAATACGTAACAAATCTTGCTGCGAATGTAAAGAGATGTGGCGATTGTACTGAGGATGGTTGTGGATATAAGCAACCCGATAAAGTTCAAGTAGAGGGTATGTCTACAATACAAGCGATTTGGGAAAAGATGGCGACAGCTGATGGAAATACTGAGAAGGTAGTATTAAGACTAACTCCTGAAATGTTGATAAAAATCTTTAAGCGTATATGCGATGAAGATGTAAATTTTATGGGTTTTAGTCCAGTATGGTCACGTCCAGAGTGGATGATTTGTCAAGTATTACCAGTTCCTCCTCCAGCGGTTCGTCCATCCGTAAAGCATGATGCTCAGCAACGTAGTGAAGATGATTTAACACATATCTATAGTAATATAATTAAAACAAACAATGATTTGCGTGACAAGATAGCAAACAATGCAGCCACAAAGGTGATAGAAGTATTATCTGGAATATTACAATATTTTGTAGCAATGATTGCAAACAATAAGGTAAAGGGTGCAGACCCAATGGCACAGCGTTCTGGTCGTCCGTTAAATTGCATTAGTGGTAGATTAAATAGTAAGAATGGTCGTATTCGTGGTAATTTAATGGGTAAGCGTGTAGATTTTAGTGCACGTTCGGTCATTACAGGTGACCCTAATTTATCAATTCGTCAATTGGGTGTTCCTTTGAAAATAGCAAGAAATATAACAAAACCCGTAACTGTAAATGACAGAAATCGTAACTTTCTTATGAAATTAATACAAAATGGTCCAGATGGTGGTTCAAATGGAGAACCTGGTGCAAAAATATTAGAACGTAAAAGTGGGGAAAATATTTCTCTACGATATGTTGATACTGGTTCTATTCGTTTAGAAAATGGTGATATTGTTCATCGTCATATGATGGATGGTGATGCTGTTTTGTTCAACAGACAACCAAGTTTACATAGAATGAGTATGATGTGTCATATCGTCAAAATTATGAAGCGTGGTGACACGTTTCGTATGAATGTTGGCGATACCAAACCATACAATGCTGATTTTGATGGGGATAGATTTTGTCCCAAACAGGTGACCGCCCAATAAGTTGTAGACATACTTATTGGGGAAAACGGTGTAAAGTCTACTGGTAGGTGTATTTCGCATAGGTACATTTTACTAATATAATCATCTAGTCATTCTTTAAAAATAATATAAATATAACTCGCTCTATATAATAAAATAAAAATGATATTAGATATTGGTGAAAAAGAAAAAGTTGTTGGTCAAATATATAAAATGACTAATACTACAAATGGAAAGGTTTATATAGGTCAAACACGTAGTCACAGATTAAACCATAATAAATATAGACCATTTGGATATTTGGGAAGATTCAAAGACCATATTTACGAAGCATTTTCAAGCAAAACAAAACAATGTAAGTGTTTGAACTCAGCTATACGAAAATACGGTCAAGATAGTTTTACTTGTGAATTAATTTACACTTGCAACGTGAATGAATTAAACGAACAAGAAGAACAATTAATCATTGAATACAATTCCAAATTTCCAAATGGCTATAATTTAACAAATGGTGGTAATGGGTTTACAGATGTTAATGGTGAATTTACTTGGAGAACCGAAATTCAAGAACCCAGAATATTAAAACCTCAACCCAAAAGTGACTATACGAAACAGTTGATTTCTACAAGGTTAAAATCAGCTCTTGATAATGAAGAACATCGGGAGAAAATGATGAAACTAACACAGAAACAACATTTGGCTAAAAAATATGAACTATCCAAAGATGTAGTAATTGTTGATGACGATATAGATAAATATATTCGGGTTCTTAAAAATAACACGAATAATACAGAATATGTCCGTATTGTCATTGATAAAAAAAGAATCACAACTTTTGTAGGAAAGCACGAACCAATAGATGAAATAAAAAAAAGAGCGAAAAAATTTATATTAGATTTAAAAGAATGGCAACGTAGCCAAATTGCGGGAACTTCTTTAGAGCCCATACTACCACCCCATAATGGAAACATAATGGGGGAACTCGGTTAATTGCCGAACCCAATGGTAAAAAAGTATGGGATTAGACAATCCGCAGCCAAGCTCCTAAGTCCGTTATGATAGGATATGGAGAAGGTTCAGAGACTAGACGGTTACGGGTCTTAAATGAAGGTTTAATCAACCGGATAAGGCACAAGGTATAGTCCGTCCCCTTAGGAGACTTTGGGGGAGTTTGACTGCATATGCAGTCAACAAAACAAAGGAAATGAATATGCATATGCCACAAAGTGTGTTGGCAGAAACCGAATTAAAAAATTTAGCAGCAATCCCATATCAAATGATAAGTCCAGCAAAGAATTCGCCAATCATTGGTATATTCCAAGATTCAATGTTGGGGTCATATCGTTTTACCCGACCAAATATTAACTTTACGCCCCGTGAAGCGATGAATTTATTGATGTTATCGCCGAATGTAAATATGGATAAGTTGCGTGAAAATGGTGACAAAATAAGTAATTTTGATATTTTATCCCAAATATTACCACCAGTAACATTAAAATATAAAACAGATTTGTATGATGAAGATGAAGAATATGACGACTCAAACAATGTATTAGAGATTCGTAATGGTGAATATATTCGTGGTCAAATGGAAAAATCAGTATTAGGGTCAACTACAAAGGGTATAATTCACCGTATATGTAATGATTATGGAAATATGCGTGCAAGCGAGTATATTGATGATATGCAAAATATAATAACTGAATACATGAAGTCGAGTTCATTCAGTGTAGGTATTAGTGATTTGATAGCTGACCGTAAAACCCAAGATAGTATTATACATGCAATATTGACACAAAAACAAGAAGTGCAATCAATCATAGAAAAGGTACACTTAGGTATATTTGAAAATAACACGTCAACCACAAATATTAGCGAGTTTGAAACAAGTATTAATAATGTGTTAAATAAAGCAACAGAACAAGCAGGTAAGATTGGTCGTAAATCTTTGAGTAAAAACAATCGTTTCTTGATGATTGTTAACTCTGGTTCAAAGGGTTCGCTTATTAATATTTCTCAAATGATATCTTGTTTGGGTCAAACCAATGTAGATGGTAAGCGTATCCCATATGGTTTTGACAACCGTACATTACCTCATTTCAGTAAATTTGATGACACTCCTGGTGCACGTGGTTTTATTGAGAATTCTTATATATCGGGTTTAACTGCTCCAGAGTTATTCTTTCATGCGATGGGTGGTCGTATTGGTTTAATTGATACTGCTGTAAAAACATCTCAAACAGGATATATTCAGCGGCGATTAATTAAAGGTCTTGAAGATATTAAAGTGGAATACGATATGACAGTTCGTAATAGTATTGGAAAGATTATTCAGTTTACATATGGAGATGATAATTTTGATTCAACAAAAACAGAAAATCAAAAGATTCCATTGGTAAGTATGACATTAGAAGATATTTATAATTATTATGATATAGCAGGTGTAAATAATGAGAAAACTGTGTTAAAGGACATATATACAAAAGGTACTATTTCAAGAATAAAGAAGCAACGTGAATCTACAAAGGATAAATGTAAAATATATATTGAGCAAATGATTAAGGATAGGGATTCATTAATAGAGGATGTATTTCTTAACAAAAATGAAAATGGTATTAAAATGCCAATCGCCTTCCAAAACACAATAGTTAATGTACAGGGTCAATTAAATTTGACACAAAATAGCCTTGTAGATATTACTCCTGAAGAAGCATTTGATTTAATTAACATATATTATAAAAAGTTGGAGAATTTTAATTATGCAAAGCCAAATGATTTATTTGAAATCATGTACTTTTACTATCTTACACCTAAGGATTTGCTTGTTCGTAAGCGTTTCCATAGAAAGGGACTCATTTTGTTATTAGAAACAATTGTAATGAAATATAAACAAGCATTGGTTCATCCAGGTGAAATGGTAGGTGTTATTGCTGGCCAATCTATTGGTGAACCAACTACTCAATTAACTTTGAATACATTTCATTTAAGTGGTGTAGCATCAAAGTCTAATGTTACTCGTGGTGTTCCTCGTATTGAAGAAATTTTACGTTTGACTAAGAATCCAAAGAATCCATCTATGACTGTATTTTTACACAAAAATGAAGAAGGTACTCGTGATAAGGCAGAACATTATGCCAATATGTTAGAACACACCAAAATTTCAGATGTAGTAAAAGGTGTTCAAATTTGTTTTGACCCAATTGACAAAGAAACTGTAATGCCAGATGACGAATTAATTATGAAACAATATTATGAGTTTGAAGATATTGTAGAAGAATGTAATAAAACTGAAACTACTACAGATGAAAATGGAGAGAAACAACAAACTTCCAGATGGGTCATCCGTATTACATTTAATGCAGAAACATTATTTGAAAAGAATATTACAATGGATGATATTCACTTTGCTATTAACAATAGTTATGGAGAAGAGGTTACATGTGTATACTCGGATTATAATGCAAAGAATTTAATATTCCGTATTCGTTTAAATAGTGATGTATTAAATAAGGCCAAGAAGCGTGGTGTTGCCAGTTCACTTGACCAGTCAGATGAAATATATATGTTAAGAAATTTCCAAGAAATGATTTTGAATACAATTGTATTACGTGGACTTCCTGGTATAACAAATGTATTACCGAGAAAGTTGCAAAATATGGTATCCAAAGAAGATGGAAAATATGTTCAAAAGGATATTTGGATTTTAGATACAACTGGTTCTAATCTAATTGATGTTCTTGGATTAGATTATATTGACTGGGTTAGAACATATAGTAATGACATAAAGGAAGTATTTGATACATTGGGTATTGAAGCTGCTCGCCAAGTGTTGTTTAATGAATTAGCAGAAGTTATGGATTTCAGTGGTGTTTACATTAACTATCATCATTTGAGCATATTGTGTGATCGTATGACAACAAACCAGAATATGGTGGCTATCTTTAGGTCAGGTATTTTAAATGATAATATTGGTCCAATTGCTAAGGCTACATTTGAAGTACACACAGAAGTATTGTTGGAATCAGCAAGACATGCGAATTTTGATAATATGCGAGGTGTATCTGGAAGTGTAATGATGGGACAAACCGGTAGTTTCGGTACAGGTATGTTTGATTTGGTATTAGACATGGAAAAAATGCAAACATTGGATACACAAGATATCTCTCGTAAAGACCGTAATGCTGAGATAAGTTCTATGTTTGGAAGTCTTGAAGATCCAAATGAACCATGTTCAAGAAATAATGTGGAGATTTCTAATTATATTTCCAATGTTACAGTACCAGAAATAGGTGAGTGTGATGATGATTATGATATGGGTATTTAGAAAAATATAAAAAAATTAGATATATTTCAAATTATATATAATTTTTTATTGATTATTTTATGATAATATTATATAATATAATGAGTACTCCGCCTCAGTTTCACATGGATGGTACGACACCCCCCAATACACCCAACCATAATCTTAATGAAAAAACACCTCCCAGAATACGTAGAATCGTAGACGACGAGATACACAGAATGGAAAAAAACTCATTAAAAAATGCGGAGATGAGAATGAAATATGAAAAAATAATAAAGGAATGTGATGATAAACCAGATGATTGTAACCACTTTAAAAAAACTGCGGCTGAAATTTGGTTAAATAAACATCCAAAACATAATGAAACTCCGCCAATACCAATTCCGAAGGTCAACCGCTGGTATGTTAAATCTGGTGGAAAGAAATCCAAGAAATCAAAAAAGTCCAAAAAATCTAAGAAACAAAGAAAAACTCGTAAGAAGAGTAAAAAGTAATATATAAAATTGATATTAATCTGTCAATATGACAGAATAAAATAATAAGGAAAATCTAAAATGACATGTTATAATATTATGATAGCTGATAATATTATTCAATTATACAATGATTATAAAAAGAACGGAGGTTTTGGTATGTTTGTATTAGATGATTTATTAGGTAAAAATATTAAAGCAGATGACATACCTCAAATAGTACATCTTGAATGTAAGATAATACAATTATACCATATAACATATAATGTTCCAATAACACTTGATATATTAGAAAAAAAATATCTTGGAAGAAAACGAGTAAATGTATATATTCGTATAAATTACCGTATTAAGAACAGTATAAAAAAGGCTCCAAAAAATTTTGATATATATACAAATTTTATGAAAAATAATTCAATCAAAGGATACACGACCCGTGAGTATTGGAGAGAAAAAGAAGAAATGGAAAATGAATTAATACTGTAATAAATTAAAAATATTGTATATTGAAAAGTATATGTATAAATGTATATGATGCATTTAATATTATTATTATTATTAATAACCATTTCATATGGAATAGAACAAATATCATTTAGCGGTGGTGGTGCATTTGGTGCAGTGGAAATAGGTATTTTAAAAAGAATAGTAAGTGAAAATCCAAAAAAATATGATAGATATACCGGAATCTCAGCAGGTGGATTGAATTGTGGTTTTTTATCGTACTATTCAAGTATAAATGAAGGAGTAAAAGATGCAGAAATAATGTATTCAAATATTCGTAATAATGATGTGTATGAAATACTACCAATAACAAGTAATTCGTTGTTGAATACAAAACCTTTACATAAAACATTAAATACGATTATCGCGAATATGTCAAATGAACCAGTAATAGAAACACTAATAGGAGCAGTAAATTTGTACACAGGTAATTTAGATACATATAAGTATGATTCAACTTTAAACACAGAAGATAAAATAAAGTTATTAATGTCAACATCTGCAATACCAGTAGTTTTCCCCCCGATACAGTTTAAAGGTTACATGTATGCAGATGGAGGAACATTAAGTAATGAGTTATTAGATATCGTACATTCTCCTGAATATTTAAACATCACCTATATAACTCCATATGATACAATGATTGAAGATGACGATGCGATAGACACAATAGAAGAGATGATAATGAGAACATTTCGAGTAGTAAAACACAATTATAACAATCCAATTACACAATTAAATCAAAATTGTGAAAGTCCTTATGGTGAGATAAATTATTATTATGTAACTCCATCTGCATTATCGGGTTACAGCATGTTGAATTTTAATAAAGGAATTGAATTAATAGATATAGGTTATCTCAATACAAAGAGTAAACACTATAAATTATGTTAGATTCATTATTCATACAAAATGTATAATGAATTAAAAAAATATTTATGCTTTTTTCTTACGAGGTGCTTTAATTTTTAACTTAGGTACAGCAATCTCATAATCACCTATAAAATCATCAAATGATTTGAAATGTTCTGTATATGATGGAGATTCAATTAATTGTTGAAATCCAATCAAATCACTAATCATAGAAGGTGGTGTAATTAAGTTATATTGATTATTACTTATCATACGTATAAAGAAGAACTCATCATTTTCGGGGTCACCCGCTAATCGTAACCATTGTAAATTATTATTGAAGGGTAAAGAAGAATTACTGTGAAACAATATAATTGGTAATTTCATGTTTATAGAAATAACCCAATAATCAATAGCAGTTAACATATAATCATCACCCATAATCATAACATCAATATTGATTTGTTTTTTCTTAAGCATATTAACATGTGATTTCCCTTGATTATTGAATATATCACATAATTTTAATAAATAGTTCTCAATGATAGGTTTATAATAACTACATAAACGCTTTTTAATATCATGAATATTTTCATCAATTTGCAGATATGTTTTCATAATATGTAATATAATGTAAAAACTACACTGAACCGAGGTATTCATAACATGTTCCTTAGCTCCATCATGTAGTATTAAATGCCAATTACTCTTATCAACAATAACATCACCGACAGTAGATACACATTCTTTTTGTAATACATTAGATGAGGCATTGGTGCTATTATTGTATTGTTGTTCTAATGTAATTTCATTTTCACTGGTAGGGAGGTTTGATGTTGTAGGATTTGCAAAATCATAAGAAATATTTTGTATATATTTATTTGTTGGCATTGGAATCAACTCATCAAAATTTTCAGATATAATTGTAGAATATAGAGATAATATTTCATCTGCATTTATATCATATTCAATATCGCCAATATTTAAATACTTGGTAGGGTCTAATATAAATAGACGAATGCGATTATATCTAACCAATTCGTCTGTTAACCGAGTATAATAAAGTAATTCATTTTCATTATCACTTATTAAATTTTGTTTTGGTATACATAATTGATTAGATTTTCCACTACATAGTCCAATAATATCGTCTTTGTTTATAAGACCATTCATATCATTTATTTTATCCAATACATCTTTATCAAAATCAACAAAAGAAATATGGGGATTCATTGTGTGTTGTATAATGGAAATCAGCATTTTCATTTTAATATTGTATAGGTATTGTTTATTTTCTATAATACCGACAATTTCATCGCGTATGGTTTTATATTTATAATTAGACAATAATACACGTAATTTATTACGGAAAAGTTTATAGAACTGAGTTTCAAGAGAAATATTTCGTATTGTTTGTGTGCGTATAGAATCATTAGATGTATCTGTAGAAAGAGACTTATCTGCTTGATAATACTCATTGTCTTTATAACCATGTACTTGATACTTAGGAATACCATCTTCAATAGTATCTTGTACAGGTTCACTGATTTGGATAAATTGATTCGTTTCTGTGAATATTCCAACAATCAACCCGTCTTCTGTAACCTTGAATTGTGGTTTACATAATATTTTTCCTTGAGATTTATCTGAAATTTGTAGTAATCGGTCACGAGTAGTTTCATATGTTTGCCATTCAACCTCGTCTGTAAAAATCATATTAACATTATCTATATTACTGGATGGTGCAGTTGGTATATAAAAACCATTATTATCGGTAATTCTCGACTTAACAATAAATGCAATGGTTTTTCCTCTATAATTACGAACTTGATTTTCAACAATTAAACGGTTTTCTTGTAAAATAGTATAAATTTCGGCAGCAGATATATTTGTTTTATAGTCATAAACGTCAGGCATACTTGGTCTTGGTTTGCAATACTTATTGGTAGTTTTATTAATTATAGAAAATAAGTTTAATAGATTAGATGGAGTATTTTGTTGGTAAAAAATTTTAACAGCATTTTTCTTGGTGTGTTTTGATAATTTGGTATTACCATACAAATATATAGGTTCATATATATTGTCTTGTTTCAATAATATACAAGTACCTTTTTTTATGTCAAACATTCGCGATGTATATGAATTTGTTGGACATAATAGAGACACATTGTTGGTGATATCATGATTTATAATTTCAATTAATGCAATATTAATACCATCTTTAAAAATACCAGTATCAGGTGAACTAATAATATCCCACATATAGGTATGATCAATGAATGAGTCGTCATTTTTTAAATAATTTAAAAAGTTTTGGTAAGAGGCAATTGTATCTTTCAAAAATCTATTCTGTGATATATTCTCCAAATTATTAAAACTCTGGTAAAATTTGGTAGTTCTGTATTTTTCAACAGTGATATCACTAATAGATGTTTTCTTAGGTTGAAATATGGAAACAATAGAACCATTATTTAACTTTATATAAACATCTAATGTAATGTGTGATGCAATAATTTTTCGCATTTCAGGAATAGTAGGTGTATTGATATTATTATGATATGTATATATGTCAGCAATACAAGCAATGAATGATTGATTATGTGAATACTCTACCCCATATCTTAATAAAGGTGTTTCTGTTTGTCGTATTAATGCAGGATTATTTTTAGTAACAGAGGTTGAGTTATCTGTTCGCAAAAAGAGTTCTACAGATAATGGTAAGAATCCCCATCTGGATGCATCAATAGGGAATTTATCATGACCTAATACATTCATACCTTTTCGTTGTTCTTTTACGGGTTTATCAACAGTATTATTGCTTGTGTTAATAACATCATCATTAGACGGGTTGGTCTGTTCCACTTTTCCTTGCTTGTTAATTAATTTTCCAACAACCTCCGGATTTCCACGTAACTCACTATCCATAACACCACACTCTTTACGGCGGATATTTTGTTGTGTTGTATTCATTTCTTTAAAACAGCATGGTAAACAACTATCAGGATGTGATTTTGCTCCTAAGAAACCAGGTCTATGTTGACGATAATTATTGTCCTTATCTTTATGTTGACGTTCATCAGTAAATTCATAAATATAATGACCAGGTGGTGGATTATTTGACTTAGAAGATGGTATAATTTTGCCACCACATTCACCATCTGCAACTTGTTTATCAGTCATAGGTTTATTGGTTTGTAAACACCAATATCTTGGACATACGTACCAATACTTGTTTTCTGGATTAGAACCATATGGCATAGCTACTTCATATGAGTTTTCATCCATCGCTTCTAACTCTTCTTTTGTCAAAATAACAGGTTGTCTATTACTTTGACTTGGACAAACTCTTGCATAAGAATCATAACGCCCGTCTTTTTTGGTACGAAATAATGTGGGTTCAAGTTTTTTCATTTTATCAAAAAAATTACGGTTTCCACCGACAAATAAGTTATCATCATCACTGTCACTATCGTCTTGAAATAATAATTCATTATCATTAATAGATTCTTTTACTGCAGGTTTTGGTGAATTATTGTCATCATCATCATCATCATCATCATCATCATCAAAAAATATACCATCGTCATCAACATCAGTGTCAGCATCTATTTGTGTTGGAATATTGGAGGATTGAAGAGAATAAGGTTGAATACCTTTACTGCTAACAGCTACAATGGGTTCTTGTATAATTACATCTTCAATCTTACTTGTTTCGGCCATTTTTTTCAATAATGTATCCTTGGATATAGAAGATTTATCAGGATATTGAGTAACCCGTAAAAATGTATCAAAATAACGATGAATAACATCAATGTAATGTATAGACGTAATCTCACTCACATCAAGTGTCAATTCTGGAGTTGCGTATGCATTTGAAATATGAATTAAACAAGGAAATCCTGGATTTTCTGCGATATCAACCGTTTTATTTATATAATTACCATTCAATAATATATGTGAATTCAAGTAATCGGTGATATGTTGTTGAGCTTCTTCATTAGTAAATGAAAAATTATCCATAATATATTTTTTTACAGTACCCCAATCATTCGTGTTTTTATATATTTGTGTAATCATGCTATTGATAGCAGTCATTTCTTTATAATTTTCAACACGAGTAAATCGTAATATTGCACCTTTATTAATATTAGGTTGATACACATGGAACATGTTAGACATAAGTGTAGTTAATTCGGTAGTTTTTATAGGAGTAGTATAGGGAACACTACATATATAACTAACATTAACTATTTCAACTTGTTCATCATATATGCTATTAAATGTGGAAATAGTATATCCAGACGTTTCAATTATTCTATTTATTTGAGAGATGATTATATTAATTTTATTATTTAATAATATATTTAATTTATAAGCAGAAATGTGGTGTTTACATTCCCCTTTTATTACAACATCGCCATTGTTATTAATATGTATGAAAATGAATTCTGTAGTATTTTCATAAGTATATTGTGTAACAAATGATAATTGTTTTGGCTTATTTAAATTTTTAGAAAAAGATATAATTTGTGTTCGTGACAATAGTGGTATTTTTTTTCCAGTTTTGGTTCTGGCATTGGTATATAAACGATAAATGGGTTCTCTACGTAAACCCGAATTGTATTTTATATAAGGAATATCATTTGTCGCGTGAACTTGTTTAAAAATATATTCAAGAGGCAATATGATGTTTGTAATCGGGTGCAAAACCATATGAAATTTATTAATACCATTTTTAGAATAGGGTAGTTTTTCAGGTTGTTTATTATAAAGATTATAAAAGGTATCAATATTTTTATATTTTTTGAATAATTTTGGTTTCATAAGTTTCTTAGTATCTTTTATTAAATTGGGCTTTTGTTTTATTAACTCATCAGTAGTTAATATCTCTAATTTTGACAACATTGGATAATATAATTTTATAAAATAATCACTTGATATAGAATGAGTATCGCTATATTTAAAAACATCATCAGCAGTACAAACATATAAAGTATTATTAATCAAATTACCATAAGATAATAATAAATGATTTTCAAATGATAACAATGCATTGTTATTTGTAGTATGAAATACGAGTTCTTGATTGTGTAATACATTGAACGGATTAGTTGAATATAAAAGTTCTCGTGATTTTACAAAACGTCTTCCAATTGGTATAGAAATATCAATATTATATGTATGTTTTGAGAATCCTTTCATAAACTCGACTAATGTGTATGTGGGTTGTTCCATATTAGCAAAATAAGATAGTGTATCTTTATCAACGATTTCAAGATTGACTAACAATTGTCCAATAATAGGTTTTGTTAATGGTATAGTTTCATTCTTAGTAATCTCCAAATATAGTTGATGTAAATGTATTGATATAGTTTTTTTAGAAAACAAATATAATTCACTGTAGGATAATAGTGGCATATCAAGTTCATGTAAAATCTTTTTTTTTATAATATGAACAGAGTCGTCAGGATGAAGTTGCATACTTGATGATTGAATTATAAATTCAGTAGTATTATTTTGTAATTGTTCATACTCACTAAATATATCATTATCTTTACTAATTGGTTTCATACTTCCTTGAAACACAACCATTTTTTTAATAGTATTTGAATGATTTAAAATACATACCTTCATAATGTCTTTCGTGGGAATAGGTTCTTCATATTGTATAATAGATTCAATATTGCCTATATCTTCCATATATACAGATGCTTATAGATTATATACCTATTTTTCTATAATATAAAAATAATTTTTATATTATTATATTAGCAATAATGATATCAATATAGTAAGTTCTAAGCGTCATAATAAGGATTATCATGTATTTTCATTCCACAATATTCACGTGGGGCAGATTTATAATCAACTGGGTTATGTATATTCGCTTCCTTAGCTTGTTCTAATAGAAATTTAAAGTTTTGCCAAAATTCACTTTTATGTCCAATAGATTTGGTCATAACATGTGAAAGTTCATGTATAGCAACGAAAGATAATGTACTTTCATCAATTAAAATTTCATTTTCATGTTTCTCTTTATTTAAACAAAAGGCTATTTTTTCACCTTTATTTTCACTATATGCAGTAAACTTACTGGTAGGTAATGTTTCCATAACTTTTGTAGGATTGAAATTAGTATGTAAACGTTTAACATTTTCTTGGTCGGGAAATTTACCGTAAACATAATCAACTAATTGTTTACATTTTTCAGTAACTTTTGCTAATAAATCGGCGGCCTCTTGTAATTTATTACGTTCACGTACACAATATTCATTACCATCAACAGTAGATACAATGCATTTTAAATCAAATGCACCATAATTATCAAAATATATGTATAAGCATCCAATAATGACTATGCCTGTTAATAAGAATCCTAAAATTTCATATTTATCCATGATTTATATATTATAACATGATTAAAAGTTACAGTATTATTGGTATAATTTATACCATAAATAAATATGAATTACTAAAAACAAGTATGCTATATTTATTCCAATAATATATTGACTGCTGTAGTTATACTTATATGAATACGTAAGTAATATGAGTGTTGTTATCATAATAAATATGGAACATAACATACCAAATAATGCATGATAGGTTATATCTTTTGCTGCTTCTTCGCTAATAGACATAGAAATGAATAAGATATAAAAATATAATATAGGCATACCCCATAAAAATGCGATTATTTTTATATACGCAGGATGATTTTTATATAGAGATGAAGCATATGAGAATAAAACAGTGATTAATCCACCACTTAAGAATTCGGCAATATAAAACATATATTATATAATGTTAAAAATTAATCATGACTAAATCATATAAACGCGTTAAATTCATTATGTATTACTATATAATGAATTAATGGAATTAAACTATTTACTTGCAGGGACCAAGCTCAAGGGGGACACGAGCGAAATCGGTTTCAATGGTACTTTGGTTCCATGGACCAACCTCGGCCTTGGGGACAATAGGGTCGGAACGGAGTTGTAAATTAGCATTGCGTAAAGTTTGACCAATTGTATCTAATCCAATATGGTGACCAGCCTTCAATAAGTCAGGCATAGCGGCATTTCCAGATTTGGAAGCATTAGGATTTAATGCAGACCATTGACTATTTTCGTCAGCGGGTAATAAGTCGGTAGGATTAGCAACCTCGTGTGTAGCATATCCACTACCAGAAGCAGTACTACCAGAACCATCAGCAGCAGCTTCTACCGTTTCGGGCTTTTTCTCAGCCTCTTCTGTACCATCTTCCATTTTTTCGGCAACAGCCATCTTGCTGCTGAAATTTTGGTTAATTAACCAAACTAATAGTAAAAATACAAGAATTCCCACAACTCTTTGAGGTGTGAAGAATGTTTTCATTCCATTAAATGACTGTTTTAAAATTGAGAGAACTGTGCGAAACATTCTGTTTATATAATAACGGGTGATAAATTATTTATCTAAAATAACATTTTATCTAAACAATCTGTTATCAAATGTCTTTTAAATAATTTATTCTACTTCGTCCATTTCTTCATTTTCACTATCATCACTATCTGTTAAATCATCTAACATATATTGATTTTTTATACGTTTTGCTTCTAAATAGGAAGAAAGTGCTAAATCTCTCGCGATTTTTGCTTTTCTGCAAGCTTCTCTATACATTTCATAATATATATCTTTGTCTTTTTTAATATTTATGTTAACATCATCCGTTAAATCATCTAAATCTATGTTGAATTCTTGTAATTCATTTGTATCTATTGGTTCTATCATTGTATCATCTATTATATTTGCAGGTTCATCCAAATTATCGGGAGTTACTTCATTATTTTCTAAAATAGGTTTATCATTTATTTCTGGTTCAGTTGATGTTACGCCTGTTTCTATTTTTTGAATATCATTGATATCTTTGTCTAAAGAACCTACTCCTATTTCATTTGAATTATCTAAAGTAGAAATAACAATTTCACTATTTTCCATATTCTCATTATTTTCATTAAAATCTGAATCTTCTAAAGTAGGAACATGGATATCTAATTCAGTATTTTCTGCATTATTAATACCTATTATAGGTTTATCTAAATCATTTTGGTTATCATTTTCTGTTTTATTTTCATTTATAGATGTTCCATATTGTGATGGTAATCGTATTACACAATTTGAGAATATTTTCACAGGTTTCATCGTTACCATTTGTTTTATTTCAATGTCTATTTGGAAACTGGTAGATGAACATTTTATACCTTTAAATTCTAAAATACTAATAACGTCTTGTGTATCATTAATTGTATCAATATCTACTTTATTATTATTTTCATTATATATAGTTAGTGCAGGTACACCTAAATTGGTCTCTACATTTACACGAAGAATATAATATTTACCTGTCTTATATATTTTCATAGGGGAAGTGAAATAATTTTCTATATCATGACGCTCTAACATTAGATTACTGTCAAACCATATAGCACGGTTTTCGTGTAAATGTTCGTGGCACATATTTTCTAAATTTTCCATCCATCGTATAAATTCATCATTATCATTGGAAAATACCAAATCTGTATAATATCGTTTTCCTGCTTTTAAAAATCCGTTACGAGTATTACATTTCGGTGTTTGTAAATATAAAGGGTTATTATTTATACCAAACTTTATTAACCAATTACCACCTGTTGTACTTTTTGGTTTAGATAATTTAACAGAACTAAATTGAAAATTATCAGACGCTTCTAAAATACTATCCATTATAGTTATTCTAAGTGGTATCTTTATTATTATTTATAAATATATTCTATTAATTATACGAATTGCGTTAAAATAGATTTATTCTATTAATGCAGTACTATAAGTATTATAGCAAGTATGAGAAATATAAAAGACTCATGTATTAATTATTTGTATAGCGAAGATTCGCGTAAAGATATCAAAGCTGTATTAAGTCCTATTGGAGATTTAATATATAATGAAATGTATTTGTACATATGGATAATCTGTTTTTATAATATTTTTTTATTTATAGCTATTTTAGCCAATTTATATTTACTATTAAAAATTTTAAAATTCATAAAACATAGTAAAGTATATATGTACGAATAAAATATAATTATAAGGTATAATGGGAATTAAACGTTTTAGTCGTAAAAATAAATTAAATAAATCCAATAAAAAGAAAAACCGTGCTGTAGGTAAAGGAACCAGAAAACGTAAACATAAAGATGGAAAATTAACCAGAGATAATTGGATGAAAAAATTAATTTTCAAGGGAGGTAGTGGTGCTGCTGAACACGGTGTATCCGTATTTGGTGATATGAATAACCAACATGTTGGAAATAGTGGGTCAATACATGTTAATCAATTCAATAGTGATACTGTAAAAATAGATGATATAGCCAAGGGTACAGAGGTTGACCCTGCTCAAGTCCAAGAAGGTGGAAAAAAACGTAAATCAAAAAGACATTGAAATACGGCATATTAATTAAAATATAATCTTCATTATAATATTATCATGAGTGACAATATTATTGAACAAATACAAACAAAACCCGAATTTATAGAAAAAGTAAAAAAATGGGTTGTTATGGATAGTCAACTTAAAATTATTAATGAAAAAACAAAACAATTACGTGAAATGAAGTCACAATTAAATCATCAAATATGCGACTTTATGAACAATCATAATTTGGCAAAAAATAAAATTACCATTAGTGACGGTGAATTACGTCTACATGAAAAAAAAGAATACTCTACAATTACATTTGGGTATATTCAACGTTGTTTAGCTGATTTAATTAAAGATGATACACAGGTTGAGTTTATTATACAATATTTAAAAGATAATCGTGAAATTACTACAAGTAGTGATATAAAACGTACTTATAAAAAATCTTGCGATGTATAATACCGAAAAAAAATATCAATCTATTATAATATATAAAATGCAATTCTATGATTCATTTGCAAAAGAGATAATATATAGCAACCAATTCGCGAATCCTATATCTGGTATTCCATTAAACACTTGTATACATAATGAAAAAAAAAATAACGATTTAATGTTTGGAGGTGACGGGTTAGATATTGAACCAACTGATGAATTAAAACGGTTTGAAGGTCTTGTTGTACCCACTGGATTATATATAGGCAATAATGCTGATAATAATTCCAGAGTTTTTAAAAAAACTGAATCAAAAGTTTTACCTGATGATTTGTTTCAAAAATTATTTGAAAAAGTTACCAAACCATTAAAGTACAATAGACGAACCACTATGAAAAAAAGAAAGTAATAAACAGTTATATGATTCTACGTATTATATATTTTATTAAAAATATATAATTTATCTATATCTACGTGTTGACCTACGTTTCTTATGGTGACGTTTATGTTTACGTGTGTATTTTTTTCTGGCACCACCCTTTTTTTCTTCAAGTTCTTCTTCTTCAAATAATTTTTTAAACTGTTTTAATGCCATTTTATTGTTTTCTTCTTTTTCTTCTTTTTCTTCTTTTTCTTCTTTTTTTTTTTCTTCTGTATCTTTATTCTCTGTTTTTGGTGAAGGCAACTTATTTAAATCCATTATTTTCGCTATTGAATCAACATCCAATTTATCCTTTTCACCTTCAAATCCATCAACTCCCTTTAATGTTTGAATATGAGATGATAAGTCAATAGTAGTGAATCCTAATTTTTCACTATCTAACAAATCGTTATAACAATTATATACAAACAGTTCTAATATTAAATGTAAATAATTAGATAATATCTGTTTAGGTACAGTACTAATAATAGTTTGGTACACTTTTATTGTTGGTTCAATTAAAGCGATTCGTTTTTCAATACAGTGTTTTGTTGTTTCTTTTGCAATACTACTGAATAATTCTCGTTTATTTATTTTTAAATTATTATTTATTGATATGAACATGGTATCAATAATTTTTGTCTGTAATGTTTCTCCAACAATTTCATCACACTTTAATAAATTTATAATATGGTCTGTATAATAATTTAAAATAGTTTCTGCTTTACCATCTTTTATTTCACGAGGTTTCATGAGGTCACCTTGCAAACCGCTCATCAAACTCATATCTCCTAATCGTGTTTCTGGAAAATTAACATCAATATCACCTGGGGATACTGCGGTTGCAATGGGTATGGGTATATCACCCATTGCATTTTTCTTTGCATCATCCATTGCACTTGCAGCACCACTTGCAGCACTACCTACACCACTTGCGAGACTACCTACACCACTTGCAGCATCACTTGCAGCATCACTTGCTGCACTACCTACAGCGCTTGCTGCACTACCTACACCACTTGCAGCATCACTTGCTAAGATAACATTAGGGTTATGTTCAAAGGTGTTTGTTGCAAGATTACCTGCAGTACTTGTAAGACTACTGGATGTTACAGTAGAATCTTCGGGTTTACATTTATTTTTCTCATTAAATTCTTTTTCCAAAGTTTGCGTATCTTTACCAAATTCTTTTAATAATGTATTTTTTAAATTTTCATTAGTCTTATCTATAATATAATCATATATAAGTTTCAGTTGTTTCGTTTTAATTTTGATTTCATTACGTATTCTTGTTTTAGCATTATTATACTGTCTAATATCATCATCTCTATTTTTTTTTTGTGACGTGTCATACTTTTTTATTTCTTTACTTTTACGAATAAGTTCTTCGTGTGTACTGATACTATTTTCGTGGCTTTTAATTTCCAAAGACAAAAGATTCTTATAGTAGCCAATATTTTTAAATGTGAACTGTTTTTTATAATCAGGGGATTCATCTTTTAAAAATTTGTCTTGCTCAGTTTGAACATAGTCTGCTCTATTATTGGATGTACATTCAATCGTTTTAGTACCAAACAGATTACCCAAACCGCCAGATTGTTTAATTTCTGTAGATGTAGGAACAAACAAAAATAAATCATGTGCTGTTTTAGCTGGGTCACCGCTAATAGAGTCGGTTATAAGCTCTTTAGATTTGTCTGTCATATACTTAATTGGTTCAAGTTCTCGTGGTTTAGGTTCTCCTGATTTACGTTTACAAGTTCTTAACATACCATCATTACTGAATCGCTGACATATAGCATCAATAATCTTTGTTGTTTCACTTGGCATTTTATCTTTGATTTTTGTTTCCCATTCTTCGTTTACATTCAAGGTTTCCATTGCATTTCCAAGAGAACCAGCTACATATTTTGCAACTAAATTCATATCTATTCGTTTGTATTATCAATACAAAAAAATTGATTAAATATATATAATATAATTAGTATAAATATATCCAATGACTTCTACAAAAATTCGCAAGTTGCGTATAATTGGGTCAGTTCCAATAATAATTCAATCAACATCAAATGTAAATGAAAAACGTCATATAAATGCAAAAACAAAGAAGAAGAAAACAGAAATCACATATCGTGAAAAAGCAAAATTATGGGATATATATGATTTAGACAAGAGTAAAGATAATGCTTCACCAGCAAATGATGTTGAATGTGTATATACAACGCCTAAAGATAACGATTTGTGTATGAGTTGTTCATTTCCATTAATGATAATGGATGACGGATTTCCAACCTGCACAAACGATAGATGTGGTATTATTTATAAAGAAGTTTTAGACTATTCACCAGAGTGGCGATTTTATGGAGCAGATGATAAAAATGCAACAGATCCAACCCGTTGTGGAAATCCAATAAATCCGTTGTTGGTACAATCATCGTTTGGGTGTAAAGTGCTATCATCACATACGTCATCATATGAAATGAAAAAGATTCGTAAATGGACAGAATGGCAATCAATGCCACATAAAGAAAAATCGTTGTACGATGAGTTTCAATTCATAACAGTAATGGCACAAAATGCAGGAATTCCCAAAATATTCATAGATAATGCAATGACCATACATAAAGATATATCAGAACAAAAGATGTTTCGTGGATTAAATCGTGATGGTATTAAGGCAGCATCATTGTACATATCATGTAGATTAAATGGATGTCCTCGTACATCCCATGAGATAGCACAAATCTTTAAATTAGATAAGACAAGTGCAACAACAGGGTGTTCAATGGCGGTAAATATTCTACATAATATTGAACGAGATTTAGATCCATCAAAGCAAACCATGTTGAAAATTACATTACCAAGTTCATTTATAGAAAGATATTGTAGCAGATTAAATTTCAATCCAGAACAAATAATGTTAGCCAAATTTGTAACACATAAAATTGAACAGTTACAAATAATAACCGATAATATTCCCCATGCAATCGCGGCAGGAATAGTATATTTTGTAGCGATTAATTGTGACAATTCATCCTCAAAAAAAGATATAAAGCAAATCTCTGGAGTAAGTGAAGTAACAATAAATAAGTGTTTTAAGAAATTGGAAACATTTAAGAATAAGTTAATACCAGAAGTAATACTGAAGAAGTATCAAAAATAAAACATAAAAACAACAATAATATTGGTGTAAATATACAATAAAAAGTAAACAGATATTATATATTTAATGGAAGACGAGAATATAAAACTTGAAATAAAACCAGTTGAACCGACAATACATGTTCCAAAATTAATATTTATTATCCCGTATCGTGATAGAGAACAGCATAAACATTTTTTTATGCGTCAAATGAAATATGTATTAGAAGATATAAAAAAAGAAGATTACGAAATATACTTTGCACATCAGTGTGACAGTCGTGATTTTAATCGCGGAGGGATGAAAAACATAGGGTTTATTGCAATGAAAGAAAAATATCCAAACGATTATAAAAAAATAACATTTGTGTTTAATGATATAGATACAATGCCATATACAAAGAATTTCTTAAATTATGATACAACACACGGTAATGTGAAACATTTTTATGGATATAAATTTACATTAGGTGGTATTGTATCAATAAAAGGTGATGATTATGAAAAAACAAATGGATTTCCAAATTTATGGGCATGGGGGTTTGAAGATAATATGTTTCAAGACCGTGTGAAAGCATGTGGATTACACATAGATAGGTCTGTATTTTATCCTATTATGGATAAAAATATATTACAATTAACTGATGGATTATATAAGATAGTAAACCGTGGAGAACATGATAAAGTTGTTATTAAAAAAACAAGAGATGGAATAAATACAATCACTGAGATAAAATATGAATTTGATAAAGAAAATAACTATATTAACATAACTAATTTTAAATCATTAACAGAACAAAATAGCAAAAATAATACAGTTCATGACTTAAGAAAAGGTAATGCAGTATTTAAATCAAAAAGACGCGGTAAAATATCAATGTTAGTATAATTAAGGAAGACTGGTCCCTCCAAATAATTTGTAAGTTAATCCACATTCATCCTTTGTTTCCCAAACTCCTGATATTTTTACACAAAATGTATCTGGTGGTTTAGCTGATGATAAGTGGCTTTCTTTATAGACTTTCATAAAACCAGATGCAAGTTGCTTAGATAAGAGAAGAACTTTATTAAGTTGTTTTTGTTTCGTTAAAATATAATTTTCTAATATTTTTAACTCTATTTTGGAGAATTCTCTAATTATTGCAACATTAGAAGTATTATGAGGAAAAAATTTAATTTGTGTTTTATCAGAAATTACTTCTATTTTAGTTAACTCGACAGGAAATTCCAGATAAATTCCGTTCATAGTCATATGTGGTAAAATATAAGATAATTTGGTAAAATCACCAGACATAATAGTATTATTTTTAGTATCTAACCATGACACAGAATCAGTGATAAATTGAGATGTATATAAGTTGACGTTCATTATATTTAATATAGTAACCCCATTATTTTTATTAGGGTTTAATAGAAATATTAATTCTATCGGTATATAGTATATTTATGTCTGCCTTATTAAGTTTAAATCCCATACCTCTTATTTCTTGGAAAGGAAATACATTTAACCAAATTAGTTCTTCTATACAAAAAAATGGACAAATATCGAATGGTGAAAATATATTTTTGAAAGCAAAACCTTTAAAACACTATAGACGTGAAATAGCGAGTATTGATAATTCAAATTGCAGTTCAAAATCCTCAATAAAGATTGACATAGTAAATCGTCCAAGTGGAACAATAATTAATTCTACAGCCACAAATATAGGTGGTTTAGAGAATTTAATAGACATAACTTTACCAAATAATACATGCGAAACATATGAAAATTGTAGTGTAGTATTATCTCCTGCAGAAAATGCACGAAACCGTGTTCGTAGCAGTGGAATGATAAAACGAAAATTTATTGATGGTACGTTAAATGACCGTTATTACACAACTTCATCTCAATATTTATCAAGTCGTAACCGCACATTCGCTCAAAACCAATATAATTATATAAGACAAGGTGATTCTACTGCAAAACCAGGTACAAGTTTAGCATCTGCTAATGTATATACAGCACAAGGCCTCAACCAATGCCAAAAATATCATGTAGTAGATGGTGCTTCATTCAAATATAAATGGATAGATGATAATGAATATGATGTGGCAATACCAGCTGGATATTATGCATTAGAAGATATAAATCGTATATTTAAACAAGTAATGTTTACAAATTTACATTACTTAATCAAAGACCAAACTGGTAATACAGCTGAATATTATAGTTCTAATATCTCATATGCAATGCAATTTGCATATAATAATAATAGTAATGTAATTGAATTACAATCCTATCGTATAGATGAGGATGCTTTTCCAACAGCCAGTTATACAATTCCAACTGACACAAATAGTGTAGTTGCTTGGGCAATGGATGCAACAGCGGGAACATATCCCCAATTTATCATAGAAGATAATGTATTTAAAAATGCAGTAGGATTTACACCTGCTACTTATCCTGCTGATAATACAACAAGTGCTGACCCACATAAAGTATCTTTATCAACAGCTACTCCAGGTATAAAACCATTATATGTAAAATTATACTACAAGCCAAACAATCCTCAATTCGCTCAACAAGGGGGTGTATCTGCAAGTGATTTAATTACACGAAAGAAATACAATTCTATCACTAATTCAACAGCATCGTATCGTAATGCAGCTGGTCTGGGTTCATCTGTAGCAAATGCACTTGCATATGGTGTACCTTCACCAGGTTATACTGTAAAGGATAAATTAGGATATCCTATGAAGAAAACACCTACTTTTCCAAAATACTCAACTGAAATGAAAGAATGTACTGTAACGAAGTTTGCCAATGCAATATAAATACCACAGATATAAATAATTGATGCTTTCATAATATAAAGCATCAATCTATTATACACCGATAAATCAATTAAGACGAACACAAAGTGTGTGAACTTAAATGTTCAAAGGTGTAAACAGTATAAAAAATTATGATAAAAAAATATTAACAGGGTTTGTTGTAAAATTATTATGTTGTATTCCAAGTTTTGTGCATAATAAAATAGATTTCTGTATATTAGTATTTACCAAAGAATCTATTTTTTCTTGATTATATTGATTATCAATCAACAATAATGTAGCATGGATATTTTCAAGTTGTTGTTGTCCAAGAATAGCATTATATTCTTCAACCTTTGAAACAAACGATAATGGAATAGAACAATTTAAAAATCGGTGAACATATGGTTGGTTAGTTATATTTGTAGGACTTGATACCATTTTGGTAAAAGCACGTATAATAAAAGGAAAAAATCGTTCACAAGAAGGCAATAGAAAATCTTTACATATAATGTATTTTTCAGAATTGGCATAACGACTTGTATGAGGTTTTGTTATAAAGACTTTATTATAGAAAGAAGATAATATACATAATATATCTGTAGTATGTTGCATAAAACAATCAAAAATTTTTAATATAAATGTTCCATGTTGTTTTTGCATAGTTAATGCAAAACAAGTTTGAGCAAATAAAAGCTTTGCTATAGAAATTTCTTGGTTATTAAAATCTGTAGAAAAATCAAAACCACCATCTGCTGTAATTAAATCAACCGACGAACCATATAATTCTTTACATCCAATCAAATTAGGTAATGATAAGATATTACCTGTTTTATCATTTCCAGTTTCTATATATACATTAGGATTTTGTTTTAAAAAAGATTCAGCTTTTTTCCAACCAGGTATATTTGGATCATTGACTTCATCTTGTAATGTCATACCAATGTAACGGTCATTTTTATTTTTGCGAATCATACAAATCGCTTCAATAAATCCACCTGGACCTTCGGCCAAATGAAATGTAGTAATTGGATTTATAGACTGAGATAATTGGAATGTATGAATAAGTTCAATCATTTTAAAAAATGAACGAGATAATGGTTTATATTTAGCTATACTCTTTTTCTTATACGGTATTACTGTATGAATATATTCGTAAGGATTTGTATATTTTTTATATGTATCCCATTGTGAATCTCTTTCTTCAATCTTTTTTTTTATTTCATATAAATAATCAGATAATGAATTCGAAACAGCTGGTTCAGGGCAACTATCATTTGCAATATAAGTAATATGTTTATGAATTAAAAAAGAATTTTTAGGTAATATATAAAAAGACATTGTGATAATATAAATAGTATACAAATATTTATATTGTTTTCAAGTAATGTAATGCAAAATTATTATTCAACTTTACCTACTATTTTCAACTTAGGTTTGGAACTAATGGTAGAAGATGGTGTTTCTTCGTCTTGTTCCACTGAAAATTGTTTTAGTACTATTTTTTTTTTAGTTTTTTTAGCGATAGGTTTTACTTCTACTGGTGTTTTTTCTTCTACTAATATTTTTTCTTGAGTATTTTCAGTATCTTCTTTATTAACTATATCTATTTGTTTTTCAATAATTTCACCAATTTGTTTTGCATCTACACTACGAACTTTTTTAAATACAAAATAACGATTCATAAAGGATATTTGTTTTTCCTCAACCGATATATTTGGTGCATATCTATAATTAGGTTTTACATTTGGTCGCATAACAATTTCTTGTTCCATTTGTGTAAACATTTCATCAAATAATCCAGTACTATTAGGTAAATTCATATGGGTTGCTTCATCCTGTGTAATTAACACAAAACCATAGTCTTCCATTATTCTGGTTAAATATGTAAAATTTACCAAATATTCACGGAATACTTTTTCTTTGTTGATACTTTCCTGATAAATATCAATTCCATACCCTAAACTTAATTCATCATCAGGAAATCCAGTTTTATCATATTGTTTTATAATTTCATATATTTTCTCTCCGCCTTTTAAAATAGTGATACTTTCTTCCTTTTCTTTATTTCTAAGTAAATTAAATACAGTTTCGCCATCATAACAAGTTCCAATATAGTATCCATTAACCTTTGTACATTCTGATAAGTTTCGTAAGAAACTATGAACAGTTTTGTTATCTTCAAAGAAATAATGCATTGCAAATTGACATGAACTAATATTAAACCCAGAACTTCCTATACCATAATTTTTATATACACCTTTACCTAATATAGTTGCATCTTTTGGACCTGTACCAAATACAGCACTTATTATTTGCTTATCTTTTTGACTTGTATTAATATCTTCATTTGTTATTATATTTTTTCCACTATCACTCTTTATAAATAAAGCATCGGGATATTGTTTATTCTTTTTCTTTTCTTGTATATATCGTGCACATATACCATTATTAGCATTATGAATATTATCGTAAGCATAATCAATACCAAATACAAATTTTAATTTCGCATATTTCCATTTCGCCAAATCACCACCAAGCCCACATGCATAATCAATTAATGTATCATCACGATTAGACACTGCAGATATTAGTTTAGATTTTACATATCTATTATGAAAATCACGTAATGGTTGAGTAGTAGTTTCTTCATTCGTTTGACTATAATATACATCATCATTATCAACTGCTCTTTCTGCAATATTTTCACCAGTAGTAATCATTTCTTCGGTAATTGGATTATGAATAGATTGCCAATTACTATTAGCTACATGATATGGATTTCCATAATTTTTTGTAACACCACCTAATAATTCTGCTGTTTTATCATATCTAACCTTAATTGGTACCCATTTCCATGTTGATTTATTTGTAATTACATATTTAAATTCTACAATCATATTCTCTGTAAATATATCACCTTCTTCTGTTTGCATTATATGTTTTCCATTTTTTTCAACTAACATAATATTAGTTAGATGTGCATATGGGTCACGCGGTTCTGTGGGATGAAATGGAACAGGCTTATACTCTTCTTCACTAACATTATCACCAACACCAGATATCATATCGTCCAAAATACTTTGATACGCATTCATAATACTATGTACTTTTTCGGTATATCCTGTCATTAATATCAATGTTTTGTATTGTGATATTGTTTTTACATTATCCAATTGTTTACCATCTTGAAATATATGATGTATTTCATCTCTTTTTGCTTCATTTTTTTTTACAGACACCAAAAAGTCAATTGTATTATGTTCAGCTGGTTTCCATTTAAATGAAGATTCCCATGTTTTTTTTATTTTAGATTTTTCACCAACTGAATTAGCACCTACTGCCAAGTAAGCTGGTGTAAAAATTAAACCATCTGTATTATATTCAAATATACCATCATTTTTATTTGATAATATGGTAGAGCAACCATCGAATATAGTGTTTTTTGCGGTATCATAATAAAATGATTTACATTGAATATGAAAACCACAGGGTATTTTTTTGGAATGAACTTCTTTCGTACCCTTTTCTAATATAGAAATTGGATTTAAAACATTCACAAATTTATATAACAAAGCTAAACGATGGTCTAACTCTACCCCGGATTCTTCACCTTGGGATAAGAATGGCAAATCTCTTACCGATTTTTCATGAACATAGTATATATCAAATGCTGCATACAAATTTATAAATTTACCATGTTTATCATATTTAATTAATTCGCCATCTAAAATACTATTAAACGTGGTCTTCTCTGTTGTTTTTGTTCCAGTGAATGTTACATTCATATTGGTATCAATTAAATAAATATTACCATCTTCAGTTATATATAATAAATTTCTATCACCATCTGCTTTATCAGTTACTGTATAATGTTTACGAATATTAGGACTTAGACTATTGGTATTTTCTACCGTATCTGTTATATGTTCCATTTGTAATGTTATCGAACCAGGGCCAATAAAATGTGATGGTTTTATCCACCTCTTAATTTCCATATTTTTTTTATTTACATCATCTTCTGGTAATAATAATCGCATATATGATTGACAAATATTATCACGTACTTTGTATGATATTGGAAACCGAGTGTTTTGAATACCACAAAGTACTATACGAATCGATTTTCGTAATGCAGTCATTAATTTTTTTATATTGTCATGTTCTGTTCCAAAACCAACGCGATAATTATCTATTTCTAATTCTACTTCATATTGTTCTACATTATTAAAAAGATTAGATTCTTGTATTGTATATTTGGGTATTAATATTGGTTGATTATCCCTATCTAATGTAAAATCCGATGTTTTTATAACTGTCAAGTCGGCAAATATTGGTAATTCTGGATGACGAAACCTCACGCGATTCATAGAACGAAATGTTTTTAAGGAATCATTCCATGTTTGCAGTGTTTTACGACAAAATGGTGCATTTACCATAAAGTCTTGTTCCGTTTGGTAAGACACCTTAAAATTAAAATCAGGTACTCTTACTTTATTAATATATTCACCAGAACTTTTTGTTGCAGTCTGTTTTTGTGTGAACTTAAGTTTATTAAATAGAGTAGATGGCATATCTATTAGTTTTTGCATACTATTTGTACGACAATATTCCTGAATTAAATCCAAACCAGTTATTTCTGCTCTTAAATTAGAGGTTTTTTGTATACCGTCCTTGTTAATATACTGATTTTGTATACGTAACATGTGTATTCCATCATCTATTTCAGGAACAAACCCGTTTGCATATAATTGTTTTACTACATTATCATAGTCTATTTTGGAAAGTGGCTTTGAATGTTTTAGATCTGTATTAAACCTAATTTCAAGTTCACTTATTTTACCATTTGTACTCAACATTGGATTACTGTCTAAATAGTATTGAACTATTTGTTCAAACTCTTCCTTTTGTTGATGTGAGGGTTTATGTAGATATTGTTTGGGGTTCTGATGCTGTGAATCCATTTTTTGCATAGTTTTCCCAGACATTATAATATATTGTATATAAATATAACATATATTATTTCTATTTCAATTTTCTAACAGTATTTATCTTGATATTATATTGTAAATCCTGTTACAAACTCTCTTAGTAAGTTGTATAAATCTGTCTTTTTATATTTTTCGGTATTTTTGTACATTCCAAATTGTTTTACATATTGTTCTAACTTATCCACCTTGTACGACCCTATTGATTTTATTGGTTTCTCATTATTTTCTATCAAATAACTTGTGTTACGAATATCCGCAATTTCAAACTCCAAAAGCGGATCTATTTGCATACTATAATAATTTTTATCGTTTTTATAAAATAAATATGTTTTGGCATCATCTGTCGCATTTGTAATAAATTCAAATCGCAAATTTTTTGCATCATTCATAATAATTATGTTTATATTGTAATAGACAGTTATAGAGATAAGACATAAAATATCCGTTTTATATGGATTTGTCATCAAATCTGATAATATTTCTGATACATTAGCCTTTGTTGTTTTATGATTTGAATTTTTTATTTTTGATGGATTAGATGTAATTTTCTTGGATAATTCTTGTTTCCATTCTATTTCACGAGTATTATGATTATTACGAATTACATTATATTCTTTATATTCATGAATCGCTATGTAAATACACCAAAATAATGAATCTCGTTGAGATGGTGATATAATATTTTTTTCTATTGATTTCGTTTCTTGTATATTTTCATTTGTTGTTGTACTAATATCTGTTAAATCAACTGATGTATTTGCATCGTTTCTACATTCTTTATTATTAATTGTTAACATATAAGGAGTTAAATGACATATCAATTCATCTATATTTTGCCCGATACATACATTGTTATTTACTTGAAACATTTTATTGTATATAGTACTTGTCATTACCGGGTTACTTCGCTATAAGATAATGTAATGTTATCTTTATCTTCTTTATTATTAAATAATGCTGTCTTGAATTCTTCTTTCTGGTATTCTGTTGTTTTTAGAGTTTCTTCTTGTTGTTTTGTATATTCTATATATTTTTGGAGTTCTTCAATTACTTCATTAGTTATATAAGTTAAATTTATATATACTCCACTTTTATTTTCATTTAGTTTACATAAGTTCTTTGATAAAATACGCAACACTTCTATTTGATGATGTTTATTCATTTGTTCAATAGACATTTTTAGCGTTTCTAATAATTCAGTATTATCCATCATTTATATAAATATATATATTGGTTTTATATAGATTTGATTAATACTTAATCATATGACATATAATTCAGCAAATAATAAATTTAAATATACGCTTACTAATAATACCAGTTATACCGTTGAACAATTAGACCATGATATCATTTTAGATTCATTTAATAGATGGGATAGTCTTGTTACAGTTGATAGTCGTCACGGTTCTTCATATCAAATTACAATTAATATTACGATTGACCCTTTAGGTATTAGTATTTTGGGTGGAGCATGGATTGAGTATGTAAATAAACTTACAACGGGAGGTACAACAGGTTCGTTTGGTGATATTGTTCCTTATGTTGGAAATATAACTATTAATAGTAGTAAAATGTATACATTAAAAACTACAAATCATAATGGCGGAAAAAGTAGTTTGTATCATGTATTATTACATGAAATTGGACATATTTTAGGTATTGGTACATTATGGTGGGATGGCGATGAAATAAGAACTGGATCTCCATTAACAAGTTACGATGATAATGGTACTACCAAATATTATTATACAGGTACTAATGCATTACGTGAATATAAATCTTATTTTGCATACTATAATGGGTCTTATAATGATTCATTTGTTGGAATACCTATTGAAGATAATGGTGGTTCTGGTACTGCTGAAGGTCATGCTGAAGAAGGGGTTTCACCAGTTTCATCGGATAACCGATATATAAATGGAATATTTCATCCAGGATTAGGTACAGAATTAATGTCAGGATGGTTGGATGAGGCTCCCGCTTCTGCACCACTTAGTAAAATTACCTTGGGATTCTTAGAAGATATGGGATATACAGTAAATTATAATCTCGCTGATTTATATATAATGTCTTGGCCTTCAACTACAGATGCTAATAATTTAGAACAAACCTTTATTCAAGGGTTTTTAGATATAAGTGGCGGTGATATTATTAACCGTAAAGGAGATTTATCTATATTAGATGGTACAATGGATGTAAATGGAGATGTTTCGTTTAATTCAAAATTATCCGTCGGCGGAGATGTTTCATTCAATAATAGAGTTGATATTTTTGGCAATTTGTATACACAGAAGGTAACAATCAATGCCAGCGATGACCCTGAAGATAGTGACCCATCATTAAAAGTATTTGGTGATATTGATTTCACAGGTAACCTTTTAAACGATGGTAATCAATTTGTTGGTGGAGCTACCGACCTTAATGGACTTTCTGATGTTAAAGTGGGAGGTGATAATTTCACGAATGGTTTATTAATCGGTACTACCCATACCGGTGAACTGAATACCGCTAATAATAACATTGGTGTTGGAAAAGATGCATTGTATCATATTACGGAAGGTGATGCTAATGTGAGTGTGGGGGGTATGTCACTTTATAGACTTACTGGCGGAAGTAGTAATACTGCAATTGGATATAATGCAGGTCCTTATGTCTCCGGAAATTCAAATACTGTATCTATAGGTACCAACGCCGGTGCCATTTCCACTGGTGGAAATAATACTTTTATAGGTGCCTATGCAGATGTAGATATTGCCTATGCAGATGATACTGGTGTAACTGATTTAAGCAATTCAGTAGCCATTGGATATAACGCAAAAATAACAGAAAGTAACCAAATTATGTTGGGTACTGCAAATGAAACAGTAGTTGCACCTGGACGAGTTGATATTTGTGGTAATTTGTATGCACAATATGATGACCAAAATCCTACCATTCCACAAGGTGCTATTATTGGTGGAATCGGTGGTGGCACTGAATTTCCACATATCACAATCAATCCCATTGATGTATCTGTATCTGTTAATGGTATCCAAGCACTTAACGAATACTTGACATTTACAATTCCTCACACAATGACAGCATTGAAATATTTTTGTACATCACACGCAGCTATGATTGGAGATTTTGATATTGGAGAATATTCAGCCACGGAAACAGATAAAACATATTATGTTAGAATGGCGGCTTCAAATGCTGACCCCTATTATATATTCAGTGATACTCCTAATGGTACAGCATTAAATGATACAGCAGCAGCTGGTAGTGGTACACAATTAACTTTATACAAAGGAAATACATATAAATTCATTATGACAGAAACAACTACTCATCCATTTATAGTCGGTGATAGTGCTGATCCAGATTTAACTACTGGTATAAAATTAGAAAGTACTGGTACTGGTGGAGCAACAACATCCACATATAGAGAGCCTTATCCATTACATATTAATGGCACAGCAAATATAGAAAAGAATTTAAATGTTGCCAAAAAATTAACAGTATCTGGTCCAATTATACAATGGTAATTACAACACAATAAAAAATTATTTACACTATAAATAATTTTTATAATTAGTTTAATCTTCATAAATAGATAATGGCGGTAAAGACCCACCAGTTTTTTCGTTTCCATCTTTCGGCGGTCTTGGTTCAGTCAATTTTGCAATAGCACAAATGTAAGGGTCATTTAATTCAAAACGCGTACCAATAACATTTACTAATATTTTTTCATTTTCAGTAACATTTGCAAATTTTGTGTTTGTAAAATGATGGTCACGTGCAATAAATACAGTGACAGGAACCGACCCATCTTCGTCAATTACCTCAGCATGAATACCCGCTTTTGTAATTGTTTTTGCTACACAATTCATCAACATACCTTCGACTGGATGACATACCATGCATTCAAATACAACCTGAAATTCAACTTTGTCACCACGAATTGAACCACTTGAATAATTTATGATACGAATAGAATTTGGTTTTAATATACCTTCGGCAATACATTTACCAGTTGTTTGATATAGAATTTCTGTTTCAAGATTTTTCTTCACATTTTTACCAACTTCTGTAATCATAAGATATACTTTCTGTGTTAAAACAGATGAATTATATACACCGTGTATTTTTTCAGTAGTTGATGGTTTATTCATATTACTATAATGTCACAAAATATATTTCTATGTTATTTACAGAAATATATAATCAATTTTTTAAAAATTATATTTTGGGTATATCATTAGCTAATGTTTGTTCAAGGTCAAAGAACCACATTTTATTTTTATTATGGGGAGACTCATTAAAATATCGCATAATCATTTCCAACATTACACATATACCTTTTCTCATAATATTTTTAGCATTTGTATTTAGATTATACGTAATATGACCGCCTTTATCTTCGCGTATGGGGTATGGATTTTTAGCTAAAACCTTATTATTTAAAAATTTGATAATTTCATTTTTGCCCATAACATTACATTTAAATCCCTTATTATTAGACGTTTTCGTTGTAATATCCTTTAATTTAAACTCAATCGTATTCTTCTTAAATAAGTGCATAAATCCAATAAAATCTTGCATTTGTTCTTTAGTTATGGAATATTTACTTTGTAATTGTTCAGTAAAACTACGTGAAACAGTTAAACTTGCCTTTTTCCAATTACGTGTTTCTTGAACCTGTACATACAAATCAATATGTTTTGCAGAAGCGAGTGCAATACCCCGTTTGAAACCATTAATATCATCTTTTATCATTATTTTTTCATCAAAATAGGATGTTACATATTTTGCAATATTCTTATGTACAATATCATTGGGCAATACATCTATCAAATTAGAATTCTCTATTTCATATAAATGAAACAATATTGTTAATTTATCTTCAATGTCTTGTGTATCTAACCAATGATAAATTGTATATTTATCTATTAAATCAACTGATATATTGATATTATCATGTAATTCATTATAAATATAACCTAAATGTTTATACCAATCACTTTCAGCAGTATCCATAATAATTTTGTTATTAAAATTCGTCTTTTCATCTTGTACAACCGTTAATGAATAATCCAATTTTTTTAATAATAATTCAAAAGAATTTTGTATTTTTTGTATAGCAATTGTAGGGGATGATTTTTTTTCTATAACTTTGTTTGAAATCTTTATATCGTCATTGACCTTTTCCTTAGGGAGTTCCATATACATTTCAGTTGGTTTAAATTCAACAGGTACACTTCTATCTAATATTGATGAATGATTATCGCTTATTTCGACTGGTTGATACCCATAATAATCACCTGAATTTATCAAATTCCCCTTTCTACCGTATTTATCTATAATATAATTGTATTGGTTCTCAATAAACATAGATAATACATAATCTATTTGCTCGGTTGGGTATGGATTTGCGATTTGAATAGATGCAATAAGTTGTTCGCGTTTATAAAATGGCTGTTCCTTAAATAAATCACGGATTCGTTTTGAAATACCCAGATAATTCATCTTTACATAGTGTTCATTATAAGTTATTTTGTTAATGTCTTCCTTTGTTATTTCTGTATTTGGAGAACATACAAAGTCACAATTCATATAATCACAAATACTGCTACCAGATTTGTCACCAATTTTATAATCTATTTCTTGATTACTTGATAATTTCAATTGAATCGTTTGATTTTCTGCAAGTGTATTTAATTTTTCTACGGTTAACTCTGTTTGGCCTATATTCAATATACAATCAACCGCGGTTTCTTTCAAAATTCTGGTAATTTTACCAATTTGTATAGCTTTTTTCTCTGCATAACGATATACATATAAATCGGCGGTTTCTGTATCATCCACTGCATTTGTTGCATGTAAATATATTTCTACATTGCGTTCTTCAAATGGTAACATACAATGACTTAAATTACGTACACCACGTCCGAGTATTTGTTCTATACGATTCATATTATACCAAGGTTCTAACATATGTAGTTGACGAATATTTTTAAAGTCTAATCCCTCAGCGGCTGCTTTGGTTATTAATACTACTCTAACAAGTTCTCCATTTTTATTCTCTGGACTGGTTATATATTTCAAATCAGCAAGATTATTTGGCGAAAATGATTTATCTCCTGTAATCATTACATATTTGGCTGGATGATAATTCTTTTTGTCACTTTCTTCCATTTCATCAATAGGTTTCAATGTAGTTGCATCAACAGGATTCGTAGGTGGTTCCTCAAACAAAGATTTTGTATGGCTTGCGAATCCATATCGAGTAAATCCCATCTCTTCTAATGCAAGTGCTATTGGAACAACTCCTCCATCTATAAATTGAGAATATATCATTATAATTCCAGTTGAGTTCTCTATTGATTTACATATGCTTGATATCTTACCGCTATATTTTCCAATATTATCCGGATGGAATATATTACCAAATTTATCCAATATTTCAGGTTTATATTTGAAATTATGACGAAGTTCAAACGGGGTTCTCGTTGTCTCATAAGAAACAATATGAGATAATCCAGTTTTACCAATCATATTATTTATAATTCTCTTATTTGTCTGGGTGGTTTCTAAATCGGTTGGTTTCGCTACTGCATCATTTTCATTTTCATTTTCATTTTGTAAAGAAGGTTGAGATACTACAAACTCTGGATTTGGAAAAATAATATTTAAAGATTGTAAGGGTTCTCTTAAATAAGTATACCCAAATGATTCCATGTTCTCAAATGAAGGCATTTCTTTAACATTTCCATAAGCATCTTTAACAGATATTGATGTTTCTAATAAATGTTTAAGAATAAATTGGTACGCATTGTTTTGGTATTCACCAATTACATTCATATATAAAGGTGTTTTACTCGGTTTATCGTCAATTGGCTTGTTATTCATTTGAGTTGATGGATAATTATCATATTGAATCATTCGTCCAATAGAAAAATCATTAGGATAAATACGATACGGAAATGTATACGGATTTTCCCCTCTAACATACGAGATATATCCCGTTAATTTACGTCGTAATAATTCTTCTCCTCCTTCAATAACAGTCCCGTCTTCCAGTGTTTTTGGTTCTACCATAGTACCCTCATTCGTAAAGACATCAGTTTCTTCAATTAAACTTCTCTTATCAACAGCATTTAATAAATTGGTTAGCCATATAATTTCACGTTGATTATTAAAAATAGGAGTAGCGGATAATAATAATAAACGGATATTATCAGCATATTTACAACACCTCATTAACAATGATGCTGTTTTTTTTGCTTCTTTATTATCTTGCATAACCCTAATGTTATGTACTTCATCAATAATAACTAAACGGTTATTAAAAAGTGAACGAATTAAACTAATTTCTTGTTGTTTTATTTGTTTACTTGATAAGTTAGTATTAGCATCTACACGGGTTTTACGTTTAATATAATTAGCAAGTTCTCCATAACCCATAAAAACATAATACTGAGAGATAAGTGTATTTATCTGTGAAACAACTTTAGACTTAGGAATATTCTGTATTTGTGAAGGATTTATTTCTTGTAATAGGGTATTACCGATACATGTATTTAAGTTCCAAATTCCACCTTCTAATTTAAGTTTTCGTTCATCAAATAATTGTAATCGAAAATTATTTTGAACATTTGGTGATGCAATAACCATTATACGTTGTGTAATACCAATCTGTTTCATATAATCACGCATTTCTTCCGCAATACCAATAGCACTACATGTTTTACCCGTACCTAAACCATGATATAAAAGCAAACTGTTATATGGTGTTTGAAATGAAAGAAAATTTTTAACAAATAACTGATGAGGCATTAACTCAAAATCTGCATTACACATTTTTTCAGCTTGTTTTTTTATATCGTATATTTTACCGTCATATTGAGTATCATTAAATTCTTTTCTCTTTGCAATTTTAATATTAAAATTAGGGTCGTCAATTTCTGGGTATAAAAAATCATAATTATCATCAAGTGCAATACTTTCGCGTTGTGCTAATTCCTTTTTATGTAAAAAATCGTTATGCTCTTTTGAAACAATGTTTGTAGGGGCAACCCCGATTTTATCTTGTATTTTTTGTTGATTTACAGGAATATCTATTTTATTTGAAGAATCAGGTAATTCATATTGTGATTCATCAATATTATCAATATGTTCTACTGGTTTATCATCGTTACCAATTTCAAAATCTTGTAAATCATCATTAGTATCTAATTCGGGTTTAGTGGTTTCTGGAGTAAGGCTATCTACAGTAGGTATTTTTTCAACAACTGCTTCCTTTTGGCTTTGTATAGTTTCAATATTTTCTAAATAAATTATTTGAATAATAAGTTCATCGTTTAATGTACCATAATAAGTAGAATTACTAACCGCTTTTGTATGTTTTGATTTTAACTCTGTAATAATGGTTTTAAGTACATTCGCAGTAATAGGTTTGTTATTAATCCTACCATTCTTTAAAAAAATAATACGGTCTATATTTTTATTTAACAAATCAATATCATAAGTTTTATTACGATTGCCATCTATTTTTAATATCGTGGTCTTATCGTTAGATACTAAATTAATATCAGTTAACTTATAACAATTATTATTACTATCACATCTATATCCACTTGGGCAACGTTTTTTATCTTCACATGTATATTCTGGTAGGGTAATTGGTATATCAGGTTGTGATTGTGATTCATTAATAGGTTCGTTAAATGGATTCAATGCTGATATTTTATCTACTATATTATCAAGAATACGCGGTTCATCAGGTTTAATAGTTAGTTTTCGTCGTGTTTTTCTATTTGTCTTAGAAGTATTAACATCTGATTTAATTTTACGACTTGCCATGTAAAATATATGTATGTATATATTTTACACATATATTTCATTTATCTTGTTTATACACCATTTGTTATTTGATGATATATGTTGACTCACTAAATTTATCATAACGTTAGAATAGGATAAATCTATATAAACGTTTTCTTATGATTAATTAATGTATTATTAATGTGAGTAAGTAATCGCTTTTTTTCTAAATTATAAGGTCGCATAGCTGAAATACAATTATCATATGTTTTCCACTCCATTTTACTAACCTCTGAAATTTCAAAATTTTGTATATTTTCACTATGTTCATATGGAATATATGCCAAATAATATTTATGTTTATAAGACTTATAATTAGAACCTGTATATATTTCCTCATATGGATAAATATTATGTATACTAATTAAACAAGAACGATTAATACCGGTTTCTTCACAAAATTCACGAACAGCACAGTCATAATCTCTCTCTTGAAAATTTCGTCGGCCTTTTGGAAATCCCCACTCAGGGTCAGTCCATTGTGTGTATGATTTAGTTTCCTCTATTAGACTCTGCAGTGTATAATCCTGATTATTAAATGATATACCTTTTTTTAATAATTCAAACTTATCTCGTGAACAATTTTCTTCATGTTTATACTGGTTATTACAACCAGTATCTCCCCAAATATGTTTCCATAACTCAACAAAAGACATTGTCATTAAGTAGTGTTTTTCACGAATAGTCATTTGTTTTAACATATTTATAATATAATCTTTATTATTTATGGAATACTTACCACGCATAAAATCAATAAATCCAAATGTGTCTTTACGACAAATAGATAAATATTGCAATTCTTTATTTACGATACGAAATGCAACTATACCTATACTCATAATTGGTAATTTACATAAATGATAAACATGTCCATACTTTCCACAATTATTACAATAATTTTCACTCATTTTTTATTATAATTGGATAATACTAAGTAATTATAATAAGGTATCTTTATATATTATCACACCAATGTTTTTTGATCCATCTGTATGGGGACCTCATTATTGGTTTTTTTTGCATACCGTAGCAGAATCATATCCGGAATATCCAAACGAAGTGATAAAACGAAAATATTACGATTTAATCCAGAATATGCCGTTATTTATACCAATAAGCGAGATTGGTGATAAATTTAGTAGTATATTAGACAAATATCCAGTTACACCATATTTATGTTCTAAGAAATCGTTTGTAAGATGGATGCATTTTATTCATAATAAAATAAATGTATCATTAAACAAAACAGAATTATCCATGCCAGAAGCACTTGAACAATATCGTAATAAATATAAACCAAAACCAGTATATTTAGCGGAACAAATAAATTTAAGAAAACATTATTTATATGCTATTTTCATCATTATTCTATTTGTTCTAATTTATATGTATTATGAATAATCCAATACAGAGAAACTTATTCTCTTGATAATATAAATATGAGATTGGAACTATATATTATACTGATTGCTGGATTTATAATTGCAAATATTTATACCGATGGCAAATATACAAAAATGTTAACTTTTGGAAAAAAATACTATCAAATGGCAGGAGTTGCATTTGGTGCATTAATGATATACATTTTATTTAAAAAGAATCCATTACGTGCTCAACAAATGATTGGTGCATCTAATGAATATTTACGTTATTTACCGATTGACCGTAATACATCTAATATGATTTCACCTATTTTGGATTTTACAAGCAAACAAAATATGGCTCCTGTACAAAATGGGGGGCAATACAATAATCCTATTGTTTCCATGCCAGAATCATCTAACATGTATGCAGAGAACCGTATAATGAATTCAGGTAAAAAATCTACAAAACGGTCGGTTAGTGAAACAAAAAAGAAATTTGTTGCATCAAGACAAGATTGGAAATGCGGAGATTGTCAAACACAATTAACCGCGTGGTTTGAGGTAGATCATAAAGTACGATTAGAATATGGCGGTAGTAACCATGTAGATAATTTAGTTGCATTATGTCGTGAATGCCATGGAAAAAAAACAACAATGGAGAACCTATAAATATATTTGTTATTCTAAGTAACAAATATACAAAATAATATAAGACATTTAATATATATAAGTGTTATTAAAAACAATATGAATACTGTTGAAATTCTTTCCCATAAATATTCAATACTATTACTTAGTTTTATTATTATAGCGATTACCACATATGATGGTATTAATAAATTAAATAGCGAAGAACCTGACCGAGAAAACATTAAAATAAATATGGTGGTTATATTTATATCACTATTGTTTGGTGCAGGATATTATAATTATAAATCACTTTCTTCATCATCTAATTTAATATATAACCAATTATTTACATTTTTTTTATTTATAGCATTTATATTTTTGATATATTGGTTTACTACACTTGATATTAAAACATTTACTACATTTACTTACTTGTCTTCTATTGTCCTTATATTAATTACAATCGTTGCACTTTCTATTATTTTTATTATGCTTAGTAATTGGTTAAAGTCATTACATGGATGGACTGGATTTTTCGTGAATTTCTTATTTTATATCCCATGTTTATTGAACACATTTGTATATTATTTAATTAGTGAATTTAAATTAACAACAAGTCCTGTATTAATTCTATTCTTTATTGAAATACTGTTATTATTGTGTTATTTATACATTCCTGAAATTGTTAATCATATTACCAATAAAGATGGTACATTACTTCATAATACCAATACATTAGCCAATGGAGATATTGAAATTCAAGATACATTCTTTTTAAATGCACAAAACTCATTTTCACTTGACGAACATGTAATGCCCGATATGAAATTTCAAATCAATGGAAATAGAAACAAAACTACCTTTCAAAATTATGCCATTTCTATGTGGACATATGTGAACGCACATGGAAGTAATAAATTAGCATATAATACAGAATCCTTAATATTTGATTATGGTGACCGTAAACCGAAAATAACTTATTATAATGGTGATGACCAAGATACACGTGATAAATATCGTATTTACTTTACAAATAATACAACATTAAATAAAGACGGTGATGATAACAACGACTTCAAAGAATATTATGAAATGAAACTACCATTACAGCGATGGAATCATTTAGTGTTTAATTTCAGTTCAACCCATGCGGACTTATTTGTGAATGGTCATTTAGAACGTACATTTTCATTTGCTGATGGCAAAATGCCAACATTTTCTAATACAGATGTAGTTACCACGGGGAAAAATGACGGATTACATGGAGCTATAAGTAACATTCGCTATTATACAAAAACATTAAGTAAACATAAAATTACAAATATGTATAATATTTTTATGAAAAAAACACCACCAACATTTAATATGTAAGCATTTACTATATAATAAAATGAATGCAATTGCCATAATTTTAGCAATAGTTGTAATATTGTTATTTTACATATTGTATCGTTTCTTCATGTTAAAATCAACTGAATTAACCCAAACGGCCAGTTTACTGGATTCAAATCCTTCAATTCCCATAGAAAATAAACCTACCAGTACACGTTATTCATATGGTATTTGGATTTATGTTAATTCTTGGAATTCCAGTATAGAGAAAACTATTTTTGAAAGAACTAACAACATCAAATTATATTTTGCTGATACAGCACCCGTTTTAAAATGTGATATTACCATGGATGATGGTCAAACATTAGCCGCTGGTGCATCTGCACCAACTACTACTCTTGAAATCACAGATAATTTCCCTCTACAAAAATGGGTACATATTGTCACCAGCGTAGATAATCAATATTTAGATGCATATTTAGACGGTAAATTAATAAAATCCGGAAGATTATATAGTGAAGCGGTTGTTGCTGAAGGTAGTACACCGGCTTCTCCTGAAAGTACACCAAAAACTCCTGCAGATCAAGCTATGACTATTGGAGGAGGTACTAACTACGATGCATACATTGCAAAATTCAATCATTGGTCATTACCCCTTGACCCACAAACAGTTTGGTCAATATATAATGAAGGTAATGGACAAAGTGGTATGAATAATTATATTTCTTCGTATGGTATTGATTTATCAATACTCAAAGATAATGTAGAACAATCAAAATACTCAATATTATAAATTATTATCAAATCGTTTTATAGTTATATAATATATTAAACGATTATGAATACACAACCAAATATACCGACTACATCTACTAATATAGAAATGCCACAAAGTGTTCAAAATATTGGAAACAATATTAGTGAATCTGTAAATAATTTATCTGAATCTGTTAAATCAAGTCTTGATGGTTTTTCACAATCAGCAGATGCTGGCATGGAGGCGTCAAGTGGATTCCTATCATCAAATACAATTATTGCAAAATTTGTATTTCTTATTTTAATCATCATTGTTTTTATTATCTTGCTGAATTTAGGAATTTTGGCTATTCAATATTTTACAAATCCGTCTGGAAGCAGTCCATACCTAATTGATGGTACATTTAGTGGAAACCAACAAGAAACCATTAAACAAGACCCTAACGCAGCAGACTCTATTTTAATTAAACGTTCAAACAATCAATCCAGTGGTATTGAATTCTCATGGTCTACTTGGATACAAATTGACGAATTAAATGTCGGGGACAAACATCAACATATTTTCCATAAAGGTGTTAATGAATTTGACTCGACTGGTCTTGCAAAAATTAACAATGCTCCTGGATTATATATTAAAAATCTACCAAATGGTACCTCTACAAACACCGCTACATTGAAATTAGTTATGTCAACAACAAGTACTAATACTGATTTTATTGAGATTGATGATATTCCATTGAAACATTGGGTTAATATTATTGTTCGTATGAAGAATACAACATTAGATGTTTATGTTAATGGAACTGTTGCAGGCCGATTAAATCTACGAGAAGTCCCATTACAAAATTACTATGATGTACATATTGGTCAAAATAATGGATTTAATGGTAAAATATCAAATTTAAGATATTACGATTATGCATTAAATATTTTTGAAATAAATAAAGTCGTTGCTGCTGGTCCAAATCCTAATGCTGCAAAACAATCACAAAAATTACAAGATAGTTACTTTTATTTATCACCTTCTTGGTTTACTGCAAAATTATAAAATTTCTTTATATATGTTAAATGGCTGACCAAAGTATGATTGATGCACTATGTTCCCAACGAAAACAATATCAATTATTTAATAAACCACCAATACGATATAATCCACCAAACCCATATCCTGAATTTACACAAGAACAATTAAATATGCGACGAAAAGTTGAAATTCTAAAATACAAAAAAAACTCTACACAAGCTCCTCAATTAACCAAGTCACAAAAATTAAGTCAAATGCTTAAACGTACTTCCAATTTAACACGGGTTGTTTGTCCAAGTGATAAATATATACCAGTATTATCTACAGCTTCGGATATTCCAGGACCACCTGTATATTTAGTTGAAGATGATAACGTTCCATTGTATAAATATTCACAAAACACAGATGTATATGGTGAACAAATTGAGGTTGATGACGACGATTGGACTCTCAATGTAATTTCAAACCAAATAGTATCATCTACACAAGAGTATACTACATTTTGTAATTTAATTATTCGCCCAATTATAAAACAACCATATACAATTTTTACATTACAAACACCTGTTTTATTTCGCTTACAAGGTATTGGACTTCCTTCTTCTACAAATGGTTCTATTATTGTTCCTACAATAACACCAACAAATGGAACTATTGATAATAATAGTTTTTTAACTACATATAATGGTAATCCTGTCGCTAATAATAGTAGTAGCAAAACTACCTTTTTACAAAATAATTCTATCACAACTACATTAAATGCTCCAAGCACTGACCCTTATAATTATTTTTGTGAAGCATATATTGGATTAGTTGAATTTAGTAATATTTCATTGAATACATCACCTGGATTTGTATATGATTTTAAATTTTATTATATTGTTGATTATAAAGATGAGAATGATGATTCTATTACTGACGTTGATATATTAAATAATATACAATTTGAATTATATATAAATCTTAATGACTCATATGCTATACAACCTCAACAGAATTGTAATATAACTACTGATTTGACCAATCTACCTGAAAAAAAAGTATTGTTCTCTGGTAGTGGTTAAATCAAACTTGTATTTTTAATCATCTTTATATTCAATATATTCATCATATTTATCTCTACATAATGGACAATTATCACATTTCATTACACATACTTCACATATGTAATGAAAACAATTAGGTATAATTAATTTATCAGGAGTAATCTCTTCATAACATACTGGACAGTTTTCCAGTTTTCCTGATTCTATGTACATTGCACGAAACTTTTTTTGCATTCGTTTATAATTATGTTCTGCACGCTGGTAATTTTTGTCTAATAAATTCTCTAATGTATTAGCACGATTTGTTTTTCGTCTTAATTTTGTTTCTAAAAATTTAATTTCACGGTCTTTTTCTTCTAATAGTGTTAAGGGACGCGGGAAAGGTGTATGTGATTTATGATATACGACTTTCAATCGTAAGATTTCATCACAAATTGGTATATTTCTTATTCTTGGTAAATTTATTATTGACATATAAGATACTGGGATCATACCATCAAATAATTTGTATTTATCAAAATAATCATGAAAAGAATCAATAAAATCACTTAATACGGGTGTTTCTTGAGTACAATATATAGGTTCACTATCAATCCATGTTTCTTCGCCATCCTCACTGCTTACTGTTCTATCAAAATACGCACTAATAATTGAACTAGGTATAGTTAACTCATATTCTTGTATACATTTATTTTTGTTTGAAGTAACTGAAATCAATTCATATGTTGAAATATTATACTTTGTTTCTTCATTTGGAATCGAAGTTACTGTTACATCAGATAAGAACATTTCTATTGCATTACGGAACAAATCATCTCGTGTTAGTTTAGGCATTGTCTATTAATTTAATATTGTAAACTATATTTAATTTTATTCAATTTTTTGTTTTTCTATATAACTATAGTATATAATGCCTCGTTGTCCACCTGGAACTCGCAGATGTCCTCCAAATGTTGGAAAATGCCATAAAACTGGTAAAACTGGTAAAACTGCTAAGAAACAACCAAAATTAAAGAAATCGGTTGAAAAAACACCTGAAGTTGACCCCACTAAGGTGAAACGTAGTTGGATGGAACACTTAAAATGGTGTTCTAATCATTTTAATATTAAGTATGGTAAAGCTATGACTGATGAGAGATGTCGCCAGATTTGGAAAGACACTCGTTAAGATGATTTTCTAAAAACTTTATTTCATACGTATTACTCATTTCAAAATTATTTGGATATGACTTGACATCAAACTCATATTCTTGTGTCTTACATAATATACAATACATCATAAACTCGCACATTTCTATATATTTACTTACTGAATCATAATAAATAATACAATCTTTTATATTTGAATTATAAAAATATTGATCTAATAATAATTCCGGGTTGGATAAATGTATTTCAGGTTCATATATATTTTTTTCATCGAGATATTTTGTAAATATTACATACATTGATTTTATTTTTATAACAATTTTTTTATATTTTTCTATTATCTCATCTGTTGGTGTATAAGTACCTTCTAATTTTATTGTTTTTCCACAATGGTTTAATATCCATTTTAAATCTGCTAATATTATTCGGGTTATTAATGTATTATCAATACCGACAGTAAAATTATGTAACATATTTTTTTCATTATTATATTTTTGTTCTTCTTTTTTACACTCTACTAATTTTTCATATATTTCATCATTTGACCAGTTATATATTTCTGTATACTTTGTTAATATATCCTGTATTAAATTACATTGTAACTTTTTTACATTTAATGTTTGATTCGTTTCTTCTATTATAAATTTTCTTTCATCTACGGTTAATAATTCATTAGAGTAACTACCACCACGAACATTATCTATTCCATAACATTTCATATATTTTTTTACAAAATAATTTATTTCATCATCTTGACATATTGATATTGTTTCTATTATACGATTTGGCTTATATTTTGATAAATATTCATTTATCAATTCACATTCTGTTAACACAATGTGCATATCTACTTTATCATGAGTTGATACATGCAAAAATAACTTGTCCTTCTCTAATAAAATTATATGTAAAAACATTTGAATAAATAATATAATATTGAAATATCTATATTATTTTAGTTCTTCATACATTATGCATGTGTATGTGTAGTAATATTACGAGTAGGGTTTAAACACATATGTTGTGTGGGAAATGTTTGACCAGACATGCACTTACTTTCATCATCTACTTCAATACAACCACGTTTACCTTGATATTCACCAACTAAACACCAATTTGTTTTATTTGAGGTAATTGGGTTTTGAATAGGACTATTATTATCATCATCTTTGGGTGGGTTATTTACAATGGTTGATGAATTAATAGACTTATCTAATTGTTGAACGGCATTAGAATTTACATTCTTACGACTTGCATCCTTAAGTAAATCTGCTGCTGATTGTATTGTATCGCCTGCAATATCTATACCGGCTTTTGCTACATCGGTTGCTACATCTGTTGATTTATCTATTACTGTACCTGCTGTATATCCAAATACAGATAACACTTGTGTAAATAATGGACCAAATACATTACTTATCGTTTGAATAATATTATCAAGTGAAGATAGTAAATTTATACCTAAAAATGATAATATCAACAATCCTGTTAATAAAAAAATTACTAAATTTTTTCCACTAAACATGTTGGATTCTGATGATGTCACTGGTACAATAGGTGATTGGGTGACACTTGCCGTTATAGGAGTTCTTGTTGTTTCAAATGATTGGTTCATATTATATACTATGAATAGCTTTTTATTCAAAGTTTAATAACTAATTAATTGTAAATGATTTAGACGTTCGTTTAGTAATAATTTATAATTTATAGTTTTATTATAATGAGTTTAATTGGAATGTTTGAAACGTTTTTATTTGTGAGTTTAGCAATTACATTTATCTTGGTAGTATTTTTAGTATATCATTTTAAAAGTCGCATTGCAACGATTGAACATAAATGTGACACGATGTTTGAAATTATTAATAATATTGTTGCAGAAATGAATCATCCACAATCAGAAATTATACATAATAGTCAACCTAATATGCAGGTGAATCAGTTTACTCCTACATTTGATAATAAAATAGATATTGTCCTCAGTGAAGATGAAGATGATAGCGAAAATGAGGATGATTGTGATAGCGAAGATGAAACACTAAGTGGCGATGAAGAGGATAGTGAAGATGAAGAGGATAGTGAAGATGAAGAGGATAGTGAAGATGAAGAGGATAGTGAAGATGAAGAGGATAGTGAAAATAATGTAGAAGAAAGTATTAATACTGATAAACGTGTTATTAATATGGATAATCTACAAGATATGGATACAATTGATACCAACTTTGATAATGATAATAATACTCACATTGAAGGTGTAGATGAAATTAATGATGCAAACGTTGAGCCATTAAATACCTATCATTTAGATATGCATGTAGAAAAAATAGAAGAACCTGTAAATAATTTAGATGATAATTCAACTGTAAGTACAAATACTGAAACAAAGCATAGTATGTCTGTATTTAAAAAAATGACCTTACCATTGTTAAAAACATATGTTATTGAAAAAGGATTAATATCCGACCCGAGCAAAATGAAAAAACAAGACCTTATTAATTTAATTGAAACAAATGATATTTAGTAATTTGACACACACCAGATAAATAAAACCATTGTATAATATATAATTCTATTGTATATTATAATGAAATTAAATAGTTCATTTGCACCCGAATCTATACATTCTGCATATCCTATAATAAAAGAAACTGTTCCAAAGTCTGAACGTGGTTATAATACAAATAATAAATATTCCAGTTTTCCTCCATTGATGAGTGATGGGCGATCAATCACTGCTACATGGCAACATGATGCTGTTGCTAATCATAAATTAGTGCAAGAGAATAATATAAAGTCAAATTGGAACTATCGTAAATTTCTAACAGATAATGCAGTTAATGTAATGGAACAAAGCTTTAGAGAAAGTTCAAATGATGTAGGATATAATTCACGATATGCTACTGCACCAAATATTCAATCAAATTTTGTCTCTAATATGGGATCTCCTACATTATATTCGTCCGTTGAACATAACCCAAAAACTCTTGGACACGCAACAAGTGATTTAAAAACCAGCTATTTAACCAGAGAAAATTTACAAGCACGTAAAATTTCCCCTGTAATTACACAAGATGAACTTATTAAATCGTTTAGTGCACCAAAACCAGAAATATAAGTATTTAATTGTTATGAAATATAGAAAGATTCACTGTATATTTCATAAATGAAAGTAATTAGTTTTGATATTGGAATCAAAAATATGGCTTACTGTGTATTATCTTCAACAGATAATCATGATAAACCAATTATAATACATGATTGGAATGTACTAAGTATGGTAGAAACTGAAAATTCAATTACTTATCCATGCAATTGTAGTATACCAGGAAAAAATAAAAAAACACCATCCAAACTATGTGGTAAAAAATCAAAATACCAAAAAGATGAACAATACTTTTGTGAAAGACATGCAAAAAAAAACACCCAATGGATTATTCCAACAAAACAACATAGTCTTAGTTATATAAAAAAGCAAAAAGTACAAGACATTATTACTCTATGTAATACACATATGTTACTTATTAAACATGATGTCAAAACATTAAAAAAGGATAAATTAGTTGAAATATTAATAGAGTTTTATCAACAACGATGTTATGAACCAATAATTGCATCAAAAAAAATAAATGCGAATGATGTTGACTTAATCTGTATTGGCAAATCTATTAAACGCCTATTTAATCAATTACCAGATATTGAAACAATTACACATGTACTTATTGAAAATCAAATTTCACCTATTGCAAACCGAATGAAAACAATACAAGGGATGTTAGCTCAATATTTTATCATGAAAAGTGATAATATACATATTGAATTTGTATCTTCATCTCACAAATTACGACAATTTAAAGATATTAGCGATATTGTACCCACCCCTACACAACATACTATAACAGATATAGATAAAACTGTGAAAAACCCTAATTATAAAAGTCATAAGAATGACGGCATTTTATATACAAATCAAATACTTTGTAAAAATGATGACTTCAGTAAATGGAGTTCTGCTATGAATACACCAAAAAAAGATGATTTAGCGGATGCATTTTTACAAGGATTATGGTATTTTAAAAACCAAAATATAATATTATATGCGGATGATTTAAATATAAAACTTGTATAAATATCATAACAATGGAAACGATTGACATTAGTTTAGATAACTTAGAGCCAATTTCACTCAATAAAGATAGTAATATGACAACTCCTTCTGTTAATTTTGGTTCAGGTATTGAATTACTCATGAATGATAAAAAAAGGAGTACTTCTGGTGATAATATTCAACTTGATTTAGGTGATTTAGATACATTAGAAAAGGAAATGAATGATTTAACTGGAAATTCTGCAGAAAAACCAGCTGCATCTACTGATAGTAACACAAAAACTCTTGGTGGTATGGCAGCGAATCTATTTGGTTTAGGCGGATTTACCAATACTGCAGATACTACTACGATTCAACCTGATGAATTACCTAATGATAATGCCAATTTGGGACATGCTACCCGCGAAAGTGCTGGTAAAACACATACATGGGATGGTTTTTCAAAAATGAATGATGTTCCTTCATCGGGTCCAGCATCTTCGTATTCATCTAATTTAAACGACCGTGAAAAAAGACGAAAAAAACGCATGATGTTGAAAAAAATGGATGAATGGTATGAGAAAGGACAACTAAAACAAGGCACACAGCTTAATATTGATTCGCCATATGATGAAATTGAAGATGAATATGAGTCAGTTATGGATGATAAACGTAAAAAAGATGCAATTAAGTTACAAGGATGGTGGATGATGACCTTTATTAATTCTTTAGAATATGGCAATGCAGTATTTAACCCATTTGATTTAAATTTAGATGGATGGGGAGAACAAGTTAGTGAAGATATAGATAGTTATGAAGAGATTTTTGCGGAACTGCACGACAAATATAAAGGAGGAAAAATGGCACCAGAATTATCATTATTGCTACGTGTTGGATTTAGTGCAGCTGTATTAAATTTTTCTAATAAAGCATTATCTACCGCAACACCCGGATTTAATGATGTTATTAAACAAAGTCCTGAGCTAATGAAAATGTTTACAAATGCTACAGTTAGTAGTATGAGCCAACAATCACCCAGTTTTGAATTTGCACAAAATTTAATGCAAGACCATAATAACCGTCCAACTGGACCACCACCGCCAGCACCTGTAAAAACACAAAATCAACCACCGCCACAACGTCCTGGTATGAATTTTACAGAAGCACAAAGTAATCGTCCTGATATAGATGCAAGTAGAGGAACTATGTTTCGTGAACAGGGAATAAATGTAAATAATAATTATCAAGGGATAAATGAACCATCCAAACCTATGGAAACCCCAAAACAACGTCCCGAAATGAAAGGCCCTCAAATGGGAGGTGATATAGATAATATTTTGTCAGGATTAAAAACCAGAACTATTAATATTCAAGAACAAAGACCTCCACCAACAGCCACACAATCTAATGCAGATGATTCATCTATGATATCAATTAGTTCATTAAATGACATGCAAAATTCTAATATACCAAAACGCACAAACAGAAGAAAAAATAAATCTGATAAAAATATTATTTCACTTGATATTTAAATTATTTAATAATTTTTTCATAAAAAAATATACAAATCATGTGTATATTTTTTGATTTTCTGGATTTTCTGGATTTTCTGGATTTTCTGGATTTTCTGGATTTTCTGGATTTTCTGGATTTTCTGGATTTTCTGGATTATTTTTCACGTAAATACATATCAAATAACCACATTGGAGATTGATTGACCATTGATGTTGCAATTATGCATTGCTCTCTCTGGTTTTCTACATACTGTTTTTGGCGTTCCAAGTTTGCGCGAATTTTAACAATGCATGTTTTTTGCAAGTTAAATAGATATTTCATTATAGATAATGCATATATATGCAGTCAAAAGTTATAATCAATATATAAATACTTAATTATCAATTTTCTACATTTTGATTGTTATAATAAGCAATATAAACATAAACTATGTAATAATACACATATAGTTAATACGATTTACTTATGAATTATTATATTCCTGATATATTACAAAATAATCTTAATTATATTGGATTAACTGCTCTTACAAAGTATAGTGAAATTAAAAATAAAATAACCAAGTACACTAATTATGTATATACATATCATCCTATTATTACATATACTATTGATATCAGTTTATACAGCTATAAATGGTTATATGCAACTCATCATAATGAAAATATAGAACCATATCATAATTATTGGATTTCTACTAATTATTTAATACAACATAACTTTCAAAAGGAATCCCCGTTTACTATTCTTGATAATTATAATTATATTTATGACAATAGCATAAAATCTTATCCATATACATTTATTCATAATTTTAATAATTACTGTAATTTATTATCAACCCCATCATTCAATGATTTATATAAAGAGAATTTCCTATATGCAAAATACAATAATATTTATATATCAAGGGTACAGCATGAAAGGAAATTAATTAATAAATTTAAATCCATTACTGATTTTAATACACCTTCACGTGTTAATTTTTTATCTGTTACTCTAAAAGTAAACAATAAAAGTATCAATATGGATATCGATAAAAATCATATGTATATTAATAATGAATTATTCTCACAAGGCTTTATCACACGATATATAAAATATAATAATATTGATATTGAACTTAGTAATGATTATATTATAGATATTATGGATGACGATATTAACATGATTAAATTGAAATTTAATCAATATTTAGTTATAAATAAAGACGACTATGATATTAAAACGATGAATAATAACAATTAACAGGACTATTCTTATAAAAAGGGTATAAAGATTTTTCTCAATATTATATACGGGCGTAATCACTATGGATGCAGTGAGTATTCCAAGCCAATTACATCTTTTAAATGATAAATGGAATATGTATTACCATTTACCAACTAACAAAAACTGGGACTTAGCCAGTTATACAATTTTAATGGATAATATTAGCTCTGTTGAAGATGTTATTGAATTAAATAATAAAATAAATGATTATGTTGTTCGTAATTGTATGCTATTTGTTATGAGAGCAGGAATTACACCCATGTGGGAAGACCCTAAAAATAGAAATGGAGGATGTTTTTCTTATAAAGTTGGAAATAAAAACGTTCCTGAAGTATGGAAGAATTTATTTTATTATTTATGTGGGGAATCTATTTGTGATAAAAGTGAACATTGTACGCACGTCAATGGTATTACTATCTCACCAAAAAAAAACTTTTGTATTATAAAAATATGGCTATCTAACACTAATTTACAAGACCCTGGCTGTATTGTACCAATACCAAACTTATCTAAACAAGGATGTTTATTTAAAAAGCATGAACCTGAATTTTAATCTTTTACCATTACTTCGTCTAATGGTATCGTAAATTTTGTATCATTCAAATAAAAAAAGATACCTGCTATATATAATAATACATTATTTCGAACACCTATTACCAGATTTTTAAAATTATTATACATATATTATTCAATATATATAAAATTGATTAATAATATTATCATTAATATATTATTAATTATACGATTCATTATAATGAAATCCATTGATAGATATATTGCACCTCTTGGTATTAATATTTTATTTACAGTTGGAAAAAATGCCCAAGAGAATTTTAATATAATTGAGAATTCCAATCACAATGATATTTGGTTTCATATTGATAACTATGCTTCTTGTCACGTTATTGCTTCTATGCCTCCTGATATTGATTTTGATAAAAAACAACTTATGTATATTATTAAACAAGGAGCTATTATATGTAAACAATTCTCTAAATATAAATCTGATAAAAACGTTACTGTTGTATACACCTGTGTCAAAAATGTTACAATGACTGATGTTGTTGGCACTGTTAATATTCAATCAAGTAAAACTATCAAAATTTAATCATTTATTTACGACACTTACGGCTTGCCTTTTTTAAATTTTTCTTTGATTTTCTATTTGATTTTTTATTGATTTTTTTCTTACCACCATTATTTTTCAGCTTTTTTCTGGTTGGTGATTCTGGACTTGCTTTTCTTTTTCTTGATTTATTTGCTGCCATCTTTCTTGTATAATTTTTCATAGCTTTTTTCTTCATATCTTTATCATCACTAATAAAACCTGCCATTTCCCCAATTACATCTACTGGTAATGTTTTCTGCATATGTGGCGCTGCAATAGTTAACATTCTTACTTCTAATTTTTGCACATATTCTTTAATAAAATCATTTAATTCTTTTTGTTTTATTAATAATAAATCTTTTTTTCTCCTATTATCCAGAATTATGTCAGCATCATGCATTAAATCATTCACAGTTGGTGGTTGTCCATTTGGTAACATATCCATTGTATCATCATCTTCGTCTACTGTATCATCATCTTCGTCCATTCTATCATCATAATCATTTACTGCAGCATCAGCAGTATAAGCATCTTCATCCATTTCATCAGCTTCTCCAATTTCATCAGCTTCTTCATCCATTTCAATAGGATCAAGACCTTGCATCTCTTGCATCTCCTGAATTTTTTGCAACAATATAATTAATCTCTTTTATCTTGATTTGTTTCTTTTTTATACGTTTTTATTGCTTTCTTATAATAGTTATTGGACTTTTCCAATATTTTGTGCCAATTGTCAGTTGCACCATTATCTAACAAAAACTTAAATATATCTAATTTTTCACTTTCCGCTGTCCATGATAACAAGGTTCTTTTTTTATATCTATCATTAATTGTATGTTCAGGATTATTAATATACTCATTTATTTTCTCTTTTAATTCTGGAATATATCTCTCATCGTAATTCTCATCTTGAATTCTTGTTATAATCCATACTAATGGACTTACCCATACTAAACTATCATCTGTATGAGATAAAACTTGTCTATTATCATGAAAATTCATTATTATATAATATAATATGATATATTATTTGTCTCCATTTATACCATAGTATTCTACAGGTTTTATTACTATATTTAATTCTGCAAATTCATGAGACAATAATACATCATTATACCAACATGTTTCATTAACATAATTTGTAAAATTATCTATGTCTACTTGCATAATATCATTACATAAGTTGTGTTTTTTTAATAAACATTCAATTGCATATTGTGAAAATACAACACCTGCTCCTTCATGTACCCAATTTGTATTTATATTTGGCCTCGGTGATTCTCTATTGTATTGATGAGATGATTTTTTCACTTTTGTTTGATGCCAATTATTTATCCAGGTTGTTCCATAGTGAATACAATTGCCACCATAATCTATTTTATTAAATCTCGTATTAATAAATAATTTTTCGTCTATCATACTACAGTCATCTCCAAACGTTATTAGATGTGTTTTTTTATTTAATATATGGTAAAACCAAAAATAATAAGCTAACCATGTTTTTGTAGGAATGTTATCATATTCATCACTTGTTCGTATTGATAGTTCTTTCATAGATTCATTATATTCAAATAATTTATCCTGTTTTTCATCACCACTAAATATAAATAACAATTGTTCTTTAAAATTTTCTTTTATATTAGACCATGAACCAGATGAATGACCTGACGACATATCACCATTTTTATATTTTTGACAGCTTAATATTATTATATCTGCATGACCAGTTGTCATTATATATATTTTTGTAATTTATTATATAATGTTATACGCATTATATAATATTAACATACTACTAATTATGAAGGGGGTAACGGTGCTAAACATAACATAATTGACCCTAATGAAGCAACATCATACTTAACTATTAATGGTAAATCATTACCCAAATACATTTCTAAATGAGTACATAATGGTGTACATTTTATAAAATGACTTAAACTTTTTAATGAAAATTCTCCTTGAATTACTACAGATGCATCATTTTTTTGAATAAATTCCATATTTCCACCAGATTCTGAACGATAAATCTTAGAACTTGCAAAATTGCCTTCGCAAGAAAAAATTAAATCATTCCCTACTGATTTTATTTCTATTCTATCTGAAATTCCATTTAAATCACGAATTATCTTTTGAAAATCAGTTGTTGGTAAATTAATAATGGTGGAATATTCTACATCAGGTACAACTAATTCTTCCATATCAGGGTCTATTAAACGTAATTTTTGACAATAACATTGTTTTATATCACCATTATCATATTGTAATCCAAGATGAGAAACTACACCATCATGATAATCAGCTTTGTCTATATACATAGATAATGTATCGTCATTAGACATTGTTGAAATCACTTTAAATAAATGCAATGTATTAGTACACACAATTATTTTTTCTGGATCACAATTATATTGTTCAAATTTATGAGAATTTAACGTAACGTTTACCAAAATGGTATGGGTTTTATCAAAATTAATTATTTTCATACCTTCTTTTGTAAATGTAATAGTTGCATCTGTTAAAATATCCTTTATTGCAGTTATCATATTACGAATTGGCTGTATTTGTACAGTTTTTATTGTCATTACATTATTTTCTTCGTTCATTTCCCTACTTATTAGAATAACATATATGTGCGTTTGTTTTTATATTTAAATATTTATAAATGTATTTACTGATTTATACATGCTATTCTATATCGTTCTATTAATTTATAATTTAGAATACCCTGCTATATAAATCTATTACTATCATTACCTATATAGTTATCAAAATATTTATCTAAGATATAGCAGTTTAGGGAATATAATATAAGTGATGATTATATTTTGTTATAATAATATATAATCGTTTAGTATACATATGGCAACAATACTTAATACTAATAACTATTCTAAATTAAACAGCGATATTACTGATATTATGAGGAGTGGCTTATATTCAGGAGTATCGATCAATATATATACAGATGCAGAGGCTACTACTTTTGCTCTTGATGGCAATACTCCACTTGAAGCTAAAAAAATTAATAAAATAAATACCACGGGAGCATATACTATTGCAGCTAATAATCAATATGTCAATGGAAATATTGAACTTATTTTTAACGATGGTACTTCATTTAAAGCAGTTGACACAGTTGATGAGGTTTGGTATAAACTGGAAGGCGTTGTCTTCCAACGCCGAAAATTTTAATATGTAAAATAATAATTATTCACTGTATATTTTATACAAAATGATATAATAATATCATATTACTCTATTATATGTCATTATTAAATACAAATTACTATATTGTACGCAAAGGCGATTTTGCTACTGACGGTAATACCAAAATTCTTTACAGTATTTTTGCACTATATATTTCACTTGATGATTATATTTCACGGAATTCTACTGAATGCTTTAATTTATTAATATATTCAACTGGATTATGGTCATGTGTTGAACTTTTTTTACACCTTAGTAAAACACGCAATATTAAACCCATGTTTATTTCATTACATAAATCCCGATTAGAATTACCACAAATTATTGGAATTATATTACAAGGCTTTCAAGAAGGTGGGTTTATTAGTACATTAGGCCTTTACTATGGAGATAGAATTAATCAACTTTATTATTTTATCCATATGCATATGTTTATTCTTTTTATTATTTGCAATATTTCTATTAAAACAAACACTACTAAGTCATCTAAACGTATGATTAACGCTAATACATCTGTTTTATTTATTTCATCTTTAACTGCATATAATATTCGTAAACTTTATTATTATCCAGACAATATTTACAGAATATCTTGTATGTTTGCTGTTATGGTATATGTTTGTTCATTTTGGTCTTTTGTTGCTTGGTATCATAATTTTAGAATGGTTGAAGTTCATACCAAAAATATACTTATTGATAATGAAGAATATCCTAACAATATGGTTCAAAAATATACTATTAATCCTGCTACTTCTTTACAAACGTTTATGGTTATTTCATATGATGTTATTTTTGAAATAGGCATTGCATATATTACTTTTTATAATCTATTGTTTGTATAATCTGTACAATAAACTATTTTATATTAATAATGATTTTATTATTAATATATTTATGATTATTACACTATTTTATCAACTCCATTATGGATTTCATATTTTCCTACATAAATTAAATCACCCTCTTGTTTTTGAGCACGTCTAAAACTATCCAAGTTATATAATTGTCTTGTTTTTGGATTCATTGCATAATCTACTCCGTTGATTTGTTTTCTTACTCCTTTCCAAGTTATTATTTTCATGTCTAATCCTTCTTTTATATTACTATCTTTATCTAATGTTGGATGTGACGAAAAATCATTTGATTCAACCATTCCTGACCCATAACAAACATAATCTTCGCCCTTATCACCATTCGTTGTTGAATGAATATTACAGTCAACGGCCGTTTCCTTTACCGCTCTTAATATTTCATTATTTATTCTTTGTTTTATACTTGATATTTCATATAATGTCTCATCAGTTGTTACTGGAGTTTTCTTATCTATTCTACTTATATCACGAATTCGTAGTTCTACATTTTTTCCATCCGTTTTCTGTTCTTCACTCAATGTAGATACATATAAAAATACTTTCACTGTACGCAATTCTTCTGGCAAATCAACATGACTACCTATACGACGAGCACGACCAACTACTTGTTCTGCCCTTACCATATGCCAATAGGGTTCTACTATATGTACATAACGAGTGTTACGTAAATTTATACCTTCTGCCCCAGATGCAGTAATCATTATTGTTTTTATTATTTCACCATACATGTTATTTTCTGATATTTTTCGTAATTCAGTTACAATACTATTTGGCACTAAATCCCAATTTCCATTATATATATTACGAATTATCTCCTTTACATCTGCACTCTCTGTACCTGTATATAACACAAATTTTGGCTTTTCCATATCTTCTTCTGCTATATCTAATACCCAACTGTCTCCTTCATATTTTATTTTAAATTCTGCCATTCCATTGGCCAATAAGATTAAACGCATTAAACCAATTCCTTCCATAGTACGGAAATGACTATACAATAAATGTAACCCTATATTTGTTGGTTCCATTATATTCTCAAGAACTTTGGCGAACTTTGGACTATACTCTGGCAATGCATCCTTTGATAAATATTGGCTTATATTTGTACCCTCTATTTTACGACTTACTTCTTCCATAGCAATTTCTATACGTCTTGCATATGTACTATTTATTTCTATACCTTCTTCTGGCGGTTTACCAGTATTATCCACAGTTATTTGACCACTTGATATATTATCTAAAACATCTTCATTTACTTCATCTTCATTTTCAAATACACGTTTATCCGGCACTGGACGTTGAATACTTTCTGGAAATGTAAAATTACATGCTGCTCTTGAAAATATACGATAAGTTGATGATACATTATATAAAGCATCTGCTTTATTCATTCTACGACTGGTTCCTGCTTTCTTTTCACGGTCTGCTTCCTCTTTACGGATTTGTTCGTAAATACCAAATTGATGAGGTGTCATAGGGGTTTTCACTACATGATATACATCACCGCCTTCGGTTTCTTCTATTTCCGGTAATAATTCTTCTTTTGCACTACGGAAATATGATGTTAATCCCAATATACGACGTTGAAATAAATTTATATTTTTTGTTTCACCCTTATCTACATCCACAAATCTATCAAAGAAATCTTCACGGATATCAGGCAATGCTTTATAATTTATTTCTGTTATCATTGCTTCTTTTACAGATACACCATTCTTCTTATTTTTTAATACACGTAATATTGATTCCAAGAATTGTTCATCACTTATGTTTCCACTATCGTCTAATTTTACACCATTATATTTTGTAAATGCTTCTGACGTACCACCATGTACCTTTCTTGTTGCATTATTTCCATCTTTCTTTGTTGGTGGCTTTTCTTTACGAGTTCCGGTTGAAGGACCACGACCTCGTTTTTTCGTGTTTATGAATCCATATGGATTTCTTGTTATTGTTAGCTTATTATCTGTAAAATCTATATAATCATATGTTTTTATATTTGCAGCATCCAACATATTATATATTGCATCTTCGTTTAATTTTTCTTTTTTCTCCCATGATACTGGGATTGTCCATGTTTTGACATATCCACGTAATATATTATACAATATACCTATTTCATTTGGATAATTTATTATTGGTGTACCTGTTAGTAACACTACTTTTGCATTTTTTGCACTTAATAAATATTCATACAACTTATATGATATTGATTCTTTATCTTTTATCTTATTTACTATACGACTTACAAAATTATGAGCTTCATCTATTATTACTACAGAATTGTCAAAAGGATTTTTTGTATTATTTTTTATAACTAATTTTTCTATTTCTTTTCCTATGTTAGGAGCATTATAATTCAAATCTGTGTATTTGTACCGGATCATTGCATTTAACTGGTCGTCTACTAATTTCTGTTCTCCGGTTGTTAGCTTTGCAAAATTTGGTTCATTATTTATATTTACCAACCATGCACCTTTATTTTCTGTTATATAATTAGGGGGTAATGATAATGCTCTTGATAATATACCTACATAACTTGGATTTCCTTCTGTTGAAATAAATTCCCAATATTGATTTTTTTTGTACAAATCGTCACCACATTTCTTCAGTTCACTGAAAAAATTCATTTTTAATGATGCTGGTGTCATTATACAGATTCGCTTATCACTTTTCATACCCTCTGCTATTGCTATTGATGTACATGTTTTACCTGAACCCAAACCATGATATAACAATAATCCTCTATATGGTGTATATAAATTCAAATAATCTCTCACTATCTTTTGATGCATCAATAGTTTAAAATCTTCTTTTGAAGCAGTTGGTTCTTTCCCTTCACCCTTTTCTATTTCTTCTTTGGCACTAAAATATTCTGTTCCAACACCTGGAGCATATACTAATTGTGCAAATACTTCAGTCATATTTTGTATAAATTTTTTACGATTATTCATATAATAACTTGGAGCCTTTATTATTACCTTCTCACGCTGTTTTGGTAATCTATCTAATACTTTTTGTGTACGGATAACAGCTGTTGTTAAATCTACTTCCTCTATTGTATCATTTATTACCTTTCCTTTTACTTTCAATTTACGAACCTTAGGCTTTGGTGCTTTTACTACACCTATATCTTCATCATCTACTGCATTTGATTCACTTATCAATAATTTTGATTGATCAAGTTCTTTATTTTCTATTGGTCTTGGATTTATTTTTTTATCAGTTAATACAGGAATTGCCTGGATTGGGTCTCTTGCTATCATTTTTTCTGGTGTATCTTCAGTTTCATCAACTACAATACTGCTTGATTTATCTGCTATACGCGTTAATATAGCTAATCTATCTATCATACTTGATTTTCGTTTATCAAATATTATTGGAGCTTTATACTCACGTGGTTTTTGAAGATTTTCTAAATTTGTTTCCTCTACATCTACTACCTCTTCTATTTCGCCTTCTATATTTTCTTCAGCATTTACTACAATTGTACTGTCTTCTACAGCGGGTTTATTATTTATTTGGATATTTATACCACGAAACGACTTTGGTGTTGGACGTATCGCCATTAATTCTTCTAAACGTTGATTTGGTATATTACTCATAGCCTGATATAAATATATTGATAAAAAATATATTTATATTTATTTCCCATGATATGTCTATTTACAAAATAATTCTTTTGACATTGTTTTTATTATTTTATTATCTAATTTTATTTGAGCTTCTTCTACGTCACCTAATATTACTCGCATCATTTTATAACAGAAATTATAATCACGTGTATCCATTTCTTCACACTTTGGGTGTGCTGTTTTCCATTGTGGAACTGTTCTATAATTATTCATTGTTATACGACTTAAAATCTTACGTAACTTTGTTAATTCGTCGGTATCCTTACTCCATTCATTCTGGTCTTTTATGTACATTGTTTCACGCTTAATATCTGTACAATGGATTGGTCGTTTCGTTATATCCATCTCCTTAAGACGATCCATAATCATCTTTGTCATACCATTTACATATCCATGGTGTCCTATATATTCTATCTCATCTATGTTTACATTCATATTTCCAAGAAAATCTGTTATGTTCATTGCATCTTTGCAGGTATCATTCAAGAAAAAGTTAAGATTAAATTGAGTATTATTGGTATTATTTGTTGTATTGTTTGTTGTATTATTTATGATGGTTCCTTCTTTCACAGTATCTACCAGCTTCTTTTGCAATGCAAGATTTTCCGTATGCTGTTCTACCATCAATTGTTTAAATTCCTCATTTTGCTTGATTAAGCTAATAACTGAGGCAGGGTCTAATCTTTCTGGTATCTCATTTGTCGTAATAATATTACGTGGTTCTTCATATGAACATTTTTTACGATGAACAGACAATCCTTGGCGATATTTATACTTTTTTCCACATTCACATACAAATTGTGGCTCTATTAATGCTGCGGCATTTTTTGGCATTTTTTTGTCATCATTTTTGTCATCATTTGTCATCATTTTGTGTTTTGCAGTCAATTTATGACTATTATAATTACTCAATTTACTGCATTTAAAGTCACATATAGTGCATGTATATATTTCGGCATTTTTCGGCATTTTCTTTGTCATTATAAAATGATGACATAAAAAAATGCCTAAATCTACGTTTGCTAATTTTGAAAAAAAAATATGCAGTCAAACTATTTTTGTTTTTTTCATTTTTGCTGCATTATGCTTTAAAATGGAAAATCGTGTTTTCTGAAATAAAAAACTGTTTCGGATATCTCAAAAATGGACATTCTGAAAATGTCCATTTTCGGAAAAGTGCAACCACTTTTTTTTCGGATTTTTCTGACAACTATATAAATTGAAATTAGGACTTAAAGAAGATAAATTAGTTTTTCAGGATTTTATTTGTTGTTAATAGATTAAGATTTATAACAACACATGTTTTTCATAAAATTGAAATTATATAAATAAAATTATAGTAACAATATATAACAAAAATGGTTAAATATAGCTGTGAACGTTGCGGAAAGAATTTTTCTCAAAAATCTCATTATGATTCTCACAATAGACGAAAGAACCCATGTGAAAATACATTTATTAATACACATGTAACACCTAACAAACCAAAACCAATAATAAATAAATTAAAGTTTATAGATTTATGTTCTGGTATAGGAGGATTCCATGCAGGATTAGTAAATCATAATTGTGTATTAGCGTGTGATATAAATAAAAATTGTAGAGAAAGTTATAAAACCAATTATAATATAGATTGTGAAGAAGATATATTTGAATTAAATTCAAAAGATATTTGCGATTTTAATATATTATGTGCTGGATTTCCATGTCAGCCATTTAGTTCAGCAGGTTTAAAAAAAGGATTAGAAGATGATAGAAGTAAAGTATACGATAAAATCTTAGATATTATATTAGAAAAACATCCAGATATAATTTTATTGGAAAATGTTAAAAATTTACTTGTAATGAATGAAGGAAACGTCATAAAAAAAATAGTTAGTGATTTAGAAAATTTAAATTATAATGTTTCATATTCATTATTAAATACATCTCGATTTGGATTAGCACAAAATAGAGAGCGAGTTTATATAGTTTGTGTAAATAAAACGAAATATAATAATTTAAAATTTGATTTTAGTGCATTGCAGAATATAAATATAAAACAAACATTAAATGACATTATAAACACTGATAATAAAGACTATTTACCTGAAGATAAATATATTTTACTCGAAGCAGATAAATTAACTACTCAAAAATCTGGTTTAATATTTTGTGGTTATTTAAAGGGTAATCTAAGAAAAAATGGTATATTGCCCAATACCGAACATTTATCACGAGTTCATAAACAACCAAATAGAATATATCATACTAATGGAGTGAATCCTACATTAAGTTCAAGTGAAGGTTCTGGTAGATATTATATATATGATGGAATTGGTGTTCGTAAATTAACAATAACAGAATGTTTTAAAATTATGGGATTTCCCGAAAATTATTCATTTCATGAAAAACAAAATGTAAATTATTGTCAAATAGGAAATGCAGTATCGCCAATACTAATTCAAAATATTCATGATGAATTATGTAATCAATGTTTTATTCAAGGTCCTTAGGTGTAAAACCTAACTTCTTTAAATCAGCTATAATAATACTTTTACGCTCATCTCTTAATATGGCATATGAATTAAATGTTGGTTTTCCAGTTGATTTATTCCAACTAACTTTATCTTTGTAAAATGAATTACACCATTTACACTGATGACCCGCTTCTTCTGTACCTCCATTTATATGTGGGTCAAAATGACCTTTTTCAAATGTGCAAATATTTCCAAATATATTGATGTCTCCTTCTTTTGTGCCACAAGTAAAACACTTAATGTCATTACAATCTTTTGAAACAACTGCCTTTCGTTTAGGATTAATACGACATATAGGAAATGGACATTCAAATAGTCTTTCACTATTAACAAGGGTTTTTTTTGTTTTAGATGTATAAAATGGAAATCCAAGTTTATAATAAATTTCACGGGGTCTTTCTCCCCCCCAACCACGTTTATCAGTTAATGTAACAAGTTCGTTTAATTCATCTATCTTTATAGGTTTATTATATTTTGTATTGAGATTCAATAAACAATTCAGTATTTTAGCCCAATCTGGTAATACTTTTGTAAATGTTATTTCTACATTCCATTTGCTATAATCCCATTCAAACCTCGATAAATCTATCAATGTTTGTTTATCCATTATATATTGAAGAATAACATAGGCATCATGAATATTATTAGAAATAATAATAGTATTATTATACCTAATATTAACTATTGGTTTTTTATCAGTTAATATAGCTGTTTGATATTCATCCCCTTCTTGTGTAACTTTCAATATATTATCAGGATTTTCTAAATTATAAGTATTTGAATTATAATTAATATCAATAAATGATTTTAATGAATTGGAAATAGATTCTGTATTCATTGTAAAAATGTTCTTAATAGTATGAAATATAATATATAATAGATATGTATTCAATTTTTTACATTTTTATGTATAATTGATATCGTAAAATCATCCGAATTAGTAATATAAAGAGATTTGTATTACTAATATATTATGATTGTTTCATTTTTTAATTATATCTTTGGTTATACCAAACAAAATGATATCTGCAATAAAACTGATACTAATAAGATAAATAAATTGTGTGAAAAACTTCCATACGAATTAAAAAATATAATATTTGAGTATGATGGACGTATCAAATATAAATATAAACACAAAAATGCCATTGATTATCATAAGTTTGTAAATGTAATCCATAAATACGATACGAGATACAATATAATTATACCAATTATCCATAAAAAACAAGAAATTATGAAAGATACAGACACGAGTCCAGTTGATAACAGATTTTATTTTGAGTTCGCGTTTGAAAATCAACCGAATTTATCTTTATGCTATGATTATAATTGGTCTTATGATAATGTTTTTGAAATATGTTATACTGATATGAAAGGTTCAGGACATGTTTTTGGAAGCGACCAAATTAGAACATATATTTAATAATTTTAGAATGGGTTAAGTTGTCTAATTGCATCTTCACACGCGATTTGTTCTGCCTTTTTCTTAATTTTATGTTGTCCTTCTCCCAAGAATAGGAATATTTTTCCTTGTTGTGACATATATTGATGTATATCGGTGTACGTTTTAAATTGTGAAATTGGAATTGCCTTATTTGGGGTAAGATTATGTATAGTTTGTCCCAAACACATAAACACACCCATCTTATAACCTGTTTCTTGGTCTTGTTCACCCATTTCCAAATAATCAGGCGTTACCTTAAACTCTTTTTGGATTTTGACTTGCAAAATGTTTTTATAATTATCATCATTACGAATAAGATTAATCCAATCAACGTGCTTTTCAAAGACAGACTCAATAAATACTTGTGCCATTTGAAATCCAGGACCAGTCTCAAACACATTTTTAAACCAACCTTCTTCATCATTTACTTGAATACGGTTATAATCTAAAAATAATGCACCAATAAACGCCTCAAATAAACATCCAAGTTTTTTTAAATTAGTACGGATTTGTTTTCCTTCTGCATGTTTAGACAATATAACCCAGTTATGAAGTCCCATTTCATAAGCCATTTTACCAATGGCTTCATTCTTAACCAATGCAATTTTCTTTTCTGTCATAAATCCTTCTTGTTCTTTGGGGAAACGACGATACAAGTAATATTTAGTTGTACATTCCAATACCCCATCGCCAATAAATTCTAATCTTTCATTTGACTTTGAGAATAATGGAATACAATCATCAGGTTTAGGTACAATTACTATATTATTATTTATGTTTTCTAATTGAGGGCGTTTAATATAAGATCTATGAATAAAAGCTCGTTTATATAATTCAAAATTGTGGATAGAATAATTTATACCATATTTGCGTAAAATACCTTCTACATGTTCCTTTGTAATCAAATTATTTAGGGGATTATATGGATCAAAAATATATGTTTCTACTCCGTTTTGGTTTTTTTCAATATGAATATCGTCGTCTAAATTCATGTTATTTTTCAAATAATATGAATATTGTATAATACTATTTCTGTTGTCAATTTTTTATATTGTTTAAATTTAGTATATATCATATCAAGTATTAGAATAAAATATTTAGGTAGTATATAATATAAAATGGTCTATTCTCAAACTAAACGTACAGCTTCTATTGCAAGTATTACGAACAAGAACCAAGGTGGGGGTTCCAAGAAGGCTGGATTCCCTTATTTAGTTGGTCGTGACTCTTGGACTTCTATTGCTCTTCATGGAACAAAACAATACTTGGATGAATCCAAGGGAGGTCTTCAATTCACAATGAACCCCAAGGTTCGTCAATCCCGCCCTGTTGGTATGACACCCAGTGCTGGTCGCAGCTACTTTAACTAAATTATGTTAAGTAAAATATTACTTTAAACGTGTAAAACAATATAATAATGTTATCATTATTATTATATTGTGGAGAACCTACTATGAAAATTATTATTGATGAACGGGAAACCGCGTTATTTGACCACTGTAATACATTATTAACAAGCAATCCTCTATCTTCTACTATACAAATATCAAAAGAAGTATTGAATTTAGGGGATATTTTGTTTAAAACGGACGACGATAAAGAGGTTCTCCTTATTGAGCGAAAATCACTTCAAGATTTACTTGCATCTATAAAAGACAATCGGTATGAAGAACAGTCTTATAGGTTGATTCATTCCAGTGGCTTTCATCCCCATTCTATATTCTATTTGGTTGAAGGTGTATACTCACAACTACGAAATCAAACTGAAAAGAAAATTATTATGTCGTCTATAACATCAATGCAATTCTTCAAAGGATTTAGTGTTCATCGTACCGCTTCTATACAAGAATCTGCTCAATGGTTGCTATATTTTTCTGATAAAATACAACGTAATTTCAACAAAGGTATTATTCCATACAATTTAACTGACCCGTTTCTTAAACATATTACATATACAAATAGAGAACCTGAAACAAATACGGAGAGTAATATTACAGAAACCGAGAACATTATAGAAAATAATGATACAAATGTTGAAAATGTACCTATTTTTAATGGTTTTTCTTCATATGTTAATTCAGGTTCTCAACAACAAACTACTGCAGACTATTGTCATGTTGTAAAAAAAGTGAAAAAGGATAACATTACACCAGAAAATATTGGTGAGATTATATTATGTCAAATTCCTGGTATTAGTTCAATTACTGCTATCGCTATCATGAAACATTTTAATCACTTTACACATTTTATGGAAGAAATAACAAAAGATTTTTCTTGTATTGAGAACCTGACCATTGAATCTAATGGAAAAGTCCGTAAAATAAGCAAAAAATCAATAGAATCTATACAACAATATTTATTGAATATTACAAAATAATGATATAGGTTTATGTGTATAGTATATTCATAATGGAAACAGAAGATTCTACTAATACTACAGAAACTTGGTATTGTTATATTCTTAGAAATACACAATCACAATACAGTCATTTGACATATAATGGTTCAACCAACGATCCACGTAGACGGTTACGTCAACATAACGAGGAAATTGCAGGAGGAGCAAGATATACACATGGACGAGGCGGTGGATGGGAAATATATGCACTTGTTACAGGATTTGTTGATCATAAAAATGCATTATCATGTGAATGGCGTATAAAACATACAAATGGTAGACCAGGTAAACGGC